TGTTGTCCGCATTGCCAGATGTCGTTTGAAGGACACGATGAGGAATAAAGCAGATAAGCAATGGGAGATATGTCAACTCGAACAAGAGAAGGAAAGGTAAGGATGAGTCTTAGAATTGTTTGCCATGAACCAAAAACGTGGGAAGAATTAAAGGCAATAATGCAGAAGGATTATGATGATTCTTTGCGTAGACATCTAATTGCTAAGAAAAAGTTTGAAGAAAAGGAGAAAGAGGATGAAACCTAATGTGGTGTCGTTAGATATGGCTAAAAAACTAAAAGCACAAGGGTATCCACAGGAGGATTCTTATTTTTTTTGGGATATGGAAGGCATTCAAACGAATAACGCATAAGGAAACGATACAATAGCATAATACATGATACTTACAGGAATAGCTGTAGATACATACGATAACACAATAAAACATTTACTATTTGTTTACACGGTATATACCCGGTATGCACAGCCCGGTAAAACAGTATAGAAAGTGAGGTTTGAGGTACGTTGGAACAGTGCCTGCTTAAAGCTCTATGGAGTACCGGAGAACCTTCTTTCAATCACTCAATAATGTCATAACGAATAAACAGGGCTTAAAGGGCTGAATACGACTTAAGTCATATGGACGTTTGTTGCGTTATTATCGCATATGACTTCAAACGACTACGGACCTTTGAAGTATACCGAGTACTATAAAGGTGTATTGCACGCTATACGATTGCATGACAACACAAGCGCAAGGAATACCGGGTATGCTTCATAATACTGCACACGACTTGAGTCATATGCAGATACAGAAGCTTTCATGCGTGAAAGCTAATGAACTGGGCCACTCTGAACTATTATGCGTGAATACGCCTTGATACGACTATGGGACTTGTGAAGGCAACAAGGCAATGAAGGCGTGATTATCGATATAATCCATAAGGAGTATTCAAACAGCATCAGCTTAAAAGCTTTCATGCGTGAAAGCTAATGAACTGGCTCCTTTTTTAGAATTATGCACGAATACCGAATAAACAGCAACAGGACTGCAGACGACTTGAGGACTTGCGAAGGCAACAAGTACAACGAAGTATTATGGAGAATCAGTCGTCATAGAATAATAAACCTTCGATAGGACTACAAGGCTTCAAAGCCCTTTAAGTACATTGAAGCACAGTAATGGATATACGCGAATAAACGGACAGGGCTTCAGTATACTTGAGACCTTCAAAGCACAGTAAGCATTGTAAAGGCGAATAAGAACAAACAAAGGAAAGGAATGAACGTATGACAACGGGAATGGACGGGTATATACGCATATCGAACGGCACCGGGTACCCCCTCGGGAAAAAGTCAAGTAGTACCGGTTTTTTACATACGGGTCTATGGCTGGAGATTCTCGTACAAGATTTGAGAATACCGGGTATAACATATGACTGACTGGGACTGTGCGTCTTGAACTGATGGAAACGCGGTACGGAGGATTGAGATATGGTTATGATTGATTCGAGTATGAGCGCGCGGGCAGTTGAGGAGATAACGCGGTTGAAGGATGCGGAGGAGCAATTGAAGGCGGAGTATGGGAAATTGGAAACACGGCACCTGAAGCTGTTGGATACGTTGGAGAATGTAATGACCGTGGGACATAATGATGATTGTATGTTCTGCGGGTTTAAGGATAAGGAAGCGAAAGCGGCTATTGAAGGAGATAAGGAGTACACAAAATGATAAGGAATCCAAAGCCATGAAGATAAACTTTCATAGATATGCGTGGCAATGTCCGATATGTCAAAAATACAAACGGGTGAGGTACAACGGTATTCATACAAGAGTGTCCAAATGTTGCGGTCGTAGCTTTAGAATTAAAACGGAATACAAAGAACGCATAGCGTATGATCTTCACATTATTGACGTGAAGGAATTGTAAGGGAGTCCAAGCCATGAAGATAAGAACAACAAAACAGTTGAGTAAGTTAAGGGAGGTTGCTTGTAAATGTGAACAGGTAGCCAGTTGTTATTTTTCAACAAAGGATAAGGAATGGAATATGCTGTTAAAATTTAGAGATAGATTACGAAAGCATATTGATAAATTCAGTAATAATGCATGAGGAGTCCAAGCCATGAGTACAGTGAAAATAACGTATGACGATTTGAAAGTGCTGGGGGCGCGGGCAAAGGAGAACGGGCGACAAGACGAGTTTATTGATTTGGTGTTGGAATGGTGCGAGCATATGGAACAGTCGTATTCAGTCATGGCGGATGATGAAGGACGCAGTAAGGCAGTACTGGAACTGGACAAGTTGACAAAGGGATTGATGGGTCAGGACATTGAGCATGAAGCGATTAAAGAAACACCGGTGGATGCCGCGTTGAAGGAATTGAGTCGTCTGAGCTATGCGGTCAATGTGCTGAAGCGCGCTATATTGGATTGTGAAGAGAACAAAGTATCTAATCAGATGAGTGGGTTCGGTACGGGATATGAGCATCCCGATTTTAATACGCTGTTTAAGAAGGCAGTGTTCTTGGCAAGTAAACGCATTGAACAGTAAACAAAGTGCGCTGTAGACAGCCTGTGTGATCACAGCAAAGGAATAGATATATGGATTGGCCTGTATTGTGTCCTATATGCGAAGGCGATATGGCAGACGATGATCGGTTCAAGTGCGAAGCGTGCGGGAGGATGGTGTGCGAGTTTTGCATTGATGAAGATTTCGATATTTGCTTGGAATGTCTTGAGGGGAGTGAAGAATGAACGAGAAGGAAACAAGTGAAACAAACGAAGTGAGGATCAAGCAACTGAAAAAAGAAATGAAACAAGAAAGCATGGACGATCTGAAACATGCCATAGAGCGAAAGTTCAAAGCGCAGTTGGACGAGTTGGGCGCGGAAGTCGTGGTATACAGTCAGGACAACGGAAGACCGTGGCATATTAAAGCAATGGATTGGTTTTGGTATTTCGCTTTCTTCGTTTGCGCGGTGTGGGTTATCGTTTATGCGATTAACAAGATTGCCGAATACTCGGGGAAGTGAGAAATGAGCAAAAGCGTGGAAAGGAGATTGGCGATGCAGCACGAGAACTTGAAGTGCTTTTGTGGATGTGACGAGTTCTACATACAGAAGCCGAATTATCAGTGGATTATCGTTTGTGTGGCATGCAAGTGCAGACGCAAAATCACGAGTCCTGGAATATCAGTTCGGAATTATGAAGTATCGGTGCCGTTCAAGGACAGTGAGTGCCGCAAAATAACCGGCAATACGGACTCGAAATGCGGAACATGATACAAACCTCATGGTGATGTATTAAAGAGCGCTGTGGACAGCGATTTTAAGCGTGCGGACATGCAAGGGAGGCGGATACTATGGAAAAAACGATTGAAATGAGAGGAATATGCGTGGGACGGGTGGGTCATGTGGACAAGAACGGTGATTTGATCACAAAAGAAGTGATGGAAGAAATGATAACGGAAGCGAATAAGAACGGTATGGTGTTACCGTTGGTACTCGGGTTTAATCTTGACGCGAAAAGAAACAAGCGAATCGGATCGGTGAGTGATCTGAGAATAGATGGTGATGCGGTACGCGGAACGGTAACGGTCGTAAATACCGAGGAACTCGATTTGGGGAAGATGCGGATCGGATCGTGCATGGAACTGGTAGAAGTCGAAGAAAAGAAGATACGTGTTATCAAAGACGCAAAACTCATATCCATGGGATTGTTTCCTGGTGAGCACGCGGATGGAGGAGTGCAGACGATTGAAGAGCAGTTAGCTTGGAAGGAAAAGTGTTGCAACACTTGCCGGTTTGCTGAAATGGGATCGTGGGAGCGCGAAGAATTGAAAGGAGGAAATCCTTGTAAAGACTGCGACCATCAGTCGGGTCTTTACAGAAACTGGAAAAGCAAGGAGGAATATAAGACCGATGCAAGAAAGTAACGTGGAATGGTAAAAGAAAAGAAACCGATTACAGCAGAAGACGTATTCAATGCCATCGAAAGTAAGTTCGATGATCCTCAACGCTTTGCCGTGTTGAGGGAAGTGAACGAAGGGACCGGGTACCGCGGTCGTTCCTGGATAGACGCATTGGTAATCAGTCTGTGGCCATCGGACGGATTGATCAGATCGGCATTTGAAATAAAGATCAGTAGGGGAGACTTCATCAGTGAATTGAAAAAAGGAGGGAAGAACGAATTCTTCAAGAAGTGTTGCCACGAGTTTTGGTATGCCACTGCCAAAGACGTGGTGAAGTCGGAAGACGAAATACCGGAGGGGTGCGGATGGATGGTCATGCGTGGAAAGCGCTTGGTGATCAAGAAGCACGCGAAGATAAAAAGAAGGGTAAAGGCTGACGATATGTTCTGGGCGTCCATAGTGCGTTCTTGTTTCAATGCCACCGGGCTTAAAAGAAAGAACTTGATTAATGAAATACGGAACGGAGACGATTATAAAGAAAAGATGAGAGTGTTTACTGCCGTTAAGAAATATCTTCACAGGAACGGGCACAAGCATTGGTATCCTTATGATAAAACGGTGGACGAAATAGAAAGTGATTTGAATACGGCCAGTCCGGATAAAGCGCAACAAGAAAATATAGAACAGATAAGACAATGCATGGTAGGCACCCGGGAGGCGTTTCAGAAGTTCTTGGTGAAGATATTTCCATTGGCGTGTCACCTACTTACCAATACCAACGAAGACGGGCATTTTATATTGGATCGGTACGGATCGACAGACGAAAAAGATTTGTATCCGATACTGCACGATCTATTCAAGATATTGAAGAAGAGAAGTCCCAGTTATCGATACGATAAAAAATATGCCAGGGAAGCCATGAAGTTTTTCAAAAAGTTGGTGGATGAAAAGGAATAAGAAAGGAGAAGGAATTGGATAAGAAAAAAGTGAATTGCATAAAGAAGACTTTGTTGCATAAGATGGAAGTGGGACGGTTACTGGCATTATGCGTTAAAGAGCTTGCCGAACGGGCTTCCAAGCACGATGATTCCAAGCTGGGAGATGAGGAGTTTGACGTGTTTGCCGAATACACGCTGAAGCTGTGGCAAATGACGTATGGATCAGACGAGTATAAGGAGTGCATGAAGCGAATGGAGCCGGCATTGCAACACCACTACTTGATCAATCGTCATCATCCGGAACACTTCGTGAATGGCATCAGTGGAATGTCATTGATTGATCTGCTGGAAATGTTTTGTGATTGGATGGCCGCAACGAAGAGACACGAAGACGGGAATATGATGAATAGTATCAAACAAAATCAAGAGCGGTTCGAATATTCGGATGAGATCAAAGCGATTTTAATAAATACTTACGCGCAGGTCAAAAAACTCGAAAACAATGGATAAGCGGAATGAAGATATATGCCGCCATGTATAATCCTATGACGTTTGAAAGTGCTTATGGTGTCTTGAGTTTGCACAAGACGCGGAAGAATGCATGGCGCGCGATATTGAAACACAGAAAAGAATTGGTCAAGGATGCAATGGAAGCGAGAAAGAAGTTCAAGAAGATTGAAGTGGTAGTGTTGGACGATGGTGAGCGCGTGGTGGATAGATTCATGCAAGACGATTATAAGAATTATGCGCAGTTTGCGGCGTGGGATGTTTTTGAATTTGAATTAGAGGATTGATGAAGTGTTGGACAAGCCAGATAGATGCTGTAATTGTGGAACTTATGAGCACTGCGTACCTATGGCAGTGAACGGTCGGGTAGTGTATGTTGATTATTGCATTGCTCGATTGGTGGCCGCATTGGAAGCCGGTGGGTTTCGTCCGGTTGCTTCGTGTTGCGGTCATGGTAAGATGCCGGGCAGTGTGTTGCTGGAAGATCGGACCAATGTTGTCATGCTCACGGATGAACAAGCAGACGAAACTTTGAAACGATACAGGAATAAGAAATGAGAATGCTTGAAGGATTATTATATATCTTTTTGTATTGGCTATTTCTAATATGGGTGGGGATTCAATAATGAAAAACAGAACGGTCGGTTTCATTAAAGCAGTGATCAAAGATCCACTCGGGTATGCGGCGTACTTGCGCGGTTTCGCGTTTTACTGTAGGTATTGTTGGCACTTTCGTGTGCGCGAGATATACAGCACGAAGTACGGAAGCATCTGTTACTATTGCATCCATACGGATCACGATAAGCTGGATGAGGAGCTCAAGAAAATCAAACCGGTTATGATCAGTGAAGAAAAGAAACGCGAGATAATTATGAACGCCTTAAAAAAGAAAGTAGCAGAATCTCAAGAAATACAATTTATGGAAACAGAAAGGAGGTGAGTAAGACATGGCTAAGAAAGCCACATCTCGTGGAAACGCCGGACGCGGAGACCGTGGTGCCTGTGGCGGAACCCGCAGGAGGGACGGAAGCGGCGGCGGTGTTGGAAACCGCGGAACATCGAGACAGCCGAAAAAGAAGTAGAGTAACCAGTTGGTGGCGGTGTTGACCACGGCACCGCCACCTTTTTTCAAAGAGAGTAGGATACCATGAGCGATTATTCAACGATATTAAGCGCAGTACTTACTATTGTTTTGGTGGTTCATATAGTAATAGAAGTATTGCATTATGTTTTAAGCTTTATGGATACTGCAAGAATAAAGAAGCTGTTAAAACGCCATGAGGAAAAAGAAACGCAGTGCCATAAGCATATGAGAAATATCATGGATCATCATAAACATATGAAAGAGACTTTGGAGCGAGTGGAAGAGCTACTCAAGAAAACTGAAAAGTAGTATTATTATGATCCGGCGGAGGATTTAGAAATGAACGCGCCAATAACTAATGAAGGAATGGAAGCACGAGTTCAGGAGATTCTGAATAAGAGGTACTCGGATGTCAGTGTTCGAGACATTGATGATTTGATTGAGATATATGAATTGCTGAAACCGAAACCGGGAACTATTAAGACGACTGATGATCTAGGGGATCATCTGAATATATTGGCCCAACGAAAGAAGATTAAGTGTGAGGGTTGCGTATTTGAGGACAAGCAAACCGGATACTGCAGTGGATGCACGCCGAACGAAAAGAACTGTGGTGTCGGAACGAAGTGGACGGATGATGTGGATGAGTTACTGAAGCAGGCCTGGGTATTCTTACCAAAGAATGCTCCGGATGGTTTCAGAGAAGATGAGGTAAATCCATTGGGGGTAGTTGAGTTTAAGTTTACACAAGATGAAAGAGTAGAGAACATAATATATCAGTTGGAGCAATTAAAAGGAAAATATTATTATAATCTGGATATTGAGGGATTTCGAGTGGGGGACTGGATTGGAAAGAAGTTGATTATTAGGGCCGCGCCTGAAGTAAGTATTGATGTGCCCGAGGATATCTTAAGGAATGACAGAGGATGCAAAACTTGCCGATATGAAAAAATTGATAAAGACTCTTGTCTCTGTATCAGTTGCAAGGATGCAAACAGGAAAGGAGGCAACTTTCCTAATTGGAAGCAAAAGGAACTTCAGAAACCATTTTCTGAAGTTTATCCAAAAGAAGAGCCAGAAAAAATAGACTGTCCGGACTGTGACGGTTATGGAACATCCGATCAGAATCTACCGTGCAACAATTCGGTACACTCTAAGAAAGAGGAGCCGATGCCGTTTACTCAGTCGAATGATGCAATGGTATGGGCTCGTGAGTTCATGGCGCATATCAAACGCAATAACTGGACCATTGCTGACATTGATGAAGCGCTTATGGTCGGTTGGTTTGCAAATTATAGATCCGCGGTGGAAAGCATTATGGAAAAAGAAGTCAAGATGGTCAGCACATTGAAGAAGAGCTGTGAAACGTGCGAGTTCGGAGGGGAAGGAGTTGATATGGTTGATCGGTGTAAGCAATGCAATCTGATAACCAGAGAACTCAAAGGATGGAAAGAGAAAGGAAGCGATTTGATTATTGGTGTTTGATTATTGGTGATTGGTGAGAAAGGAGGTGAGTAGGCAGTGAGTGAGAGAGGGAGCAAAGCAGAGAAGCATGAGTCACTGATTAAAAAGCTGATGGATCCACGCCGACCGAAGACAGTGTATGAGCACGCGGCGAAGCGAGAAATCGAATTCTTGAGATCGCAGTTGGTGCCGGCGGCGCGTCCTTATGAAATCATTGAGGTGGACGAGACAGAAAAGAAGATCACAATTCAACATGATCCGGTGATGATAACGAAGGACATTCTGGACAAGATCATCATATTATGTCCGGAAGAAGGAAAGATGTGGACGCGGCAGATAGTGCGTGAGGTAGTAAAGAAAGCGAGAAGTGACGCGCCATCTAATTCACAGCTTTTTGTTTTTGGCATGAACGTCAAAGGCTACCGGTTTGTGTTTGTTGCAGATCAAGATAAACTCAACCGGGAGTTCGCGGAGGCAGTAGAGTCAGCAAAGCGCACTTCATTTAATATGCGAGAGACTTTGAGACGTGGTGAGGAGATTCTATATTGTGATACTTGTGACTTCGAAGGCTCACGCAATGAATTTCCATTGACCTGTCCGAAGTGTCGAGATGATCAGATCATGGACGCGGCGACCTATGCGGAGTATCGAAAGAAGCGAAAGTGCAAACGGGATTCAGTATCGAGTATTGGAGGTGAGGATAACGATGACGGATAAGGAATCGCCATTTGGTAAGATATTCTTGCATCCGAAAGTCATCGAAGCATTGAAAAAGCGCGGAATGGCTACATCGAATATGATTCCAACCATTCCGTGCCCGGTGGAGAATGATGAACAGGGAAAAGACAGGACGAGAACGCCTGACGGAATGGGCAAGCAGGAATAGTACCACAACAAATTGCTTACTCATCCGAAAGCTGAGGGAAAAGTTCGTGGTCGTTCCATGCGTGAAAGATGCGGATAAGATGGTCGCAGTAGTGTTGGAAACCATCGGCGATATTTGTCCGCATTGTTGGGACAGGAAACGAAGTGAGTGCCATTGTTGGGAATGAGCACAGGATTTATTTTAAGGAGGCGGAAAGTGAGAACATTATTGCAGGAAAGGGAGCTGGAGCTTATGACGTTACTGACCGATATAGTGACGTTTGAGCCCGAGAATGGCTTGGTAAAGGCCGATGAGTTACTGAGGCTGCGTAGAACAGCCGCGGACGTGCTTGATACCATGCTCACCGAGATCGGAACAGAAATTAGTAAGCATCCGGGAGACGAGAAAGATGTCGGATAATATCGAAAAGGAAGACGGTGCCTTCAGGACTCATTGTACTCGATGTGATACCGAAAGTGAATGGTATGATACCGATGGGGATTTCTATGAGTTTATCGAAGGCTTAAAAGCGGACGGATGGGTCATCCGAAAGATCGGAGATGCGTGGATGCACTATTGTCCTGATTGTTGGGAGGAAGTAAAGGAGATACTATGAAAGAGAAGAATCTGAAATTCGATGGTAAAGGTGATTATCTGGAAATATCAGATGACGAAGATTTTAATCTCGATGGTGACTTCTGTATTGAGGGATTTTTTTGCACAAAGGATGGTGAGATAGTCAATATAGATTTTAGTAGCTGGCAACCAAAACCGAGACCATGGTGGAGACGGATAATAGACCGGATCAAAAATAAATTGGGAATTGGGTGGTATCATTACAGATTGGGAAGTGGTGAACCCCTGCCTTCTTTCAATTTCAAATACGATCCTAAACTTGGAAAGTTGGAGATCGAGAAAAATGAAACAGAACGAAAAGATGAGGGAAGCAATGATTCGTAGAGCACAGCAGCAACGAATGGTTCAAGCTTCTCAGGAGACGCCAACGGTTATAATGAAGTTTGACTGGATGCAGTTCGCGTTCTTGTTGTCCGTCCTGGCATTGGTGGCAAAGGACAGCGAGACTTACGGGTTCTGGTTGATGATCGCCGTGGTAATATTGATGTTCCGGTTAATCCCGGCAGTTACTTTCGAGTCAATAAAACTGTATGCACAGCGGAAAGGAAAGAAAGATGAACGACCTGGCGGTAGAACGCAAGGCACTCCTGGAAAGGCTGGACAGCGCGCACCAGAGCACCGAGAAATGCCTGGCGAAGTTGCACGGCCTGCAGAACCTGACAAAAGTCCCGGACATGCTGGACAGAATACTGGTCAATCAAAACCTGACGCTTCAGACGCTTAAGTTTATGATTCAAGCGCCTGTGTTTCATTCACGAATTCCGGAGAAAGAATAATGACGCGAGACACAATTACCGGATTGTTTCAGAACAATAAATTCGCCACCAGCATTTTGAAGGCGGTTACGCCGGTCATGCTCATGGCGCTCGCCGGCTGGGTGTGGAATACCAATGCGGACTTGGCCGTATTGGAAAGCAAGATGCGTCAGGATCGAGCGCAATGGGAAGCAATCAAGGCAGTCACGGATGACACCATAGAGCTTCGCGTCCGCGTGAGCGTGTTGGAGCGATTGCGCGGCATGCAAGTGCCGGAACTCGAAGAGGGAGGAGACTCACCCAGGCCCCATGCAACATTGGACATCAAAAAGATATTTGACGATATAAAACAAAAGCGGTACGAACCGCCGCAACAGCAAAAGCACGAAGTAAACCGGTTCATACAAATGAAAACAAAAAAGAAGTGAGGACGTCCAATGGTAGTAAAAGACATTGATAAAATTACCGAGCGCATGCTGTTTGTCTTGGCGCAGCATATGCCGTATCAGTTCAGTGAAATAAAGGCAGCGTATATGCGTCTTGACTCGGTCGATGCAACACGCTTGGCAATTGATGTTGCCGGCCGTTCCAACATATCTCTTGGAGAGGCGGTCGCAATAATGAAACTGGTCAAGGAATTGGACAGGAGGCAGGGTTATGGCGGATGAGTATTTGGAAGAAAAGGAATATCTGACCAATACCGAGTTCTGGATGGTAATGCGTTCCGAGCAGTGCAATGGTTACGACACAATGCCGACCAAACGCCACGAAACCGAAGCCGCGGCCATTGAAGAAGCCAAACGCTTGGCCAAGAAAGAAGGTTGCGAGTTCTTCGTACTCAAAGCGATCGGTTACGTTGAACTTCCAGAACCGCCTGTCTCGTATATTAAACTTTTTAAGAAAGGAGAAGATAATGCCGTATCCGAATGAGCATGCTGTACGGTTGAGAGATCCTGGTGATTTTGAGGGTAAGACTTTTCGTAGAACGAAAGGAGGGACTATTTATGGAAGTGTCCGTGTTCCATCCACGGTGAGCGTTATATGGGGCAAGTTGAAAGGACGCGCCGCTCCAAGCGATCCTGTTATTCCACAGGCACTTCGTTTTCCAAAAAGCAAATGGACTTATACGAAGGTCAAGAAGTGGGTGAAGGATCATAATATCAAGTATGTCAAGATGGAGCCGGCCAAAGGAACGAAAAGCTGACATTGCCTTTGGAAAACAGAGATCGTTACTAAAAGCACTGGCCATGATTGTATGATGCATTTGGCATCGGCGTAATATTTACTAAGCAAGGAGAAGATGATGAAAAAGTTCTTCGTTATTTTTGTGGTGCTATTATTTTCATGGATGACCTTCAGCGGGTGTGGATGGAAACAGATCAAGGAACCGGAAAAAAAGACCGGAGGTAGACTGACCGACAGAAGTAGAAAGATGCTGGCAAAGAAAAAGGCAGGAATAGAAAATAAGAAAGAAGATTTTGAGAATCAAGTTACTGATTCAGAATTGAATGAGAGAACTCTCGGTTCCCCAAAAGAAAGAACTAATATTGATGATCCAGTGGCAGTCAAAAGAGATCAAGAAGAACACGAAAAAGTATTACAGAAAACTCCATGGTGGCATTGGATACTAACAGGACTCGGATTTGTGGGAACGGCAGTATTTGGATCAAGATTTACTGTGGTAAATAAAGTATTGGAGACAGTGACCAAAGGTGTTGAGAAACACCGTAATGGGTCGGAGGGCTCATCTGTTACTGATTGTATAGCGGAGGTCGCTAAGAATGTCGGTAATTCCCATTACGGTACAGTAAGAAATGTGATTGACAACATAAAGACTAAACATGGACTTCATTAGCAGGTGATATGATGGATCCTAATACGGGAAAAATACACAGGATGACGGATAAAGAAGTTGATAGTATAAACGAAGATCGGGCAACTAGGGGTGAGGCTTTATTAATAAAATTAAAACAGGATGCCATTCCTGGTTGCCCGAAATGTTTTGGTAGAGGTTGGACAGGACGGAATAGGGATACTGGCCTTTATCAGACATGCAAGTGTGTCTTCAAGGAAAGGCGGAAAAAGAAATGATAATTATAAGGCAATCTCCCAGTGGATTTGGTTTTGGTATCGATGTTGATTCATGGATCAAGTTCGATCCGGAAGGTAAATGGCATCATCTTATGATTAAGCGCGAGAGGAAGGAAGTGGATGACGGAATCTCATGCAAGATCGTAACAACCTCCAACGCTTGGATCGATGGTAAGCCGGTACCAATATCAGAGACGGGAGGTGAGGACGATGACAATAAAGACCAAACTTCCTCAGAGTCTGTTTAGCACTGTAGAGCTGAAGAACACTCCGGAAGGGCAGGAGATCGATGAAAGCACATGCCGCTGGGGATCCCTTTGCCCATCGTGCGAAGGTTTTTTGGCAGTTGGTGAGGAGTTCGTTCAGGTGCCTCCATATGAATGGGTCTGTGAATATTGTCCTCACTGCAAGAACGACAAGTTCAGGATTTCTATCCGGATGGAGACTTACGAGAAGCTGGGGCTCACTCATACCGTTTTGATAGTGGATAAGAAGGAAAAAGATGGAGAAGATTAAAAGTAAGAGTAAGCGAAAGCGTTTGGAGAAGCAAAGGCGGAAACAAGAACGAAGATCTCAGAACATACCGTCTGAGGAAGAAAGAACTCGCTATTCCGATATTATCATAGGTCAGACGGTTAGGCAGATGATATTGAAACATAGAAGGGAGGAAAGGGGAAGCGCTTCTTGACGTGTTGCCGAAAGGAGGCGTAACATGGCAAAGCGCAAAAGACAAAAGTCTTTGAAGGAGAACGGTCCGGAACCACAGGGCCGGTTGTATGTTCATTGTGATAAATGCCAAGCGTTTATTAGATGGGGACAGTTGAAGCAAAGAAATGATGGAACGCGGTATGGTAAGTGTTTCAATTGTGGTAATAGGATTGAGATTAAATCTCTAAAACAAATAAGTAGAGAGAACTGATATGGCGGACATAATAAGACCAAAGGATAAGATGAAGCAGTTGGAAGCCATCGAAGCATCCATGGCCCCGAGAGCCATTAAGTTTTGGTGTCCTGTTGTCAACAAGGAAATACTGATGGATGTTGGTGACTCGTTTATTGAAACGACACGGGATTATAGAGCTCTCGATTATTTGCCGAAGGGTTTGATTAATTGTTCTCGGTGTGCTGAGATCGGAAAGGTCTGCTATGTCATGCGGTCGAAGGCGGCGAGAAAGGAGATTGTTCGGCAATATATGATGCCACGGCGGCTTCAAAAAGCAAGACGATTAGAAGCAGTTGCGGATGAGGTTAACCAACTTCGACTGTTGGAAGAGTATGAGGAGATTAAGAAGATGATAGAAACGGTTGAAGAAGAAACGGTAGTCGAGATTGTTTGTAGCACCAGCAAGAAGAAAGTAGAAGTTATCGTGAAGCATCTGGAGATGAATATTCGGGATGACGTTCCAGATAAACGACAAGCATTAGGATACAGTTTTGAGTATACGGTTAATTGTCCTCAATACGAAGACTGCATGAAGGATAAAACGAACTGTCCGGTATTGAGTAATGAGGCTGACAAAAACAAAGTAATCATTGAGATTCTCGAAAGGAGGAATAAAAAGCGTGTTGGATTGCCAGGAGGGCGTGAAACGCCAAAACATTTGGGACAGCCCAATTTATCAGAGTCTGGGAAAGTTTAATTTCAAAATCCAGACAAGCCAATCACAAGAATCGGGAATGTCAGGTACTTTTAAGTGCCAGAAGCTTCCTGTATATAACGCTAAAAGACTGGGCTTCTTTTGTAAGTGTCCTAGTTGCAATGGACCGATATCTTTGGAACAGAGATCGGAAACGACAGTATCCGGAGAGTGCTTTTGTTGTTGTAGGAATTTCCGGTTATTGAATATTCGCGATCTTAAAGAAATCTTTAAGGAGGTAGCTATTGCCTAATATTAAAATAGATCTTTATTCTTCATTTGGATCTCAACGGATCCAATGTCCTTTGAAGAAATAGATCACTGGTTCGCTAAAAAAGCGGACGGTGCCTATGTATTTTGTATAGAGAATCTGCAGAAGGCTTGTGTCCTTATAGCAGTTCTCTTGATAGGTGGACCATTTTTGCTCATACTTCGTTTATTCGGATTTATTTTTTATTTGGTATGGAAAAGTACTCATTACATTCTTAGAGGATTAGGATATGAGAGTAGGAAGAATATCTTCATCAGTGGATCCAATAACTCAGCAGTATTGGATAAGAGAAGTTCAAAAAATGATGAAAGCAGATAGAGTACGCCGAAGACGAGTAAAGATAAATCCAGAAAACGAAATGAAATTGATTGCCGAATCATTGGTCCAAGAAGAGTCAGTATATCCTCATTTGGGAAAAAATATAAATATCTTGGCATAAGGAGCTATACGTGGAAAAGATAAGGATAAAAAAGACGAAGGATGTCAAGACAGCAGCATTCAAGAATGAAAAGCGGAAACATCCTCTTGATTCTGAAACCAAACAGAAAAAGGAGGAGATAAGAAAAGGAGGCTAATATGCCATCCTATGTATATTTTTCTGTTGTTCTGTTTGTTCTTCTTTTGATTGCTTTACTAATCCCGGTAGTAAGGCAACTTCACAAAGATAGGAAGAATAAACGAAAGAAGTTTTATAACGATGAAACAGATTTTATTCCAAGAGAGGGGAGGCCGAGTAAACATAAATAACTCTTCTTTTGGGTGACATACATGGGCGGTACACGGAAGCGAAAAATAAACAAGCGGAAGCGTACTACCTGCATAAGGTGCCGAAGAAAGTTCGGGAAAAGATATCAAGGAATTATATGCCATATGCAAGCCCGCGGTATGTGTACCCGGTGCTATAATCGTTGGAGAAAGAAAGGACTTTCGGGAGAGGATAATGGTAGTGAGAAACTCTCGACTCGTCCTCCAATTCGTAGTTCGTCTAGTACCGGATACAACATGCTTATTCCGGAGTCTCAACAGGAGTTTGACAGGATTATCAATTTTCTTGACGTACTGGCACAGTATAAGGATTGGAAACGGACAGAGATTTATGCGTTAGTTAAAAAGCATAATGAATGGCCGGTAACACCTGACTGGCCGGTAAAGGAAAGGAGATTGGCACGCTCATCTGCTCGGCGTGTATTCAAAGGGCAGTCAAACATAACAGAGGAGGTTAGGCGTCTAAAGAAGATAAAGTTAATAGGAAAGAAATATTCTAATTACAAGATACGTCTGAAGATTATTGACGAGTTGAAACCATTTAGGTATGAGGAGGATTAGAATGGGTTTCGGCAAAAAGGGTAAAGTAGCCCTATTTATGAACAGTAACTATAAGTTCTATGCCGGTGGAAAATATCATGCATGTCTTCTTGCTAATGCTCTGGTAGGTCAGGGTATTGGAGTTGATGTCTTGACGGAAAGACCATCACCGGTACTGAGTGTGTTGGATTCCAGCGTTGGCGTGGTAACCTCAGAGAAGTGGGAAAAGCAGATTGAGAATCGAGTCAATGACTATGATTTTGTCATGGGAGTTCCATTCGATGCCGCGGAACGTGCGAAGTTCTTTGCAAAGCGCTTTCTGAAGCATCTGCTACTTCTCATCTTTGATGTTCCGAACTGGGAATACAGCGTTAAGTATAACGGTGATATTCCAAAGCACGTTGAACAGCAATGGCGCGGTATCAAGTTTTCCGCAATGGGCTGTTCCGGAATATTCTGTTCCACCGAGATCGGTAAAAAGTATGCGGTGGAATATTTGGATGAGGCCAATCCGATGACATTTTACGTTCTCAATACCCCGCTCAATTCCAAAATCATTTCGGAAATAAAGGATGTGCAGGAAAAAGACAAGCTCATCTTTATTTCCAGATTCATCGAGCATAAGAATTATAAGACCCCTGTAAGGGTAGCCGCGGAGCTCAAGCGCCAGGGAAAGGATTTTGAGTTGGTAATGATCGGTGGATTTCTGAAACCTGAAATCCGAAGTTCATTGGAATCCCTGGCAAGAAAGTCGGATGTGAAGATTTCCCTTATCGATGAGATTGGGGATGAGGCTAAGTTTCATCATCTGGCAGAATCAAAGGCATTACTATTTCCGTCATCGTTTGAGGGATTTGGTATGCCACCGGGAGAGGCATTATGCCTTGATAAGCCTTGTATCGCTTACGATCTTCCGGTACTTCGGGAAACGTATGGGGATCTTCTTACCTATGCTAAGTGGGGAGATGAGAGCGATTACATAAAGAAAGCCATTGAAGTTATAGTGGCATCGGAATCAGACGGCAAGGATAAGAAAGCGCAGAAACAGAAAGCTGATAAGCTTTCTAAATTGAAAACCACACTCTCTCTTGAAGATACGGGAAAGAGGGCGGTTAAGATTCTCGAGAGAATCTGTACTTTCTCTGCTGAGCAGTATCAAGCAGGTCAAATATTCTTCGATAAGGATTTGAAGAAGAAACCAAGCAAAACCAAAGAGCCAGAGAAAGAAAAAGAAAAGGAACCGGAGTCGACATCTGCTAAGGAGTAATCATGGGAATTCTGCAGGATAGGCCTACAGCACAAAAACGCCGAGAAGAGAAGCGTGTAAGTCCTAGTTGGATGCTCTCTCAAATCGCCACGGGAATAAAAGAAGAACAAGGCGTTTATGAGGAGTATCCAGTTGACGCTGAAGAGTTTTATCTCGGAAGGGAATTTATGGCCTTGGAACGTTGGAGTAAGCCTTTATTCCCACCGGCGAAGGGCGGCAAGATTTTCAATAAAGTTTTGGATACCCTTATAGCCATTGATCAGCCAAATGTGAGACAGGCTGTTTTATTATGGGGAAAGGGGAGTGGTAAAAGTTTTGCCGTTGCTTGTATTATGGCTCGTCAGGCCTATATTGATTTGGGCTACAGAAGTCCTCAATCCTTTTATGGTTTGGCGCCCGGTGATCCCATATTTTATATAAATACATCGACTGCCGGTCGCCAAGCCCAGGATGTTGTCTTTGGTTCTACAGTTAATCGGTTAAAACATTCTGAATGGTTCAGACAAGTCGAGCACTCATTCAAAGGGTTGGATCTCGGTGAGTTTTTACCATTCGGGGGAGAGATTAGATTCAATAAGAATCTCTTTGTATTATCTGGTAACTCAAGATCGATTTCTTGGTTGGGGTATGCTGTTAGAGTTGGTATACTGGATGAGCTTGCATATTTCACGGATGTAAATGACAAGCCAAACGCGGAGGCATGCTGGGATACGTTTTATGACTCATGCTTCACACGTTTTCCAAATCATTATAAACTCATCGGCATTACCTCACCAAGATCGGTTGATGGTTTTGAGATGCAAAAGTTTGAGGAGTTAAGAAAAGAGAAAGATTCTGCTTTTGTGTCTCAGAAAGCTACATGGGAAATAAATGAGAAGGTATCCAAGGATGATTTCAAATCAGAATTCAAAAAGAATCCAATCAAAGCCAGGCGAAACTTTGCTGCCATTCCCACCAGATCAGTTAATTCGGTTTGGGGAACAGAAGAGCAAGTAGAGAGCTTGGACGAATATTTTAGAAAAGATTTGTCTTATAATTTCAGTATTACTAAGAAGCAGTTGGATCCAAATTTCAGACCTCAACGCGGAACTATTTATTGTGCCCATGGTGACCTGGGATCAATAAAAGATCCTTGTGCTTTTGCTGTTTCACATCTGGAGGGTTGGAAAAGCGTAACAGGTAAGAAGAGGAAGGACGATGAAGAGGAAGAGGACTGGGAAGAGCCGATAATTCAGACGGATATAATAGCATGGTGGAAGCCCGAACCCAATAAGAATGTAAAACTTCGAGTGGTGCGAGAGCTTATCTATCAGCTATCCGGTTTGGGTATGCAGTTTGGAGTAATAACATTTGACCAAGCATTATCTTTAGATACCAGACAACAGTTAGAGGAACGCGGTTACGATGTCGATTTATTATCTGTTGATAGAGGCTTGACTGTTTTTGAGGAAGTACAGGCTTGCATACTAGATAACCGTGCCTTGATTCCATACCATCCTGTTTTGGTTAAAGAAGCGAAAGGGTTAGAAGATAAAGGGGGAAAGAAAGTAGATCATCCTAAGCGCTTTGAAGATGGCTCTAAAGGAACTAAGGATGTATGGGACGCAGTAAGTGGTTCTATTTATGATGTCATAACGGAGTCCGGATCGGATATTGGATTTGCTTAATATGAATGCTTTATTCTTTACATGCTTTTTGATTTTTTGGTTTCTTAATGCTCTCTTGGGGCTGATAGTCATAATAGAATTGAGAGGTTTTCATCAGAACCTTATTGAGCTTAAAGATCTTGTGGAATCCCTTAAGGATAAGTTTAAGGATTCTCCTGGGTCTGATCGATCATAATTATATAAGAATTATATAAGATTTTTAACCGGTTCATTAGCTTTCATGCGTGAAAGCTTTTGAACTAGCTCTGCTTGAAAGTTTCAAATTGGACTGGATGGTTAGCTTTCATGCGTGAAAGCTTTTGAACTAGCTCTGCTTGAATATTTGGGGATCTTCAATGAGTAAAATTATTACATTCTTCAAGCGTCTGGGATCATCTCCTGGATCAGAAACAGAAGCTGAGGAAACAAAAGTCTTGCCGGTGCCTGCTGTTCATATCGAAAGAAAGGCAGAGATGATAAAGGCGGACGACAATGATACCGGACCCGATTTTGGTAAGCCCCGAGGAGATTCGAGCAATCGGCGCGGAACGATTAATCAGCAGTTACGGACTGCAATGGGGTACGGGGGAAGAAATGGGGTACCTAGAGAACCTTTGGTCTCCCTTGATCTCATGTGGGGAGTCTATCGGAGCCATTCCTGGTCTCGTGCAATAATTGATCTCATAGTAAAGACGGCAACAGCAGTCCATGTAAGGGTCCGTCCCAAGCGTCCTGAAGCAACAGGCATTCCGGATAAGACCAAGAGAAATATGGATGCGGTTATGGACTTCTTTGAAGATCCTAATCTCGAAAAAGAAAGCTTCATGGATATCAGAAAGAAGACGATACTGGATTTATTGGTATCGGATTCTGGGTGCATGGAGAAAGTAAAAGATACAACCGGAAAGTTGGCAGAGATCTATAATCAAGAATCAAGATACATACGAAAAAATATAAACAAGCATGGCAATCTTATTCCGAATCGGGCATATCTACAATACCTTCCTGAAAATCCCAGAGAACCTGCCGCAGAGTTTCAAAAGGATGAACTGATCTACATGATCCAATATCCGCAACCCGGATCAGTTTATGGATTGTCACCCCTGGAATCATTGAAGCAAACAATCGCTGCCGATCTGTTTGCTGATCGCCACAATCTCGAGTTCTTTCAGAACAATGCAATGCCGTCCGGCATTGTTGGTTTGGGAGGAATGAAGAAGCCGGCACTGAAACGTTTTGCCGATTGGTGGAGGGCTCAATTCAAAGGGCGCTCTCATAAAATGGCATTTGTGGGAACTAAACCAGAATTTCTCGATCTAACGGGCAAGAATAAAGACATGGAGTTCATGGAGTATGCAAGATGGTTGCTTCAGAAAGTTATGTCATGTTATTCCATGCAACCGATTGTTCTTGGAATAAGAGATGTGGGAACTGGGCGTCTCAATTCAGTTCAGCAGATTGAAGTATTCAAAGCAAACGCAATCAAGCCTATTTTAGCCTTGGAATCCTATACATATACCAAAGAGATCGTTCAGGATGGTCTTGGTATTTATGATGTGGTAGCGGATTTTGATGATATTGACCGCGCTGATGTAGAAACGCAAGCAAATATAGATAAGACTTATGTGCAGAACGCGGTCAATACCATTAATGAAGTTCGAGCATTGAAGGGACTTGGACCTGTACCGTGGGGAGATGCTCCTTTCGTTCCCGGACAGCAGACGCAAGGTGGAAATCCGATTAAGCCCGTTCAATCTCAACCAGCTGTCAAGCCATCGGTGACGGCTGAGGATAAGATGAAGGATATTATTAGTATGGATGGTGAAAAACTTTTCATGGATTTTGATGTGGATCCACGAGAGATGGAATACTTACTTTCCAGTTTATTCAATGATGTAGCTTAATCTGAAAGGAGAACCAATGGATGGACTGTCGATATACCAGGCTGTTAAGGATGTAGGCCTGGGTATGGCGCTATCAGTCGGAATTTTCTTGCTTTGCGTCTGGATGGTAAAGCATATTATTACCAATATGACCAAACAACTTGAAAAGAACACAGAGTCCTTGGGAGAGCATACAAAATCTCTTAATGAGTTACACATAAGAATAGAGAAGGCAGATGAGCGCCATGCTGAAGCGCATAAGTTTCAGAAGGAAGAGCATTTGAAGATGCTGCTTAAGGCAGATGAGCAGATATCTATTCTACGAAGTTTGAACGGCAAGAAAGCCTAATTTTTTTAATGGAGGTGGAGTGATGGTTGAGTTTTTGAAATCATTGGTGTCTCAGCCGGCAGTAATAACATTTGCATTTATGATTTTGCTTTGGCTTTTGGGGAAAGCGGTTGATTGGCTTTATGTAAAATATCCCGGCATAAAGAAAGTCGTGGATCAAGAAGCACTCGAAAAGAAACTCAAGAAAGTGATGTTTTCTCTTCGTGAGTGGGTCATTCGTCAAACTAATAAGAGTGGCAAAACTCCCACTCAAGCAGAAATCGATTTGAAGTTGGAAGAGATGTGCAAGACTATTCCGGATGATGCGGTCAATCCAACAGCAGTAAAATTACTTCGGAGAGAGTTGAAGGATCTTACCGGAGCTGATTTATAAACAAACAGAAAAAGGACTATCAGTGCCGAGGATAAACAAAAATGACTATTGACAAGAGTGGTTTGACAGACGATGAGAAATTACTTGCGGAACAGTGTGAGAACGCTATCAACGGAATTCGGAATTCATTGTTCAGCGGGCTTGCAGTTTTGAACGATGCCAACATCTATGGGATCATTCAGTCGAAGATCCCAGAATCGGAACAGACGGCAATTTCCAATATTATTACAGACGGTGCCGCCTTGCAAGCATACATTGACGCCCAGCCATAACAGTATTGGTGAGTTAGATGGGAATAAATGTTCAGCTTAGACAAGTCGGCGGTGGCGGTGCAGGAATCCGTGGAACGGTTAATATTGCCGCTTCAGGAACGGAGGATGTGGACACCGTATCCTTATCTCTGTCTAAAACTATAAAGTGGATTATCAATATTGATAATGGGGGTTTGAAGTCTCAATCATTAGAAGTTTTGGCGAGAGCACGTTCTACCAGTTGTGATTACTCCAGATATTCTATAGCTGGAGAGGATATTGACTATGACCTGGTGGTAACAAGTGATGGATCTGATATGACGTTGACAATAACCAATAATGAAGGGGTAACCATAACAGTAAAATTTTTACGATTTATGTTATAGGAGACATCCAATGGGTAAGTTCAAAATAGGCGAAGGCCTAATTTTAGAAAATGATGTTGAGGTTCTTGATGGTGTAGATGATCCAACATCAGGAGGAGGAGTTGAAGCACCTATCGGATCTCTGTACCTGAGAACTAATGGATCCACATACCATAAGACAGGTGCAGGGAATACGGATTGGACCTTGATCGTTGACAGCTCTGGTGCCAGTCTTGAAGATGGCTATCAGAATACTTTCATGGGCAAGGATTCAACCGGGAATGTTTTGCCCAGTTATTCAAGTACTCATCATATTGCCAATGATGATTCTCTTGAAACTGCCGCCGGAAAACTTGATGCCGAAATTGGTGCTGACCCCGCTGCCAATTCTCGTACAAACAATCCGATTGTTGCCGGAGAGGATGTCAATGACAACATTGAAGCGTTAGATGATGCCATTGGTGCTGATTCAGATGTATCAAATACGAATTATATTTCCGTTGACAGTACGGTAATGGCCAAGGCGTCAGATCTTGATGGCGCTTTGAAAACTCACGCTGATGATACAACGAATCCACACCAAACGGATTTGGATGCAGTTGTTCAGCAGGATGGTCAAACCAACGGAACAATAACGATTCAATCCGGTGGTGCTATCAACGTTGAGACTGGCGGTGCTATGACGGTGGTCGATGCGCCAACCAGCGACACCGATGTGGCAAATAAACTCTACGTTGATAATATAGCGCAAGGCTTACACGGTAAAGGATCCTCAAGGGCAGCAACGACTGCGGCATTGGTAGATGCATATACCTATAACAATGGAACATTAGGTGTTGGCGCTACCCTTACTAAAAACACCAACGGTGCTTTCCCTTCGCAGGATGACATTACCCTGGTACAGGGTGACCGCGTTCTGATCAAGAATGAAACTGGGGGTAATGCCCCGTATAATGGTATTTATGTCCTGACCACTGTTGGTGATGGTGGTACTCCATGGCAATTGACAAGAGCAACGGATAATGACGAAGCAGACGAGTTCGCGGCAGCCTATACGTTTGTGGAAGAAGGCACTACTCAAGCTGATAATGGTTATCTGTGTACTACGGACGAGCCCATAACAGTTGGTACAACCAATATTACATGGGTTCAGTTCTCTGGAGCGGGTCAGGTTATCGCCGGCGCCGGTCTTACCAAGAGTGGTAATACTATCAATGTTGGCGATGCAAACAAGGGTGTTCAAGTCAATGCTGATGATCTTGAGATTGATGCAAGTGAGATTGCCGGTGACGGTCTGAAGCAGAACGGAGTTAGTTCTTATCTGTTGGATATTGAACCGGCAGACTTCGCTGGTAATGGTCTGGAGGATAATGGATCAGATGATCTTCAGGTGAAGCCTGATGCGACTGGTGGGGTGAACCTGGCTACTGTTATTAGTGTGACCTCAAACGGTGTTGCCGTTAAGATTGACGATGATACGATTGGTGAGAATGGATCCAATCAGCTTTACGTCAAGGCAGGCAGTATTGGTGACACCGAGTTGGATGTTACTATCAACGCTCCAAAGAAGTTCAGCGCAGACAATCAGGACGCTTCTTCTGGATTGACAATGGATCAGGTTGCCACAGCAAGTTACTGTGAGGCGTGGTGGCTTGTCACAGTAATGTCCAATGCAACCGGAACGAAACGTGAAGCATATGAAGTTCATGCCTTGCACGATGGATCCGGGTCAGTGGATTCAACCCAGTATGCCAAATTGAAAACAGGTTCCAGTATTTCTGGACTTTCTATTTCAGTCGATGTCAGTGGTGGGAATATGCGTTTACGAGTTACCGCTACAGAGAACATCGACTGGAGAGGTACGAGAATAGCAAACGCTGAATAAAATCTTAACTCCGTTTAAGATTTTGAAAAGAAGATTTTAATGCCTGACATAAATGATGCTTTTAGTGTTGACGTGGGATTGGCAGTAGATGATGTATTTGGTATTTTCTACTCTGCCACAGACCCGACTACCGGAGGCGGTGAACCTGCACCAAAGGGTTCTATTCTTGTGGAAATTCCCGCCTCCGGTGAATCTAGAATATGGAGAAAGTATGACGATGATAATAAAGCATGGAGCCCTATTGCTGATAATCCTTATGTAACAACGTCAAATCCAACGGCAAACAATGATGGCGTGGATACAGCAAACATTGACAGAACTTTCAAAGTAGGAAACTTATGGTTAAACTCTGATAGTAAAAAGTTCTTTATTTGTTTTGTTAATACTACAGCATCCGCAGTTTGGTTTGAAATAGAAGCAGACGTTATCGGAGAATTACATCCGGATGATGAACCGATGGGATTTCCGAATAGAACGGATTCCCAAATTTCTTTTAATGATGGTTCAAGAACATTCACAATTTCTCCAACAGATTCCAGTTTCGATGTCTTTTTAATGGGAGAACGTTATACAAAAGAATCAAGTGAAAATGTTGTTATAGATGATACGGAAGGACTTTGGTTTATTTATTATAACAGTTCAGCAGTATTGACGGCAAGCCAAACAGTTTGGGATATAGGATCGACCGCTCAAGTAGCCCTTGTTTATTGGAACGCCACAGCAAATGAATCCTTGTTTATTGCTGAGGAACGGCACGGACTTGTAATGTCATGGGCAACTCATAAATATTTGCACTTGACAAGAGGCGCGTGGCTTGAATCTGGATTAGAGATAGGAAACTATACAACAGGAGGAGATGGAACAACGGATTCAGATGCTCAGATGTCCTTGACGGACGGAGTGCTGGCTGATGAAGATATAAGAATATCTATTGTTAATGATGCGACACCAACAGAACCCTTTGAACAGAAATTATCCACGGTACTATATGCCCCGGTATTTTACAAATCGGGTTCAAGTCCAGATTGGAGAAGGGCGGACGCCACGGCATTCCCGTTGAAAGAGGGAACGTCCAGAATTCAATACAACAAAGATACCGGCGGCACGTGGTCTCTGGAAGATGTTCCATCGGATGGATTCACGGCAGTTTGGATTTGCGCGTCAACATGCACTTCCGAACCGGTGTTTGTTATACTTGGAGAACGGTATCACGATTCATTGGTTGGCGCGATTCTCACTAACAGCTTTGCTGGATTGGACACAACCAATTTACCATTCCAAGAAATTCGTGTTTTGTATCGGTTGACTTTTGAAACAAAGAGTTCCTATTCCAATACCCCGAAGGCGGCATTGAGACACGTGCTGCGCGTGGCTCCATTCAACAAAGAAGAAACGCCGCTGGAATTTATTCTGGGAAAACTGTCCGGTGTCTATTCTAACTTTTCATATTTCAATACCAGTACCAAAGAAGATAAGTTGGAATGGACTTCATCAAGTTGGCAGGTTATATCTTCTCAGATTTATGATGGGACGGCTGTAGCCGCTATTCAAGCATTCAGAATAGTCGGAAGCAGGTCAAGTACATCCGGACAAGCGGAAGTAAGACTGTGGGACTTGGACAACAGCTTAGAAATAGCAAAGATAATTTACACCGCAGAAGAAAAGGCGATATATGAAACTTCAGACATCTCCAATCTTCCGGTAGATCCAGCTATTATTGAAATACAGGTAAAAACTACAGGCAGTAAATCTGCTCTTCATTCTTTTAAGATCGTATAGGATTGAAACCATGGAATTGAAAAAATATAGACTATACTGTAATACGGAAGCGGCCAATGTTGAAACAGATTACCGAGAAGAAGCCCCTACCGTATGCCCGAATAATAATGAACATTCTATTAATTCGGAAAGCATAGTTGCTATAGGTACGGTAACTGATGAAGATCCGCGGGACTCTTCTAATAAGATGAGGATTCACGAAACATCTCGTCCATTGGGATTAGAAACATACTTCACAGGACAGGCGGATGATATATCTGACATAACCAAAAAAGGCGGTGGTGATGATTTTATCATAGAGCATATTGCTGACATATCCATCACTCACGTTTCCAGGGCTTCAAATATTGCTACTATAAAATGTGATAAGGAAACCAAATTAAGAGTTGGTGATATAGTAGTCATAGATTGTGCTGATAATGCTTACGATGTTGAAACGGCAGTTGTTTTATCAATGCCCGGCACCACTTCATTTACGGTGTCTAATACGGGAGATGATGAGTCCGAAAAATCTTCAAGTGGTTCCGTATTTATTTGGAAACAACACTGCTATCTTGATTTCAATATAATAGAAAACGAAACGTGGATTCACGAAGGATACATTATTTGGAGGGATGCCGAGTTTGATTCTATCACTCTTGAGATGGTTCCGATTTTAACCCCCTACTCTGCTGGAGAAAATACTTATTATAATTTATATGGGGGATATCTTATTGTGCCAGCCGCTGGAGACGGAACTATACAGCCAACAAACGACATGACCGATCCAAGAGATGGATTGATTTATATACCCGATACGGATTTGGGAGTACCTCCGGTTGCTTATTGGGATGCGGATTGGAATTCAACATCCAAAGCATTCGAGAATATAGCAGCGAATGCTCAGGCACAGGGGCGCTACAATATGTTTACCAGCGAGATAGTATTCGGTAGATTTGTCAACCATGTCCATTTATTAGGCTGGGGATTCGAGATGTTACAATCTGCTGATACCGCTAGAATAGGACAGGGGATGCGGTTGAAGGCAACGGCAGAAACTCATGGAGAGGATCATGCATGGAAAGTGAGTTGCGCGCTTACTATGCATAGGGAAGATACATGCTAAAGGAGTGTGGATTATGATAACTAAGGAACAGGAAGATTTATTGAAACCGGGAGATATTCTTTTAACCGGTTCTTGGTGGATTCCATTGTCGGTTATTATTCAATTGGTGACCAGATCGAAATTCTCTCACGCTGAAATTTATGTGGGAGATGGATTTTGTATTGGTGCGCATTTAATGGGAATAAAAAAGTATTCGCTTAAAAAGGTAACAGGGCTTGGACGCCGTGTTGCTTGTATGCGTTCCAAGCTTTCAAAAAAGAAAGCCGAGAAGATTATTGCTCTTGCTGAAACATTCATTGGCAAGGGCTATGATTATTTTCATATAGTAAATTATCTATGGAGAATAATTCTTGGAACTTTGGGAAAAGCGCCAATGAATGACGATCCGGCAAAGCATGTTTGTACGGAGTTTGTTTCTGTGTGTTATCATAAAGTAGGATTGAAGATCGGAGGAGAATTTCCAGATAATACAGTGGCAGAACATATACTAACGGATCCGAATCTATCAAGGATATTTTAGATGCACATAACGGCATTCTTTACAGAGAACGGATCACCAAAGACAGGATTATCTCCTACGCTTGACGCTTGGCAAACAGATGGGACCCAAGTTTTGACTGCCGTTGCCATGACCGAAATAGATGGTGGACATTATTTTTATAATGCCACTGCTTTGGATGCTAGTATTACTTATGTTTTTACAGCGGATGGTGGGGCGAGTTTAATGGGTGGAGAGCGCTATGTTTACGGCTCTACTGAAACTGCTTTGAAGATAGAAGATATGCCGAACGAGATTTGGGATGAGCCTACCGTAGATCATCAGATTGGCGGATCATTCGGCGGAGTGATAAATCAGACGGGAGCTCATGCAAGTGATATTCCATTGGTACTCTCTCGCGTTTTGAGTGTTTATACTTATGTAAGAAATATCTGGAAGAGATTAAGATAAATGGGAACTATTATTTCAACATCTTCTGGTGGTGATTATGGAGTTGGGGGTACCTGGATAGGGGGTATTGTCCCACTCTCTTCGGACGATGTGGTGATAGCAACGACTGGGGGAAATAAAGTTGTTATTACGGACACTCGTCAAGCCAAAAACTTAACTATAAATCTAGGCGCTATTTTAAGAGGAGATTCAACCGGTAAGCTTGAAATGTATGGAAACTTTTTAGGAGTCGCCGGGGTCAGCTGGACGAATACAGGAAGTCGGTTTGAAATGGTAGAGGATGGATTTGGTAATGGGTTTGAATTGGATTTCAAAGTGAGTCCTGCTACTTTTGAAATGGATGTATATTCAGAAGTAGATTGGACTGGACCCGGAGCATACACAGTTTCTAACGAACCAATCTGGATTCACAGTTCAGCAGGGTATCTGGAATATGTCTGGTGTATTAACGTTGTCGGAGAAATCCACAATGTCAGAATTCATAACGTCAGACACGCTTCAGGAGTTTTATATGTAAGTAATCTTTACCAGGATGACCTGGCTGATTATCCGATGCACTTGGGTCAGATTACTATGGAGTATTGGCAAAGGCGTGCTTGGCGCGGGCAAGCTTATCTCCACGCTGATACTTTGCTGACCTATAGAAATCCGGTATCATTATCGGACCAGCATGGTTTATATGTTGGAAATCTTTTTGGGGAGGGAAAAGTTCATCTCGATTATACTGGATATACCGGCGCGCCCACCAATTATTTAATTGTATCCTTTGGTATATTTGGTTCAGTATATATTGATGTTGATATTAATCCAGCAACACCTTCTTTTACCTATGACTCAAATCCGGGTGCTGATCTCCGTTGCCATGAGCAAGCTACCTATGATATTGAAACACAGAAAGCAATTTATTCATCATTTTATGATGATTCCAGTTTAATCTTCAGACATACTTTGAATGGTGTACCCGATTATATAAACTTGAATATTTATTGGTATAGCGCTGGAATAGTTCAGATCTTTTGCGATCCTGCTGGAGATACTTCTTATATTAATCTCATGCGGAATCATTGGGTACAGAAAGACGGATTCAGATTATATCTTACCGGAACCTGTACGGGAGATGTTAGGTTAGATTCTAGTGGAGATTTCGTTAATGATTTCAGCATGAAGGCAGATTTTCTTATTGTAAATGAAACTGGAACTGATCTAGACATTAATGAGCCAATCAATCAATATGATCCGGTGATTTATGCAACAGATGAAGGTCTAAAAGAAGCGCAGATTTATTGGTCATTCAAGTATCCGTATAATCGAGATGATCCTGATTTCTTTGAACTGACCAATGCTCAATGGAGCCTCAGTAATTTAAGAATTGATATTGATCCATATGGAACGGCAATGCTTTTTGTTCAACCTGTTTCTTTTGTGGCGGGAATTGCCGGAATAGTGTCGAGTACGACCGGAACAGTTACGTTAGAATATTCCATATCACAAGACGGGGGAGTAACCTGGTCACCGTTCAAGACACTAAATGATGCAAACTGGGGAGCGGAATCTGGATATCAAGGATTTGGAAATGAGTCTATAAATATACGAGTAAAAGAGACAGCAGGTTCAGCAGCATCTATTTCTGAATTGAGATTGCCAATTGAGTACAGAGACCTCTATACGTCCCAGTTATCATTGACGCAGATGGGAACTCAGACATTAGGGCTTACTGTTGACCAGCCAGATCGTATTTGGGAGGAACCAAACCTAGAGCATGTTGCCGGAGGTACTTTTGGAAAACTTGTGAACGACATAGCCGCTGATGCCGCTGTTTCAGCCAGAACCGGCTTCCGTGTCGATTCACTTTATAACCTTCTGAGACGAATTTGGGACAGGGTTAAATAAATGCCGACAGTAATATCAACCGCCGCTGGTGGATTATATCATCAAGGTACGACATGGACAGGAGGGATCGTTCCAACTTCTGGGGATGATGTTGTAATTGCAACGACCACTGGGAATGAAGTATTAATCAGTCAAGCTTCCGGCAACGATGCAAAGACAATGACGATTAATAATGATGCTACACTACATATGGGTAGCGGTGGTGTTTTAGATTTATATGGAAACTTTACAGGCAATCAGGGAGGTGCTTACTATAGCCTTGGCGCCAGATTAATAATGGATGAGGACGGCGCTGGGAATGGGGCGCAGATTATACTACACACCGATGGATCCACTTTTTATATGCGTCAGTTTACCTATGTGGAAATAGGAGGCAGTGGGGATTATGCAGTTGGGGCAGAACCTATAAAAATAACAACCAGCGGCGTTGGAGTGAATTGGACCTATATTTATTTTTATAGATGTGTTGGTGAGATTGGTAATTTATACATATCAAGAATAGATAACGGTAGCTCAATGTGTACTAGACTCACCAATAAGTATCGTCCAGAGTTAGGGGATTACGCTTTACATCTTTATCAAATAACGGTCGAAGAATGGACCGGGTACTGTATGCAGAATAGTGAATCAATGCACCTTCACGCTGATACTCTGATTACTTTCCAGAAGCCGACAACCCTGCCGACAAACACTGTAGGGTTTACCAATATGGAAATAATGGGACTTGGAAAAATTACCGTTGATTTATCGGATTGGACAGGTGCTCAATCAAACGGATTATTTGGAGGCAATGTTTATATCTACGGGGAAGTTGAGATTGAACTCATAGACGATGATTCAAAAGCTCGAGCAACTCTAAAAGGTGTCTGCGGGTTAAATTCAGCAGTGCATACTTTGGACAGGTCTATATTGAGGATGGACATATACCAAAAGATAACTGTGATTAATGCCTATGGCTATTCAAATCATTATTACCGTCTTTTGGATGATGGATCAGTAGCCGCGTACATGCAAGGGGTATGGGAGTCTGGTGGAGATTTAGAAATTGAATGTCGGAATTCCAAGAGGTTGCTAGTCCTTCAATGGGGACCGAGTACCTATATGTGGTTCAATCCACTTTCTGGATTCCGTTGTAGGGTGAGTGGAACGCTAACCGATCCAGAAGATGTTTATTTGGGAGCCAGTCCTGAGCGTGTTAATTCTTTTACAATGACCACTAACCAAATATTTATAAATGAATCCAATAGAAAGTTCTTTTTGGATAACCAATTCAACCAGAATGAACCAATGCTCTATTCTACGGATGAATTGTTATATGAAGGAATACTCCAATGGGATTTTCAATATCCGGCTAACAGGGATGATACCAATTCTTTTATTCTTACGGATGCTGAATTTGAAATCACCACTTTTGGTCCCGGTAGGTTAAGAATAGATCCAAACGGTTCTATTATTATGCTGGCTCAACCAATATCTTTTGTAAATGGGTTGACTGGTTTTTATGCTGAGGAGTCTGGGAGTGGTACTTCCCTATATGAATTCAGAGTTTCAGAGGATGGCGGTGTGACGTGGGGAGCGTGGAAGACATTGAACGATGCAAACTGGGCGGCAGAGGGCGTGTTTATGGGATTTGGTACAGAGGTTATCGCTGTCCGCTTATCAGAGGTAGGCGGTGCAAATCCAATTTATTTTACAAGATTGAGACTGCCACTTCAGTATAAAGAGCCATATGTATCCCAGCTGAATATTACCGACATAACAACACAGAATCTTGGATACACCACGGACCTTCGGGATATTGATATTGTTTTGGATAAAACTACCGACCCAAACCACTGGAGTGAGATTTATTATAGGAAGGACACTTCAGTTGTAATTGCCAGAAAATGGTTATACAAAGATGACGGGACGGTCCCTGTTGATGCTGAAACTGACTTGGTAGTAAGAAGATTGAGCACGAAAATATAATGGTGAATTATGCAAACAATAGCGCCAGTAATGGGGGCAATGCCGAAAAGCGGCGGCGCGCCGGCGGGTGTGGTCGAGATAGACGTTGACTGGCAGCTTATTTCGACGCCGGTGACCGGCCAGAGAATAAAAAGCATCATCGACTATTTGGAAGCGACATATGCCCCGGGTTGCGTTGAAGTTGCCAACACGTATTTCGGCGGGGAAGGCGCGTTCAAGACTTATATACCGGGTGTGACGCCGCCGGCCAGTCCGAATAATTTTGAATTGATTTACATCGACGGGATTTATTATGAATACACTGCTTACTGGATCAAGAACGTATACGGTTCAGTAATGATTCTGCCTTGGGGTTAAGAGTGTGGCGCTCAATATCAGCTTTGCTGGCTTTACATATAACAATGCGGATGTTGTCGAAGACGGGATATATTATCAGGCTTTCTTCTACAAGGTCAACCCAACGTCTTCTTCGTCCAAGTGGAACAATGTCCGCCAGACCGCTTCCGGCGGTTACTATTCCTTCAACCTGGGTGATGCCGATTTCCTAACCCAGAGTGGAAGCGCGGCGGCTGGTGACAAGATACTTATAGTTGCTTGGAAAGGAGATTCGGATAGAAATAGTCTTTCATTAACTGAATGGGGTGCCATTGAGATTGTTCTCACTGCGGCGGATGTTTATGTTCAAGATTTTCAGATCAAGGTTAACTTCCCGCCGAATGCTAACTTTGTCGATCCTGACCTTACTCCTTTCTTTGAGGAGAACATAACCATTGGCGCCGCGTCATTAAATGACGTGCATAGTTGGGTTGCTCATGGAATAACGATATATCAATGGTTGGTACGTTATGGGCAAACAATAAATGCCATAAATGATATTCTGAAAGTTCGGTACTATTTAGATTTTGTAGGACATCCTGCCGAATATACAGAATATATGGGGAAGACTAATTTCGTTGGGTATTCTTCGTATTGGCTTGGTGGTGGAAATTATACTATCCGAGCATATGCATTTGACAAGTCCAATGCGGATGATTATGAGGAGTGGGGGATAGCAGTATATTGGAATCCTGCGGATGCGGATTTTGTTGCAGACGACTATAATCCGAATCCGGGACAGGAAGTCACGTTTACTAATACATCGACCGACACCGATCCAGAGAACCCGGTGGATTCAGAAGTGCGGTGGTTGGTGGACGGTGATGTAAAAGTAGATTGGAATACGAGCTGGTCAGCACTGTTTAAGTGGACGTTTGTAACACCAGGACCACATACGGTGCGGATTGAAGTCAAGTGGTGGGATGGTTTTGCTTTTCAGACAGATTATAAAGAGAGGACAGTTACACAGCAAACATGGTCAGTTACTCCTGGATTCGATTGGTTACCTGTTGATCCGTTCGCTGGCGATCTCGTTACTTTTATACCGGACATAGTTGATCCGAATAATCGAGTAACGTCAGTAGATTATAAGATTGATAATGTGGTAGTTGAATCCGGGTTGAGCAAGACGGATACATGGCAGTATGTATTCAGTGAAGATCATGAGTATTACAACATAAAGCAACTTGTTCATTGGAACGATGGATTCGCTCCACAAACAACTGAGCTGGAAAAAATAGTTCGGTTGATGTTTACGTGGGACGAGTTCACGATTACCGCGGAACAAGTGACGTTCCAGACAGATGATGAAGGCTCGACTTATTCGTGGGTAGTTAAAGATTGGTTGGGTCAGACAGTCAAGACGGGAAATGAGAATGAACTCACAGTTATCTTTTATAAGTCAGGAGTATACGATATTTGGCTTACTGTCGATGGGCATACTCAGCATCGGCAGATAACAATTTTAATACCGATAGAGCCAACAATAAAGGACGCCAATATCCTTTATGATTATGAAGGAGCACCAGAAGTACAGAAGGATGGAAATATCCTTTATGATTATGAAGGTGGAGTTGTATGTAGAGAAGTGATTGTATTGAAATCAAGGATATTCTAATGACCGTATGCAAAGAGATAGTGTCATTAAAAAGCCGTTTAACTTTTGAAGTAGACTTGGAAAGCGAAATAACTCTGGAGGTTCCATTGAAATCTGTCATTACTACAGAAGTTTCAGATGATTCTATAATCACTACTCTTGTTGAGTTAAGATCAAGAATATTCAATGACAATTAAGTGAGAGGATTATACCATGGGTGAAGTATTTGTTGGCGACATCGGTACTAAATTTACTTTGGATACTGAGCATGATTTGGTGGCATGCGGAGCAACAGTCACCAAGATCTACGTAAGAAAGCCAAATGGTATTGAAGTGATATGGGATGGTACTATAGAAAATACGTCTTATGTCTATTATATCACTGAAGAAAATGATTTGGATATATCTGGAACTTGGCGCTTTCAGGTATATGTTGAAATGCCTGGATGGAAAGGACGCGGAGAAGAGGCAACTAAAGAAATCAATAAACATATTTAATGTGGAAAGGAGATTATTGTGGACTTGAGCGATCTTGATCTTCAAAATAAGCCGGTAGCAGGACAGGACGTAGTTGAGAAGGATGTTTGGAATCCGCAATCACATTCTAAACGTTACTCGAAAGGAAAGCACAGAATCAATCAATCCGCAGTAGCAGAAAATGCTCTTGCCGCGGGCGCTGAAGCCTTGGCAGAAATTGACTGTGCGGAACTGGGAATAGACTCAATTGTTATTCAAGGAAAAGCAGTCTTTGGTTCTTCTCCAGATGGTACTTATGTAATTGAAGTCTGGAATTCTTCGGATGGAGGTACCACTGTTGACAATGTTACAGCCCTGGCAACATTGACTTTTAATCAAGCAGGGGGTGCCACAGTTATTCAGAGTGTCAAGTTGGAAGGATATTCTCATCTGACACTTAAGAGAAAAAACAATAATAGCTCTGAGGCAGTTACGGAAACAATTATTTACTCTGCTCAGTAATCTATTACTCGAAGAAGATCAATGAAATATACTTTACTCAATAATCCTTGGAACGATGGTACGGTAGGGATAGGACAGGATCTGTGCTATCGTTCATCCGAGTTTTCCAAGTCTGTAGAGGATTGGGAATACGATACGGGTCCGGCGGACTTGATTGTTATTAATCCTGATAACTTTTCTATAGTTTTGGGCTCCAGTAAATTCGATAGTATTTTTTCATTAATGCGAAACTGGAAACTCAATCCAGAACAGACGTGGATAAAATGTAAACTCAGTAACTCAGGAGTTCTTCAGGTTCTGAATTCTTTTCCGGAATATGATAGTATGCTTTCTCTCACGGAAAGTGCTGAGTTTCGGAAAACAATAAAAGCACTTATGGGTTTGCATACCGTTGGATTGAAATCATCCTCACGGATTCAGATCGCAGATAAAGAGATAAAGTATACCGATCTTCCGAATCTTGCTAAATTGATGTTGATAAGTGATAAGAAAAAATCAATAAAGAAGCAAGACGATACCGAATTGGTATTGGAAGGAGAGAAGCCCAAGGATTATGATCTTTACTTTGCAGAAACTGAAGATTTAGAAGAAAAGACATCCGATCAGATTCAGCGCGTACTTCGTAAGTGGGAAAGAGAATCGATTGCTACATTGGAGCGGCTATTCAGAAAATCATTAAAGGATGATTTGGATAAGATAATCGATTCTATAAAAGGCAAGGAGTTCTTTGTATCTTACACATGGAGAGAGGATGACGGATACTTATATAAGGATTTCAAGCTACCAGCAGAGTTGAAAAAGGCGAAGCTTTCGGATATTGAAGTTATTTCCACTATCAATCCGAAAGAGATGGAGAAGGTCATTACAGCGAATTCCGCCAAGGCATTTGTTAAGGGGGATAAGAAGGCAATTGCCGAAGGACGTTTGAAGGTTGTTTGGAAAGCACCAGCATCTAATGAACTGCGTTTTATTCGTGCTAGATCCGCGGCTATATCAACTAAAGTAGCAGCAGATATAAACTCACGGTTGAAGGTTCAATTAATTGATGGTATTCGTCTGGGGGAGACGGTACCACAATTAAAGAAAAGAATTCAAGAAGTATATAATGCTCCATTGCGCGTGGTTCCGAAGGATGGCTCCGCACCATATACGATAACCAACAAGGACTGGGCGGGACGTGTTGCTCGTACAGAAGTCTTACGTGCCAGTAATGAAGGGAAGCTTTATCGTTATAAGAAAATGGGGGTCACTAAAGTCCGGTGGCTGATTCATTGGGATGAGCGGACTTGTAAGTATTGCAAACCAAAAGCAAATACTATTTATGATATTAATAAAGCTTATGGTCAATTACCTTTACATACTCGTTGCCGTTGTACTTGGGTTCCATATCAGTTTGCTGATAAGAATATAATACCACCAGGGTACCAGAAGGGACAAGGAAGCACTGTTGTTATTCCTAAAGCAAACGTGGTTCCAAAACCAAAACCGAAACCCAAGCCGAAACCAAAGGCAAAACCGAAACCGAAGAGAACTTTGGAACAGACTATTGCTGATACCATAGCAAAGCAAGGAGTAAGCAAAAGTTTTGTTTCTAGAGCCCTGACACCTGTGGATTATAGAGAAGCAGCAAAGAGTACCAGTAAGGAGTTATTTGATTATTACGTTAAAGCAGGAATTGATCCTAACAAAGCAAGAAGCATGTCTGGATTTTCTCATGAGATTATTGTTAATTGGACGCGCTTCCAAGAGCCTCAACAATTAATGCTGAGAAAAGCAATGTCATTAAAAGCAAAGAGGCCTGTATTTCATTCAAAGATGACTGGATTTATTGATAAGGATAAAGGACAGCTACAGAAATTTGAGGGTTTCTATGAGAGATTTATTGAGGATAGTATGCGTAAATATAATCTCACTAAAGAAGAAGTAGAGACAACCTTGAATTCCATTATAAACTACGCTGAAGCTGGCACAAAAGAATTGTTGAAAGTGGGTGGAAAGAAGTCCATAACACTCTATAGGGGATTGGGGAATAACGAATTGGTTACTCTTATTGAGCAATCTCCCTATGGTAAGACTCCTGGAGGTGTCGTACAAGCGCTTTCTAAGCTGGAAGGAAAGAAGTTAGCAGTATCTCCCGGATCCAGCTTTTCACAGACAAGGAGTGTAGCAAAGAGTTTTGCTGAGGATGCTCATGGAATGGTTTTGAAAGTTGAGGTTCCGGCCTCTGAAGTGGGAGCATTAGCTCCGATGGGTATTGGATACAGTGGTGAGCAGGAGTTCGTTCTTTTGGGTAAGAAAGCATTGAAGGTATTATCTTTGACGCAGCCTTAATCTATAGGAAATCTATGATGGCAAAGAAAAAGTTTGATGAGATGTATCAAGATCAGTTGAAGTATGAGAAAGAACGGGAACCAGGAGTTGTAGGTTTATTGGATTCGTCTGATGAGTCTCAGCTTTGGCTCTTAAAACGTAGAAAAAAACGTCCTAAGGAATTTGGCGAAGAGACTGAAGGATAAAATTTAAGAATAACCTGGGACTGTTCGATTAAGATATAAACACAAAGATTCCCAGATTACTGGCTTTCACGCATGAAAGCTAATGAACTAGGCCAATTTGAAAGTTTCGGACAGAGCCAGTTCAAAAGCTTTCACGCATGAAAGCTAATGAACTAGCTCAATTTGAATAATTTGAGGAATAATCATGGGTGTAGAGGTTGCCCTTGCAAGTAATAATTATTTGACATTGCAACCGGATGGTACGATAAAAAGTCTCGGATCCAATGAAGACACTGCCATTACTCAACTTACTGCAATGTCCAATGGGCGTGGGGATTCAAAGCCTTACGATAGTCAAGAGTTTTTGATTCTAAAACAAACAGCGAAGGGGCCCTCACTCATTATAAAAGCGAAATCTCTTGATGCTGTAAAGCGCGTGGTAACAGGAGCTCTCGAGATAGATAAAGCAGGCAGATATATCATAGCGGCATCAGATCGAATAATTAGCAATATGATTCTATATCGAAAGCTTCTGAATTATTCGTATGTATCGGAAAAAGGTTTTGAGATCGATCTGCGGAATCCGGGGGATTTAGATTTTGCAAAAGCAGGAGATTTGTATTCTCAATATCCATCGGAATCGAATGACTTTCTTTTTTGCGTTCATCATATCTATAAAGATGCTTCAGTTAAATCATATCTTAAAATCACATCCAAGGACAGCAAGAAATGCTTATGCTGGAAATTGGAGGATCAGAAACGTCTTTCCTTTGAAAAGCCTACCGATACGCTTGAACGTGCAAAACAGAACGATTTGGATTCTGATAATTGGAGGATAGATTGGGAGAGTGGGAAATGGATTTCGGAAACAAGTCAATCCGGAGTCATAAATACATCGGTCTTTGCTCAAAAAGGAATCCCAGAATCTATCGACACCATGAAGCATGAGGGATTTATTGATGCTGAAGATAAGACTGCCGGAATCATTTCAGTAGTGGATTCTGGATCAATAGACTTTGGTATTCAACAATTCCTTTCTCATGAGTATTTCTTAAAGGGCAGTGCTTTGAACTTTCGCATTATCCTGAGAAGGATAACTGTTGGTACTGAAGCACTGAAATCTTTTTATAAATTGTGTAAACCTATAATAGGCTATCAAGCATTTGATGCCATGTTAGAACAACGAGAAAGAGAGGAGGGCTTAGCAAGTACATTTGATAAAGAAACTCTTTACAGTGAGACAGGTGTTTCTTCCTTATATGATCTGTTAGGAACGATTTCAGGATATGTAGACAGACGGTTGGGAAGTAATACTATTCAATTCGAGATGTGGTTCCAGAAACAAGAGATAACAGAGCTGACCTTGGATGTTTTGGAAAGCAAGTTATTCTCATTTCTGCGGAAGGAACAGGCACTTCCGAGTTGCAATCATATACGCGGACCATTATGGTTAGCAGTGAAACCCATCGACCAAATGCCTTCAATACTGACACAGTCAGTAATAGATAAAGAGTATACTACGCCTCTTGGCGTTTCCGCACTACCCAGTGAGATCAAAAAACGAATTCCGGAAGGCTATGAATATTGGAGACTATCAGGATCTGAGCAGTTGGATATTCGCAAACGTCTGCTGGATTTAATAAAGAACCGAGAGATAGATTTAAGAATCTCGGGCAATATTACGAAATGATAATATAGGATTTTGAATTGAAGAAATCGAGAACTCTTATTTTTAATCGAGCGACGCCGAGAACTCTTGTGGTTCAAAAGTTTTTAAGGAGGTTAAGATGAAGGTAGCAATCCCTTTTGATGTTGATCTAAACATCATTAAGTCTTATGAAGACGAAGAAGGGCTTTGGATTATTGAAGGCTACGCGGCTACCACGGACATCGACCTTCAGGGAGATAAGATTCTCAAAGAGGCGCTCAAGAATTCCGAGAAAGATCTTGAACACAATTCTACGGTCTTGAGAAACCATAACCTTGATGAGGAAATTGGTAAGGTTTTGAAGAGCAAGGTCAAGGATAATGGTTTGTGGATCAAGGTTTTAATCTCCAAAACTGTTCCCGCAATCTGGAAAAAGATTACAGAAGGAGTTCTTAACAAGTTCTCCATCAAGGGAAAAGTTCTTGACGCCGCTGAGGAATATATCGAAGAAGCAAAGAAGGTCATTCAGGTCATCAAGGAGATGTACTTGACCGAGGTTTCACTTGTATCCGTTCCAGCGAATCCTAAAGCCAAAAGTATTCGCTGGTATATCGAAAAAGCCATTACTGATTGGAAGGAAGAAGGAGGTACACTCATGGCAGGCAAGATCAGCGAAGTTCGCAAGCAGATCAAACAGAAGAATGAGGAGGATGAGGAGCAGAAAAAGAAAGACCTCAAGAAGCAGGAAGAGGACGAGAAGGACGAGAAGGACAAAAAGAAAGAGGACGAAGAGAAAGAGGACGAGAAGGACGATGACAAAGCCGGTGACGATGACGCGAAGAAGGAAGATGATGAGAAGGCCGGTGATGAAGAGGAGGAAGACGATGACTCGGATGATGAGGAAGACGATTCCGATGATTCGGATGAGGAAGATTCAGATGACTCTGAGGAAGATGATTCATCGGATGATGATTCATCGGACGATGAGGAGTCAGATGACGACAAGGACGAGAAAGATGATGTTGAGAAAGGTCTTTCTACTCTGTCCAAATCTCTCATGTCCGTTGGCAAGCTGATGGGAATGGTTAAGGATAAAGAAGCCCGCAAGGAGCTTCAGAATCTGACAAACCTTCTTGTTGGCCTGGAAGATGGAGATGATGACGAGAAGGACAAGAAATCCGTCAAGAAATCTTCAAAGTCCAAAAAGGACAAGAAGATCAAGAAATCTGAAGCCGGTGACGAGAAGGAAGAGCTTGACATGGAGAAGCTGGCAGACATGGTCAGTGAAAAGATGTGCAAGAAACTCCAGATCGTTCCGGATCGCAAGGGTCGGATTCGCAAGTCGGAGATCAACAAGTCAGAGGATGCAGAGGACGAAGAAGATGACTCCGATGAAGAAATGAGCTGGGAGGATGCACAGGAGTTTGTGGAGTCCGACGAGTTCAAGAAAATGGACGAAAGCAAACAGAAGGCTTTCAAGAAGAAAATGATGGACAGCTATATCACCGGACACCGTGGCGAATAAGCCAAACGTTAAATAAAAGCGGAGGCTGAAAAACAAAACGGTAAGTAAGTGATTGTAGTTGGTCATTATTTCAAAACCTTTTTTAACCAAGACGGAGGTATCATTCGATGAAGCGCAAGAAAAAAGCGAGCCAGTCTGATATGGTTCTTCAGAAGGCTCTTGGCACTTCGGATCTGCCGGATTTCCTGCCGACCCCGTTGGCAATGGAAATCATTGACAATATCCGAGATCTCAATTTCGGACGGCAGTTGTTCCGGGAAATCAAGATGCCGGCCAAGACTTTCAATCTGCCGAAGAAGACCTCAGGCGCCAAGGTGTACTATGCAACTGAAGGCAGCACGGCAGTTGAGACCGGTATCACATCTGGCACGGTTCAGATGATTGCCAAGAAGCTCATGTCTCAGGTTCTCCTGGATACAGAGCTGATTGAAGATTCCCAGCCTGATATTGTGGATATCATCCTGGAAGAGTTTTCGCTGGCGGCAGCGGAAGCTGAAGAGATGGCTTTCATGGAAGGCGATCCGTCCCACACGCCTCTCACCAATGATGAGAGCGCGGCTACCAGTACCACGTGGTACAGCAAAGATGCACGGCTGGCCTTCAAAGGTATTTTCACCTATGCAGGTGAAGCTGGTGCCGCAACGCCGGTGGATGCGGGTGGCAATCCCATGACCACAAGCCATATCAATGAGGCGATCTATCGTCTCGGCAAGTACGGCCGGAACAAAGGTCGGCTGGTTTGTGTTGTGAACAGCTACTCCGCGTACCAGTTGCGCGAAGACAGCAAGATCAACACGGTCGACAAGTACGGCCCGGCAGCAACAATCACCACCGGCCAGATCACAAACGTCTACGGCGTGCCCGTAGTCGAGAGTGGTTTCGCTCCGGAAGGAAAAGCAATTGTCCTTCTGAAAGAATCGCCGGTTATTGGTGATCGGCGCCTCATCAAGATTCGTTCGGATGAGGAGATCGCAACAGATCAGATGCGCTATGTGGTTTCTGAGCGCCTGGACTTCGTGGTCAGGTGGCAGGACGCATTGTGCCTGGTCGACAGTCTGGAACAGCCCTCAGCATCCTAATAGGATTCTGTTCCGCCTCTAGGAAGGGGAGCGGCCCTCACCAGCCGCTCTCCTTTCGTTTTTCTTTTATGTTGGATTGCTAAAATGAAGACAAGGATAATATTAAATGAAAGCGATCTTATTTTCCGAGAACTTCCGGGGCAAGTATACCGGAGGGCGTTATCATGCTTTACTGTTTGCATTGTCATTGGCAAACAGTGGAATTGATGTTTTCTATGTAACTAACTTAATGCCATCCTTTCATTCCGACTTCTTTGGGTATGAAGCGGTAAGAAGAATCTCATGGATAGAAGGAGAAAATTGGGGAAAGGAATTTCTTTTCCATGAGTTTGACTTTGTAATTGGAACTCCATACAAAGGCCTTGAGCACGCTTCATACTTCGCCCGTTCCAAGCAAATACCATTAGTAGCCTTATTCTTTGATACTCCTAATTGGATGCGTGAGTATCGTGGAGAAGGATATGACACGGTAGATGATTTCTGGAAGGGTACGAGAAATGCTCTCAGTGATGCCTCAGTAATTATTCATTCCACAGAGGAAGGTAAGAAGTATTTTAATGAGTGGTATTCAGAATCTAAAGCTACTCAGCTTATCATTCCTCCAGCAATCAATTCTTTAGCCGCAGACAAGGCACCAAAACCCAAGAAACGCGATAATAGCATTCTCATGGTTGGAAGGAGTGCGGCGCACAAAGGCTTCCAGAAATTGGTGAGATCCCTTAAACGTGTAGAGGATCAGACGTATCTTGATATCTTTACGACTCAGATGGCCAATGGAGAGCGCGAAGCAATAGAGGCGGCGGCGCAGTCAAAAGGATATGAAGTCAGATACTTTGATGGTAGCAATGATGCAGATAAGTTCAAAGCATTGAAGCGCGCAAAGGTATTTGCTGCACCATCGTGCTTTGAAGGGTTTGGATTGACAGTGGCGGAAGCGTTGTATTGTGGAACACCGGTGGTTGCATTTGATCTGCCTGTGTATCAGGAAGTATTTGGGGGATTGGTAACTTATGCACCCTTAAAAGATTTTGAGATATTGGCGGATAAAGTAAATAAAGTATTAAATGCTCCGGACGATCCTACACAAGCGGAAATAAGCGCCAGATTCGCCAAACGCTTTTCATTCTTTGATTATGCGGATAGATGCAAACCGGTAGTGGATTTAGTTGAGAATGTGGATACGGCTTTTATATCCAATGAACCAGAAAAGAGGTCGGGCGATCTTAAGTTTTCTATAATCACTCCTTGTTACAACACTCCGGAAAAGTATTTGCGTGATATGGTCAATTCCGTATTGGATCAAACCTATACTAATTGGGAGTTGATAATAGTAAATGATGGTTCAAATAAATCCACTTCGGATTTGCTAGAGCATATAAGTGAGAAGGATGAACGGATAAAGTTATTCAATCTGAAAAAGAATTCAGGCATACCTGTTGCAACGAAGAAAGCATTGGAAGAAGCAACTGGCGATTTCATTGGATTCCTGGATTCGGATGACATTGCACATACCAATTTACTCGCGAGCATAGAGAAGTTTGCTGAGGACAATCCGCGGTACCGTTTGATTTATACAAACGAGCAGAAGATAGATGCATCCGGTAAGGTATTCGAGAAGGTATTGAAGCCGGATTGGAATCGTGATTTCTTTTGGCAAGGAATGTTTATTAATCACTTCAAATGCTTTGACCGAAAGTTAATCAAGAAAGTAGGTTATCCGCGGCCGGAGTATGAAGGATCTCAAGACTATGATTTCATCTTGAGGATAACCGAAGCACTGAAGGACAACGAGATCGGACACATTCCAAAGATATTGGTTGACTGGCGAATACACGGAAGCAATACATCGTCAGGGCGCGCCGAACCACAACTGCTTGCTCATGAGTTTGCAAAGAAAGCAGTTCGTGATTCTATGAAGCGAGTCAACTTCAAGGGATCACTTTTGCCTACATCGACTGCCGGATTCTATCGCGTCTATCGAGATGTGATTGGAAAGCCAAAAGTAGCCATACTTATCTTGACGAAGGACAAGACGCAGCATTTCAAAGCGTGTTTGGATTCGGTTCAACGTGAAACGGTCGGATTGGATTATCATGTCTTTGTTATGCACCATCATATTGACGACTCACCCGGAACGATGGCGAACCATAAGATCATCGAAGCAAATGGATATACTAATTGGGAATGGAAGGAGCAGTTCAATTATTCGAAGATGAATAATTTCTTGCTAGATAATATCCCCAAGGGCTATACTCATGTGGTGTTGCTTAATGATGACGTGATAGTTGGACCAGGTTGGTTGTATGAACTCTTATCTATTGTAACACAAGATGAGAAAGTGGGCATAGTCGGATCTCAATTATTATATCCTTTGAAGCATTCTTTAGGAGCGCCTATGTTCTTTAACTTCTCATGGATACTGAATGGTTATAGAATTCAGCATGCAGGAGTCAGCTTGGTATCGGATATAGGTGCTATTCACGATTACTACCAATTCGATTGTAATTCTTCAGCCGTTAACTTTGTAAGGGAGGTGGACGCTGTTACGTTTGCTTGTGCATTAATCAATATAAAAGTATTGGAAGATGGAGTTGTACTCGATGAGAAGATGGCGATTGAGTTCAACGATATTGACTTCTGCATGAAAGCAAAATCAAAAGGATATAAGATTATGTATACTCCCTGGTCTAAGGGATTTCATTTTGAGTCTCTTAGTCGTTCGGGACTGCAGTCGGATTCTGATGCATTGATATTCCGAAAGAGATGGGAGAAGCAATTGAATACAAGAAAACAATCAAGAGAGAGGATCAGAGAATGCCATCAGGGTTTATAGATCCGAAAGAGCATAATGTAGAAAAGATAGATTTGGGATGCGGTAGCAAAAAACGTGAAGGCTATTTCGGATTCGATTTTTGCCAACTTCCAGGAGTGGATCATGTTTGTGATTTGACAAAGGGAATACCACTGCCAGATAACTGTGTTGGTGAGATTTATTCTTCTCACTTTCTGGAGCATATCGATCCTCTTCAACCTATACTCCATGAGATAGTGAGAGTATGCAGAGATAGAGCTCGTTTGGAACTTTGGGTACCATGTGCGCGAAATGATATGGCACTTTGTCCTGGTCATAAGTATGCACTCTCGGAAACTGTATTTGAGCATATTTCTTGTAACTTTTCAGACGCATGGTTTACGGCGGGTACTTTACCTTTCGTTCTGGAAAGATTTGAGTATCACTATGTCAAGAGTCCTGCAACCTTAAGAAATGAATTGGGGCCTATGAATATAACTCTGGAGTTTGCCAGAAAGCATTTATTCAATATAGTACATGAAGTAGGATTCATAGGCAGTATAGCAAAACATAGAGTGAGATAATGCCATGAAAGTCTTAGTAACCGGTGGTTCAGGATTATTGGGAACAGAGCTGAAAGCTCAGCGTTCCGAATGGTACTATCCAGCACGTTCTATACTGGATGTTACCAACTTTGACAAAGCAAAGAAGGAGATAGTAATGCATAAACCTGATAAGGTTTTGCATTGTGCTGCTCTTACGTCTCCTCCGGTGTGTGATCAGAACAAAGATGCGGCAATTCAAGTAAATAAAGTCGGTACCGAAAATCTGGTCAAGATTTGTTCGGCATATGATATTCCATTGATCTATATATCTACTGATTATGTCTTCGATGGATTAAAAGAAGGAGGGATGTATAAAGAAAATGACTTACCTCATCCAGTTAATTTTTATGCAGTGACAAAAAGATTGGGAGAAGTAGCAGTAGAGAATTATCCGAATGGTTTAATTATTAGGACATCTTTTTGTTCTAAAGATAAATGGCCTTATCCGGGAGCATTCATTGATAAGTTTACATCCTTCGATACCGTGGATGTTATTGCTAAGGAGATTATCAAAGCGGTGAGGAAAGATATATTAGGACTTATTCATATAGGTACCACAAGAAAATCCTTTTATGATCTGGCAAAGAGATTATCTCCGGAAGTAAAAGAAATGTCAATACAAGATGTCCAATTCAATGTTCCTCCCGATACGTCTTTGGATAGTAGTAAGTGGAGAGGATTGAGGGTGGGATAAATGGCTTGGGAATATCTTGATACTGAGAAATGGGATGAGAGATTCATTCCCATTGCTAATTATTTGAAAGACAAGACGAAGAACAAAGTCATTATTGATTTGAACTGTGGCTCTGCGCGTCTTCATAAATATCTGGATGATGATTTCAAAGCGTATATTGGAAATGATACGCGAGATCTTGATTGCAGAGAAGATATTGATTTCAAATGCCAGACAGATGGTGAGTTTGTTAAAGAAGTAACGCAATGCGATATTCTTTTATATATCGGTGCGGGTGGTGGCTACTTCACAAAGAACGAAGACGAAAGTGAATACGGTTACCTTGCGTTCTTAGATCTGGTACGGCGCTTCCGTCCTAGGTATATCGCGGTGGAGTCAATTATAGCATGGCAAGAGCACTATGGATTTTTTACTCGTCTTGAAAAAGAGCTCCCATGGTACACTCTAGTAAGGGAAGAATCAATAACGGTAGAGGATTCGTTTATTGGAAAACGTCATTATCAGATTTATGAATTGACTAAGCAGGTATTCGCAACACATAAATGGCGCCAAGGAATTACGGAGGAGTATATTTGGTTCAGTCAGTACTGCGTGAACATTTCAAAGGCTCTTCCAACAGTATTGAAGACAGACGTATATAACGAGATAATGGGATTCCCGCCCGGAGGTGTTTTCCCACGTTTGAAATGTACCGGAGAGAAGTATACTATTGATATTGAAAAGTATTATATTGATGTATTCAATGAGGCGGACTTCTCAGATATCCATGCGGAAGTGGGAGACGTCAGGTTCTTGAAAAAAGATTGGTATGGTAAATTCGATTTGGTGTTAGATCTGTCAACGTTGGATCATATACATCCGGAGGAAATAGAATCAGCAATAAGTGAATACAATAGAGTACTCAAACCCGGCGGAGTACTGGGATTGATTTTCTGGGCAGCGGAAGCAGTTGATTATATTCCGCACGAGATCCAATATTTCTTCCCGCCCAAGTTTGCTTTGTCGATACTCAAGCGTTACTTTATTGAGTACGATAATGCAAAGTTCGCGGTGGGAGATAATACTTGGTTGCATTATTTTATAGGAAGGAAGTTCTAGGATAATTTTTTGTAAGGAGAATGGAAATGGATTTGTGGGATAGAGTTAAGCTTGTGGATTTGAAGGTCATGGAGGATGACCGCGGTTGGTTGTTTGAAATCGTCCACGAGACTGATGAGTTCTTTGAGAAGTTTGGTCAGGTCTATATGGTAGGCGATATGCAATCGATGACGGTCAGGGCGTTTCATCGTCACCGGATTCTCTGGGATTACTTTTGCATTGTCAACGGATCCGCGAAGTTCATATTGATAGATAATATCCCGGGAGCAGAATTGGTGGCTAAGTCTGGGGATCCGGATATCAATATGGACCGGGTGAAGATTTTCAACATTCACGCGAGAACTCCGAAACTGCTTGTGGTGCCTCCCACAATCTGGCATGGCTGGATGAGTTTGGAACAGAACACTATTCTCTGCTCGACCGGATCAGAGATATATAATAAAAAGAATCCTGATGAAGAACGCATTTCTTGGGATGTCCTGGGAAAGGACGTGTGGGATATACAGTTCAAATAATCAGGACACTGCGAAATCCTACGCTATTCCTTACTGAAATGTAAGGGCATGAGTGATTTATCATATGGCGTATACCGGAGCGCTCAGCGCGGTCTGAGAGCGTCATATATTCGGTTGATGTGGAAATAGTATAGGTTTTCTTAGGTATGTGCGGAGAAACCTATCGATTTATGCGGCTTTCATGCGTGAAAGCCAGGAAGCCGCGCGGAGGCGGAATTCATGCGGTATGATTATTACTGTCCGGTATGCAACTTCGAGAAAGAAGTGACTCACTCTATGAAGGAGAATCCGCTTGTTGCGTGTCCGAAGTGCAAGCACAAGATGGAACGCAAGATCGGAAATCCTCAAGTGTTGTTTAAGGACTCTAATGTCAATGGTCCTTGGACGTGGGAAAAGAAATCGAGACGCTGGTTCAACTCTGCTGAGAATGAGCGAGTGTCGGGATTAGGGAAACGTACTTCTGACGAGAAGGAAAAAGAATTCTATTCAAAATGAGAGGACGGATCAGGAAATGAAGATTTTGGTAACAGGTGGTCTAGGATATATTGGTACAGTGCTGTCTGACATTCTTCTTGGCGAAGGCTATGCCATAACGATTGTGGATAAAGGAATGTTCGGAACAGAATATCTAAATGAGCTGAGTGGTCGGCCTGAGTTCATCCGAAAGGATTTCAGATCATTCACCGCTGAGGATTTGAAAGGCTTTGATGCCGTTTGCCATCTTGCTGGATTGTCAAACGATCCAATGGCGAATTTTAATCCGGAGGCCAACGATGCCATAAACAATGTTGGTGCTGTGAAGTTCGCGGAGGAGTGCGCGAAGGCTGGAATTGAGCGTTTCATCTTTGCGTCTTCTGCCGCAGTGTATGGATTCCAGGATACGAATATTCTCACGGAAGAAAGTCCTGTAGATCCTAAATCATTCTACGCGGAAGCAAAGTACAATGCGGAATGCGGAATGTTAAAGATCGCGGAGCACGGAACACTCAAACCTACATTGCTTCGGCAAGCGACAGTGATGGGTGCATCTATCCGGCCGCGGTTTGATCTGGTGGTGAATACGATGGTCAAGGACGCATTACTTCTTGGTCGGATTTTGTTGGTAGCCGGAGGGGAGTGTTGGCGTCCATTGGTGAACGTTGTAGACGTGGCGAAAGTTTGGACAAAGCTACTGGAAATGCCGATAGATAATATAAAGTATCAGACAGTAAATGTAATGCATAAGAACTACCGTATTTCTGAGCTTGGAAATTATGTTCGGCATTGCATACATACAGTAGAGCCGGATATTCCTATAGAAGTGATTCCGGACTACGACAGCAGGGAAGTCAGAAGTTACAGTATATCAGGAGAGAGGCTTAAACAGTTAATTGGATTCGATGCGCCAAAGACGGGAGTGATTGAAACGGTACAGACATTGTGGAAACAGTTGATGAGTGAGTTTCCAGATCGTTCTGATCTTCTCAATCCAAAATATTACAACATAAAGTTTCTGAACCTGATGAAAGATATGGAAAGCTTTTTTGCGGAGTGCGGTGATATTTTTTGAGGAGATAGGAAATGCCATATACAAATAAAACAAAAGTAACAGAGTATGGCATTGCCGAAGCGGATATTCCGGATACATGGATCCAAGAAGCAGATGATTTTGTGAATTCTAATCTTGGAAAGTTCGGCAATACCGAATCAGAAACAATAGAGATAGATTCGATTGACTCGAACTTCATCGACATCAATCAGCGAGAGACCCATGGTCCGATCCAATCTATTTCCAGTCTGAAGATTGATGGCAACGAAGTTGATGCTGCAAATATGAAGATCTACACTTCAGAAGGATACATCCGCCTGACCAGTTGGGCGGATGATCTTTCGGACTTGCAAGTGGACGGTTCTTACGTCAGGACGATAAGCCCTGATTACTCCCCGGAGAAACGCGGACTGTTGAATATCGAGATCACTGGCATATTCGGATGGCCAACAGTTCCGAATGATATTATAGCACTCGCCACTTTGTTTGTGGTCAAGAAAGCGTTGACGTTCAAAGGAGGAGAAGCAACCGGTGACATCATAGCCGAGACGATTGGTCGATACTCCTACAAGAAAAAGTCAACCGGTGAAACGTTATCGCCCAAGCAAGTCATCGAAGAGGAGATGGATGACATCATGTCTCGGTATGGTGGTGCGGGTGATATAGTAGGGGAGGCAATATAATGCCATTGTTAATTCCAAATATCCTGACGCGAATAATGCAGGACAACCAGCTCTATCCCAGTCCTGTTAAGAAAGTCAAAACCGGATGGGTCGATCCTGAGAAGGACATGACTTATCCGATGATCACTATACGCGAGACGCCTGGCGAGAGCCATGCTGTATTTCCATCAGCAAGCGACACCATAATAATTACTGCGTGGGTCAAGGGGTCGGATGATCAGCCTTACAAGACATTGGTGAGTGATATTGGTGAGCGATTGATTACCTTACTAAACAAACAGAATGTAGCACTGAGCACCGGTGGCTTGGTAGTAAACTTGTTTGTAAAGTCGGGAGGAGGATTCGCGGTATATGATTCTGATCTGGATATATGGTCATACCCAATAAACTTTGACACGGTGTATGAGGAAGATCCAGCAAACAACGATCCATAAGTCTTGAGGAATCAGAAATGTCTTTCAGTTCTTTATTGAATACTACGGCCGTTATTAAGAAATGGACTGCTGGATCGGTAAACGAGTTCGGTGAGTCCAAGAATGTTCTGCAGATCATAGCATCAGAGGTTAGAGTTCGAGTTCAGCCCATAAGCGCTAAGGAGGAGCAGGAGGAGTTTGGTGAAGTTACAAATGCCGATGTGGTTATCTTCGCTTCTATCAATGCGCCAGTAAAAAATAACTACGAGATCTGGGTCAACTCGGATAGGTATAAAATAATTAAGCCTCACGATGCAGGTGGACAAGGACATCATTTGGAAATTCTTGCTGATGAGATTCAGCATACTGATGACGAGAACGACTGATGGCAGGCGTAGTAGAGATAAAAGTCATCGGGCTTCCAAGCCTCATGCGGAAGTTTGCAATGGTTCGCAAACAAAAGCAATTGGAAGCAAAGATGGCATTTCAGCAAATACTGCTGGCGGTGGAGACGCGAGCAACTGAAAAAGCTCCGGTTGGTGAATCAGGTGCTTTGGCAGCAAGCATTGAGAGTTGGATGACCAAAAGCGGTCCTCATGTTTTTGAGGGTTATGTTGGAACACGGATGCAAGGAAAGACAGATATTCCTTATGCGTACTTTGTTGAGTATGGAACTGGAATGTACGGTCCGAAGAAGCAATGGATCTATCCGAAGACGCAGGAAGCAATGGCATTTGAGTTGCCGGATGGAACAGAGATAGTAAGAAAGAGGGTCAAAGGACAAAAGAAACAACCGTTTATGAGGCCGGCAATCAAATATGGTGAGCGCGTATTATTGAGTCGGTTCAAGAAAGTGTATAAGATGAAATGAAGTTAGATACAAGAAAAGTAAACCAAAAGAAGTCTGATTTTCCAACGCTCAATCCAGAGAGCTTGGAATCCGTGACTTGTAATGATCGGACATTTAATTTCTTTTCATTGTCTAATATTGACAGCACTCCATTATTGATAAAAGGCTTCACTGATTTTCTTGGAGGATATGCGGAGCATACGAGAGAAGTATTGACACGATTGGATGAGAGTCATAAGTTTCACATACAGCTTGAGAAAATACCATCGCTGATAGATCTGGATCCATTTGAGTATCAGCGAATTCTACGCTATACATTCCGGAGAGTCAATCCAAAAAAGGCTACTATGCTATTGATTGCCGGCCCTGGTTGGATGTGGCATGAAAGGAAGCGGAAAGTAAAAACAAAAATAGCGTGGACGATGACGGAGAGCCGAAAGTTTCCAAAGTATATGAAGAAATGGTTTGATCAGGTGGACGAAGTTTGGATGCCTACGCCATTGGACAAGGTGAGATTCGAGTATTTGAAAGTAACCGGATGCTCGGTAAAGGTAGTTCGTTTGGGTGTCGATATTAACAAGTATAATCCAAACGTGGAACCCATGAAGATTGAAGGATTGCAGGATAAGTTTGTTTTTGGATTCGTTGGATCATGGAATGCGAGAAAAGGAGTGAAGGAAATAGTAAGAAGTTTTATTCGTGCTTTTGAAGGCCGGAAGGACGTGGCTCTTTTAATGTTTGCCAAGTATTCAAATCGGCCTTATGGTTGGAAGAGATTCATAAAGGATCATTGGACGATACAAAAAGAGTATTCTGATATAACGTCTGATTTCCTTAACTCACAGATTCCTACAATAAAGATCTGTGATGTTTCGCTTCATCCGAATTTAATGCCGCATCTCATGGCAAGAATGGATTGTGGTATCGGCGCTTCCAAGGGAGAAAGTACATGGTTGCCCGGATTGCAATTCGGTGCTATGAAGAAGCCAGTGATTCAAACAGATTGGGGTGGATTCCGAGACTATTTGAACCACGGCAATTCTTATTTGGTGCGCGTGAAAGGATTTCGGGAAGCGGATAAAGATCTTTATTTGGGTACTTCTGATTATTATAAAGGAGAAGAATTTGCAGTTGTAGATGAGGATGATTTGGTTGATAAAATGAAAGCAGTAGAGCGAGATAGCTCTGAAAGAAATTTAAGAGCTGAAAATCTGTATAAAGAAGTTCTTGAATGCTCATGGGATTCTAGGATTGAGACAGTCAGCTCTTTGTTAACTTAATCTTTGAGAAGGAGATTATAAATGGCTAAGTATCGTTTTTCAGTTGGAACATTGCAGATGGGTGGCAATGACATCGGTACCCTGCAAGATTGCACTGTGAGCTATGATGGTTCGCCGGAAGAACTGCGCGGTGGAGATTATCGTTTACCCTTGGCAATCGAACTCGGCGATATGTCGGTTGAGATCACAGCAACGGCAATCAGAATCAACACGTATGGCAATATCCAGGATATCTTGGATGGTGCTAAGGTCGATGTGGTTCTGGGTGTTGGAAAGAACAGTGGTGGCTTGGTCGGTACTATCGCGGGATGCAAATTGGTTTCTCACGAAATCAGTTCAGCCCAGACCGATTATGTCACCGGTACATTTACCTTCCGGCAGATCGATCCGGGAAGTGATATGACGAAGCAAACGTCATAAGCAAGTAGCATGTTTCATTTTTAACGAAGGAGAGGATTATTATGAGTAAGGTAAGGGTAGTATTGAAGTCGGAGGATGGTAGTGAGCAAGTAACGTTTCGCCCGTACACCATAGAGCAGATGATGCAGCATGGTGAAGATCTGGAAAAGCTGATGAAGTTGAACGCAGAAGGAGATCAAACGCCTATCATCGAACAGTGGCAGTTAATCCTTCGTTTGTTCACGGCATCAGCACGGCGTACTCATTCAGATATAACTGAAGAGAGGGTGAGTAAAGTCGTGGATATGGGAGACGTTGAAATAATTACCGACTTGATTTCGGGAAAAATGCCCAAACAGAACGAAGGAGATTCAGAAGCTGAAAACCCTTCGGAATAAACCTTGTCGATTTAATCCATAGACTTGCTACGTCCTATGGATGGTCCATTGAGTATATCGAGAGCCTGGATTCTACTATGGCTTTTGAGCTTCTCAAACGGATAGGAGAAGATCAAGAAGATTTGGAATTGGCATTATCAGAACATCCTGATTCTTTGCCTTCATCAAAAAGAAAGGATGTTATAGACTGCGATTCCGAAGACGGATTGAGAGCGTGGTTCATTCTGCATGGAGTTGATCCGGATAAGCAGGATGGTTCAATAGTCATGGACACTCGGCAAGCGTGTTTGAATGTAGCGAAAGCGAAAGCAAGGAGTTGATATGCCTGCACAAGTGATTGGTGATCTTTCAGTTCGTGTTTCTGCCAATGTAAGGAAATTCAATACTGGCATAAGAATGGCGGCGGCAAAGTTGGCGTCACTATCCGGAATGGCACGGACTGTTGCTGCCTCTGCTTCAGTTGCTTCTAAATCGCTTACACTCATGGCGGCATCCATGAGAAAGGTTGCAGCGGTTTCGTTTGCAGGATTGAGTAAGGGAATAACAGCGGCCGCCAATGGAGTGCAGGGCTTGGGTCGAGCGGCAAAGAGAATGGGGACAATCGGAACCATAGCATTTGCCGGAATGACCTATGTAGGTGGTACATTTGAAAAGCAGATGAACATTATAAAAGGAGTAATGGTCGGCGCAGGAAATTATACTGCGGAAGCTCTGGATAGAATGAGGGCAAAAGCGAAAGATCTAGGAGCGACTACAAAGTTCACTGCTAAAGAAGCCGCGGATGGTATGGAGTTATTGACTCGTGCTGGATTCAATGCGGATAAAACAATTGGTGCTATGAGTACGGTACTTGCAGGAGCACAAGCGAATAATATAGCATTAGCGGATTCTGCGGATATCGTTGCTCGTATTTATGGCCCATTGGCAAAGAAAGTGAAGGATGCTGGAGAAGTAATGGATATTGTTACTGTTGCTTCAGCGCAAGCCAATACCAATATAATGGAAATGAAGGAAGCATTTAAGTTCGTGGCTCCGGCAATCACAACAGCGAAGACAAGCGTGAAAGAAGCCGCCGCGGCATTGGACGTTCTTGCGGAGTCAGGTTTGAAGGGAGGCATGGCCGGCACAGGTTTGAGGAGAATGTTTTCAGCTTTGTATAAGGCCTCTCCCGCATTGACCAAGGCATTGAAGAAGTACGGCCTTGAGGTTGCGGATCTCGATCCCAAAACCAATTCGCTCACCGAGATCATTCAGAAGATGGAGAAGGCCGGATTGGATTCGGCAACAGCTTTCGAGTTGTTTGGTGAACGTGGTGGTCCAGCAGTAAAGGCGCTACTGGATAAAGGATCGGTAGCAATCAAAAAATATCAAGCAGGATTGCAGGGTATTGAAGGAAGAACAATTTCAATGCAGAAGGAAATGGATAAAGGATTGTTTCCTGCTTTGCATATTCTCAAGTCGGCAATGCAGGCTCTTTCCATTGAAGTATTCGAGACGTATTCCCAGAAGCTGTCAAATATCATAAGAAGAACCGCAGCCTGGATAGGCGCCGTGGCGAAGTCTGTCAGAACTTCAGAAACTTTCAGAACCATGGTGAATAAAATATGGGTAGCGGTTTCTTCATTGGCACGCGGAATAATCGATATGGTCGGAGCTATTGGTATCGACTTGTTTGGTCCTGCAAAAGAGTCAGGTAGTGCTTTTGTAGAAGGGGTTACTCAGCTTGGTTTGAAGTTGCAGGATTTAGCAAAGAACAAAGAAGTAATCAGTTCCATTACTTCTACCATAAGAGGAATTGGTTCTGCGGCAATGTGGGTAGGAAAGAAAATTTATGAAGGAATCATAATCGGAATTCAATTAATCAAGGCTGCAATACCAACGGTACAAGTAGCCTTCTGGAGCATGGCTACTCAAGTTGCCGAAGCAATAAATTGGATTTGGCAACAGATGGCGAGCTTCAAGGGAAGAATGATTGGAATGTTTAAGGTAGTATCAGGAACTGCTCAGCAAATGTTTTGGAAAATGTCAGCCGCTATTACTACATCGTTAAACAATGCCTTGAATTTTTTTATTAAGAAGGCACAGCAGACCATTTATGCTTTGCGTTTGGAAAAAGTAATCAAGGTAAGAAAGGTTGATTTTCTAGGTGACTCTTCCAAGATAGCAAAGATTCAAGCTAAGAAAGCTGGTGAGACCATAAATGAGGGTCTCCGGCAAATTATCGAAACCAAAGCGCCGGATCTCATTCCTCAGTCTAAGATTGATGATATGCGGAACAAAGTTAAGGGAATTACTCCTTTGATGCAACAAGAAATTGGTAATCTTTGGAAGAAGGTATCCGATGTAGGAAAGGGACAGCCTTTCGGTGCTGGTATTGCAAAAGAGGCTGGCTCTCGAATGAAAGCAGCGTCGGTCGAAGCAAAGAAAGCAGTAGCGCCTAAGGAAGCAAAGACTGGGGGAGAGGCAGTGGTTGAGGACAGAAATGTAGTACCACAATTACTATCACAGGTAAAACTGCTGCGCGAGTTGCTGGGCAAGTCGCGTACAATGAAAGAAGAAACATATAAGGGATTTTTAGATCTCATTGATCAACAGAAGCAGTATATTAATACCGAAGCAGAACGAAAAGCTCTGGGTGCTATTCAAGTTCGGTTACGTCAGTTTGAAGTTGAGGGATCCGGACAAACGTCATTGAGTGAACGCAGAGCTTACTGGAGCGGATAATGGCAATACTTCAACACGGTTCGGTAGTTACGTTTGGAACAGTAAAGATTGGAACTCATTCTTATGCTGTTCCTAATGTTGAGCGTAATTTGCTGACGGAACAAATACCGAGAGCCGAAGGAGTTTATATTAAAGATCTCGGAGGGGGTCAACAGTCTCTTTCAGTGGCGGGTTGGATCACCCAAGAGACTCGGAGCAGGATGACATTGATAGCCTACTTACAGCAGTTACTGGAACAGCTATCGGCGGTATCAGCTCCGGCATCCTTGTATGATTTTACCTATGAATATTCTAATTGTTTTTTTCAGGGCTTGTCTTACGGCACTGAAGACAGGCATTGGGCTACATTCAGTGCTAACTTTTTAAGATCGATTGCGTGAAGATTAGGATAATTGGCAATTGAGTTTCTAGGAGAAGATTAGGATGAATATTTTAATGGTGGGTAGTGGATTTGCGTTTAGTACGAAGGATGTTGGTGAAGGCTTTTCAGAAGCATTTCGGCGTCTTGGGCATACTGTCTGGGATTATGAAACCAATCGGGTTTTGGATTTCTTTCAAAAAGCGATTCAAGTAAACTCGATATTCGATCCAGAATTGAATATGTCCAAGAATGATTTCTTTGAGCTTATTGCTCAAGGCATCTTGAACTATTGCGTGAGGTATGCAATAGATTTTGTCTTTGTCATTCATGGTGCCAATATTCATACTGGGATAATAACCAATGTAAAGAAGCTTGGAATCAAAACAGCAGTATATTTGACAGATGAGCCTCAGCAGGTAAATGTTTCAAAAGAATTCACGCCTTACTATGATTATGTCTTTACCAATGAAAAGAATACAGTAAAAGTACATGGTGAAGATAAGACGATGTACTTACCCACTGCTGTGGATCCTAATGTATTTTACCCACGCCGCGTTCCCAGAAACTATTTGTCTGATGTCTTAATTGGCGGATCATTATTCGCGGAAAGAATGGATGCACTGGATAAGCTAGAAAAGGAATTGAAACGGTACCGCTTGAAGATCGTTGGAAACTCAAGAAGAAATTTCAAGTCGGATTATTTGAATTCTATTTGGAGAAGGGGAAGCGTATCAATAGAAGAAATGGCGAAGTTCGATGCCGGTACAAAGATAGCATTGGATATTCCCAGAAACGAAATGGTTTCTGAATACGGAAGAACCAATCCGGGGATTTTATCTACCACGGTATCTCCGAGAGTATTTGAAGTGCCCGCGGCAGGAGCATTATTGCTGACATGGAAAAAGCGTGAAGCAGTCAAGGAGCTATTTCCGGATGATATTGTAGCACTTTATGATGAGATAGACGAGATACCGAAGATCATAGAGCACTACATGAAGAACAGAAAAGAACGTGAGCAGTTGATTGCACGAGCAAGAAGTCACGTTCTAAAAAATCATACTTATGAAAACAGAGCCAAAGATGTTTTGAAGTTTACTGGCGCTGATGAGAATAGAGTTATGGTACCAGTTACGTTGGGAAATGCAAGAGAAGCGGTGAATGATTTAACCATGAATACGTGGAAGAATGTTTGGGCAGAAAACTTCAAGAGGAATAAACCTGAGCTTTCCAAATCGAAAACTCTGGATGATCTATTCAAATCGTCTGAGGATAAGGTGGGAGTATTGATCTCCTCCGCACCATCAGTTAATAATATTAAAGACGATTTGAAGGGATTTCTGGGGATGGGAAGAACCAAGCGCATAGTAATAGGTGCTAATTCAGGTTTCAGGATTATGTGTGAGTGGGGTATAGAGCCAGACTACTTTATTGCAATCCATCCAGAGGATAATGTGGTAAGGCATTTTGATGGAGTGGATACATCGAAGCATGAGATGCTGGCGTCGTCAGTACTTCACCCTGAAGTGATTAAAGCGTGGAAGGGTAAGAAGAGATTTTTCCATACTATGGGAATTGGATCGGTACATCCTAACATACTGGATGAAGTTAAACTGACGATTCTCGGATCTGCCTTATCCGTTGTATTTACCGGTATCAGTTGTTTGATCGGTATGGGTTGCAAAAAGATTCTTATTGGTGGAGTTGATTTGGCATACACCGGCGGTAAAAAGTATTACGATGAGACGATAAGATATGAGGATATTCAGAAAGAAGGTTTATTGATTGCCAAGGATGTTAAAGACGGAGCAGTAATTACCAATCTGCTCTATAACGAGATGCGAGAAACCTTGGTAGAATTGACAAGCGCTTATAAGCAAATTGAGTTTTTTAATATCACCGATGCGGGAATTTTATATGGCCCCAATATCAAGGTGAAAAGTTTGACAGAACTTGGAAAGGAGGAAACGAATGTCTCCAGTAGTCGCAAGTGATCTATTGTGGATTCTTTCGTCAATGATGGCGCCCAGTGATGGTGCACCGGCAGGTGGCGGAGAAGACGGTTCAGAGACAGAGCTGGATGGAACATTGGGTCAGGTGTTCTATACAGTCGCAGCACAAGAAGCAGGCGGTTCGGATGTGATTCGGTTCCAGAAGGTATTCGCAAAGAACAAGAACGCAACCACACCGCTCACAGCATCGAAGGTTTGGATTCAGGCACAAGAGCACGCTGGGCAGATTCAGATCGGATTGGCATCGTCACTCGATGATACCAAGAGTATTCCCAATCCGCTCACTGCACCCAGTGACATCGTATTTGCTGACGCTCCATCAGAAGGCGCGGCAATCGATGTTGCCAACAGTGGCAGCTTGACTGCCGGATCAGCACAAGGAGTTTGGTTGAAGCAAACGATTCCAGCAGGTACTCAGGCAGACGCGTCAGTTCCGGCGACATTGAGACTTAAAGGCCAGACAGCCGGGTCATAAACATCCGGAAGCAAACTGATGACGTAGGAGAGAGTCACGATGCCTGTAGGAATCGATGAATACACGAAACTTCTTGATCATTTCAATGGTCCCGACGCTGGTCAGAATTTCCAAGACTACTCGGGACAAAATCATACCATAACTGCAAATGGAGATGCACAGCACTTCTCCCATCCTTTATTGGACGGGAGGGGTGCTTTGTACTTTGATGGGTCCGGTGACTATCTTCACATACCAGATTCGGATGATTTTAATTTTGGAAGCAATGCCTTTACGATTGACTTTTGGTTTAAGGACGATGGATCTTCTGCAAACTATCCTAGTTTTATAGCAACTCAAGGCGGTTGGGCTAATGGGTTTGCTATTCGATACAATAATGTTGGACAAGCTCAAAAGGTAAGTGTTCATTGGCAACCAGAAGGTGACCCAATTTTAACATCAACGAATACTTTCGCTACTGGGACTTGGCATCATGTGGCAGTGGTAAGGAGTGGAAGTAATCTTTACCTATTTGTAGATGGTACTTTGGAAGATTCTGATTCTAGTATTTCGACCGATTTGGATTTGGCTTATGGTGGTTCTGTTAGACTTGGATGGGCTACATGGGATGGCGGAAATGGATATTATAAAGGGTATATCACGGAAATGCGAATTTCCGATATAGCCCGTTGGACGTCTGGTTTCACTCCAGAGACTTCACAGTATGCAGAAGATGCCAATACACTACTATTAATCCATACTGATGAACCAGACCTGACAGTTGCCGCAAAAGACGAAAGTGATTCTGGACATTTTGTAACAACCGTTGGAGATGTTTATTCAGATAAAACACATCCGCTAAATGATGGTAAAGGGATACTGGTTTTTGATGGAACTGGAGATTATTTTACTACACCAGATTCGGCAGATTGGGAATTGGGTTCAGGTGATTTCACTTTAGATTTCTTGGTATATCCTATATCGGGGGCATCCGATCCGTACATTCTTACTACTCGATCCGGTTCTGGTAATACAACTATAGGAATTTTTATAGGACATACTTCAAGTAAATGGAGAGTGGTTGTCTTTTCTGGATCCGATGATTACGGATCCTATGATGCAGAGAATGTCACTTTCGATGCTTGGAGCCACATAGCTCTGGTAAGAAATGGCTCCACCGTTACGGCTTACCTGAATGGCGTTGCTATGGGAACGGGAAGTGCTTCTTCAGATATTGGAAGCAGTTCTGTAAACGATCCAAACAGCTTATTAGGGATTGGTAGGGACGCGTATTATTCCTCCAGAGTATTCAAAGGGTATCTGACCGAGATAAGAATTTCCAAAGGAGTGGCTAGGTGGACTTCCGCATTTACACCACAGTCCACTCAATATTCTTCTGATTCTTACACAAAACTATTAATCCACGCCAACGATGTGGAAGGCGATACGACACCGGAAGATTCATCAGGGTCTTCCCATACGATTACTGGTTCCGGAGATGCTTATGTAAAAGTAACGAAGCCTCTAGTGGATAATCAATGGGAGATGATTTTTAGCGGATCCAATGATTATTTGTCCATAAGAAACTTTCCTGATTTTGATTTTGGATCAGACGACTTAACCGTTGATTTCTGGTTTTATCCAACGGTAGAAGGCAGATTCGCTCTATTTGCTGGATCGACAGATTACTGGTTTGGATTTGACTATCATTATCAAGGAACGCGAAATATTAATCTTTGGGTATCTGGTAACGGGAGTTCATGGAATTTAATAAATGCGGATCCGGGCGGTAATGGTATAGGGTCTACCTCCTTAACCTTGAATACTTGGAATCATTTCGCCGCTGTTAGAAACGGTAATAATTGGATGACGTTCATAAACGGGGTTAAGGATATTGATATTACTGTTTCTGGTAGTATCGTGACTAAGGATGAAGCAAAGAAAATAGGAGAGTGGGGAAACGGTACGATGGATTTGACCGGCAGAATTACGGAGTTTAGAGTCTCAAGAGGGATAGCCAGATGGACTTCAGGCTTTACACCAGAAACATCAAAGTACACTGCTGATTCCTACACAAAGTTATTAATACATGGTGGCGGTGTAATTGATAGCTCTAGCAGCAATCGAGCATTGAGACCTTATGGAAATGTAAAAGTAAGAACCTGCGGAAGATTTGGGAGAGGATCGTGTATATTTGATGGCACCACCGATTATCTTTCTATTGCCGACCACGATGATTGGAATTTTGGAACAGGAGATTTCACAGTTGAAGGGTGGCTACTTTTGGACGCCCAAGCCGCCACTGATATGTTCATCAGTTCTATTACCAGCAATCAACTTTATATTCAACCATTCAAGGCGGGTAATCGGTGGGATGTTATGCTGGGAGGATCGTCAACAAAGTTTTCTGATTCAGATATAAAAATAGGCGAATGGATGCACATGGCGATGATAAGGACCAGCGGCACCGTTAAATTCTTTGTGGATGGCGTGCAGAAGGGATCCAACTGGTCGAATTCGAACAGCGTGGATATGAATGGTGTTTACTACGGCAGACGCTGGGATGGGAATTATTTGGCTGGAAGGATAGACGAACCGCGGATCAGCAAAGGGATCGCCCGATGGACTTCCGATTTTACGCCACCGAATTCTGAATACACAAAAGAGTGGACATCGGATGGTCCTATTACTTACGCTATTGGGGATGTCTTCATAGGAAGTGATGGAGATATCTTATATGGTTACGATGGGAAGATAAAATCAGATGGACCAATTCTATATGACTATCATTCTAAGCTTTCAAAAGATTCCGATATACTATATGAGATTCTAAAAGAATTAAGTAAGGACGGTCAAGTTGTTTATGATTATCTTTCCAATTTGGTAAAGGATGCTGAAGTTGTCTATGACTACTATCAACAATACCCACATGCCGATGGAGGAATTCTTTACAAGTATATTAATGAGTACCTGAAGGATGGACAAGTACTTTATGATTATGTTAAGTCAGTGGTGAAAGATGGAAGTCTATTATATCGATATTCAGGCGTTCCCATCAAAGACGCGCAAGTACTCTATAGAATTCTAAATGACATCAAAAAAGATGGTGGAATTCTATATGATATAATCAACCGGTTCGAGATCGATGGCAATATAGCATATGCCTACAAGGGGACGTTGATAAAAGATGGTTCTATCGTGTACGATACAGTTCTGGATGTGGCGAAGAATGGAGCATTTGCCTATCAGTTGATTCAATTATTACAGGTAGACGGTCCGATCTTTTACATGTATACTGGGCCCCTTTACAAAGATGGAAACTTGCTGTATCAGTACAATCAGTCCGCGGTGAAGGACGGTTCTTTCGTGTATGATATGATAGAGGAGTGGATGGATTGGATAAAAGTAATTCAACATCCTGCTTCGCAAGATTCAGTAATAGCAACCTGGGACTACACGAGCAAGCCAGCGGGGTATGCAGGGCAAGTATTATTTGACGTGTATCGGAATGGTGCGCTGTATGCAGAGAACATAAAAGAGGAAGATGATTTCAGACGAGTAATAGGAGGCATGGCACGCGGAGGCAAGTATATTATAGATGTAATTGCCAAACCGTTTACCTGGAGTACCAGAACTTTCGATTATTCTCAAGTGGGTGATAAAGCATTTCTGACGTGGCAAGGATCTAATTCCGGGGATGTTGTTAAGTATCGTATTTATTGGGATCAGGGACAAGGGGGAACGCCTGATGTTTTATTGGATGATGTATTGGTAAATGTTGACTAACGAAAAGACAATTGTTATTCTTGGAACGGCAAGAGGTGGCACTTCTGCCATTGCCAGCATACTCATCAGTGCCGGATTATTCTTTGGTTATCAATTCAAGGAGGCTGGAAATTTCGAGGATATAGATTTTGTAGGAAAGAGTCTGGATGAGATGCGCGTTAAGATTGAAGAGCGGAATAAACAGTTTGACATTTGGGGTTGGAAGGATCCGTTCTTGGTTAATCGATTGGAGATTATTCACGAGATTAGAAACCCAAGATTGATTTTTGTATTCAGAGATCCTATAGCGGCATTTGATTCGGTTACAAACAGAGACAAGGTTAAGTATGTTCCAAAATCGTTCATCCGAAGTCGTTTGGTAATATATCAAAAGATTTTGGATTTCATTTCTGAAAGTTCGTATCCATTTTTACTATTGAGCTTCGAGCGCTTAATACGGAATCCGAAACGAGAAGTTGAAAAGATGTTGGCGTTTTTGGATATTGATGAGAGTAGAGTTGAGAAGGCATTGGTTGGGTTCAACAGAAAGAGATTGGTTGATTTCGATAATGGAAAATACAAACTGTCAGACTATATTAGTAATGGGGCTGGGTAGGGGTGGAACGTCCAGCGTGGCGAAGATCATGGATCATCTCGGAATCTTCATGGGAAAGACTGAAGAGTTCGAGCCGTCCTGGTTTGGTTACGATTATGAGGACTGGACGTTTACTCGGGAGAGTTACCCATTGGCTTTTGAAGGCAAGCACAGCGAGATCGGTGATAAGATAAAACCGATTATTGAAGAAAGAAACAAAACTTACAACGTATGGGGCTGGAAGGATCAGTTACTCTATACTTACATAGAGCAGATTATTTCATCAGTGAGGAATCCTTATGTCATCTGTGTCTGGAGAGATGTGTTTGCAATGGCGCAATCCATACACTACCGAGACGCTGACGATGCTCCATTGAGTGGGACGATGCTCAATCGCTTGAGGGATTATACGGAGATAATAAATTGGGTACGAGAGAATGATGGAGCTTATCCAGTGCTCCATTGCAGTTTCGAGAGAATATTGAGAAATAAGAAATATGAAATTGACAGAATAGTTAAGTTTTTGAAATTGAATCCGACAGGAGTTCAGATAGAAAAGGCTTATGCTTCTGTTATTAATACAGCATTCCAAGAGGTAGTAGACGATGGCTGGCGGAATTGATGAATATACCAAACTGATTCTTCATTGTGATGAAGACGATAAGCAACAGAGTCTGAAAGATTTCAGTACTTCGGATCATGCTGTCACTTGTCAAAATCAGTGCGCTGCATATCGCCATCCGTTCACGGACGGTGAAGGGATTCTGTACTTCAGCAGTGGTTATAGATTCAACTCTCCTTCCGATTCTGATTTTGATCTCACCGGAACAGACTTTACGGTTGAGACTTACGTGTTCAACAATTACAATCCGATTTCGTGGCCGGTTGATAATGGCATCTGTGGATATAGAATTGATGACAACAATGCTTGGGGCTTTTGGTATGATGGGGCTAATCTGAGATTCACGGTGGTCAGCGGTGGTGCAACAATCATAGATATCTCAAAAGCAACTAGCTTGAATCAGTTCACGTATTATCATTTGGCAGTAGTGAAGCAAGGAACGTCTTATGAAATGTTTGTGGATGGTACGAGCATTGGAACGGCTACGGATTCCGATACCATTCCTAGTTTCAGTGGTGGAACGTTTCATCTTGCAAGAAAGCAGAATATTGTAAGACCCTGGCAAGGACATATGGCAGTTCTGCGGATTAGTGATAATGCTCGATACACCACAAACTTTTCCAAGCCGACTACGAAGTTCACGGTTGATGGAAATACAAAAGTTTTAGTCCAGCCAAAAACAACAGACAATCCGACTCCATTTACGGATGATACCGGACACGTATTTACTTCATCAGGATTACCTCAAGCCAAACTGATTAAGAGTGTGAAGAAGTTTGGACTTGGATCCCTATGGAAACGCTTTGACAGTGTTTCGTATTTTGCTATTCCAGATTCTGATGATTGGTTTTTGAATGGTGACTGGACGATTGATTTTTGGTTCTACCCATTGTACTCAACTGATGATAGAGTGGCAGGCTTCAGCCAAAGACAAGATGCTGCTAATTATATTTATGTTTACCCTTATAATGCTGGTGGCAATTCTGATATTTTTGTAAACGGAGAATCCGCGGATACGCCTTTCGGAGTGGGCATTGATTGGTCACCAGGGTTTGGATCAGGAGAAGAGTGGGTACATTTTGAAATCTGTCGGTTTGGAAATACTGTGTATGCTTTCAAGGATGGTGATCTTCTTGGAACGGCACCACTCTCTATAACATTTTCTAACTTCTCAGGCGAGTTTAGATTTCCAAACATCACCACATCTGACGGTGGAGTGCTTTCAGCCATGGATGGATTCTATGACGAGATTAGATTCTCCAATGGAATCGCTCGTCATATCGCAAGCTTTACTCCATCAACTGAGCCTTATTCTATAGAGCTTGAGGAAGACGGAGAGATATCTTATGATTATTTAGGATCTCTGAAAAAGGACGGTTCTGTAGTTTACAAGTACGCAGGATTCACAGAGACTGCAGATGGAGAAATGGCCTATGCTTTGAATACTCTCCTGGACAAGACTGCGGATCTTTTGTTTGAAACAGATTTGGAAATGCACCGGGATGGGGAGTTGGCCTATTCTAGGGATTTGGAAGTATCGAAAGATGCAAGAATAGTCTATGAGATTCAATGGGTCCTATATTATCATTTGACTGAGCATTTGGATGATGGCACGTATAAGTTTCGAGTCGTTGCTGTGGATGAAGTAGGAAACGAAAGCACGGTGAAAGATATTTCAGTAACGATTGATTCTTTTCCGGAACCGGTCACCAATGTAGTTCTTGAGGAGATCGCGGGACCAAAGATTAAGATAACATGGATCGATCCAACCGATTCCGATCTGGATAAGATTTATATTTATGATAATGCCGGAGTAGATGATGCTCCTCCGGATTGGGGAACCGTTGTAGATCAAGTCAGTGCGGGAGTGCAGGAATGGACATCGCCAGTATTGGCAAATGGTGGATGGGGGTTTGGATTAAGGGCAGTGGATTCGGCAGGACATATAGAAAGAAATACGGATTGCCATGTATTGTGGATTCCGGATACCGAGCCGCCTAATAAGCCTGGCTTTCCTCATGAGGAGATAGATCGGTCGGATGTGGGCTCAACTGATTTATATGTTGAAGCAAGGCCAAACGGTGGAGCGTACTTTTCATGGGCTTACTTTTCTGATTTCTCACGACCACTACCAGAGGACTTTGCAGTTTACACGGACAGTGGAACTGGGACGATAGATTATAATACGCCACTCTTCACTGTTGCGTATTCCGATGGTGTCAATTTCTATGAGCATACGGAAAGTGGATTGACAGCAGCAGAGCATGAGGTCTGGCAGTTTGTGATTAGAGCAAGACGCGCAAGCGGAACGGTGAATGACGGAAACACAGATGTCTATACTGCGGATCTTGATGGACGCGCACCAGCCCCGGTTACATCGTTGAACGGAGAGCCGGTACTATAGTGCGGGAAATCCTGCGAAATCCTATGGTATTTCGCGCTGCTTTTCGATACTTGAGTGATTTGTCATTGATGCAATACGGAGAAGCCTAGACGGTCTGAGTGGGTCGTTTATTTTTTAATCATAATAAACCGGGTAGTTTGTTAGGCATGACCGGATAAAATAGTTATTTTATGCGGCTTTCATGCGTGAAAGTTTTAAGACAGAGCTAGTTCAAAAGCTTTCATGCGTGAAAGCCAGGAAGCCAGATCATGGGTGTTGGATTAACATACAGTCCTTCCTTGGTTCAGCCTCCAAGAATCTACGTGCAAGCAGAACGCACCGGTAGCTTGTCTTGGTGGTCTGGATTTTATCATACTACCTTCGGACGGCGAGCAACGCTGTCACCGAATCGTGTAGCAGTAGCATCGGTTTCTGGAATCACTTTGGGAATCAATGATGAGAACAATACTGCGGAAGTATCGTTTCCTCAGGAACGCTTTTCCGAAGGCGGTACGGTAATCGGAACACCGATAAAGATAAAAGCATATTGGGCGCATCTGCCGGTCGGATCAATTCAACTATTCCGCGGAATCATTTTAGAGCCATCGAACGAGTTGGGTAGTAGTGCGGACGGCAATTCTTTTCGTGCGGTCGGTTATAAGTTTGTCTTATCATCAAAGCAAGCGCACGGTTCATGGATGGCAACGGAATATGATGAAGATAGGAACGTTACTTCTTATGCCAAGAATCCTTTTCAGAGATTGGTATTCAATGAGAATGGCAAGCCGGATAAGTCTCCCAATAAAGTAAGCGTATCCGCAGAGTCCGGAACAGGATTATTGAATCCTTATTCCAGAAAGGTTCATGTATTTTCTAAGGATTCGGACAAGGCGCAGTTTTGGACTCTGGATGATGTTCTGGAGTATATGTTGTTTCTGGAAATCGGTCAGCGATTGCCCGGAGTCATTCGTCTGCCCGAAGAGACTGAGATTCAACTGAACTCAAGTCATAATGCTTTTGATTATGAGTTGGAGGGATCCAATTTCACAAATGCCATTACTAGAATAGTGAAAGACGCGGATCCATTGAACAGTTGGTACTTGGACGATATGAACAGTTATGTCTTTCATAAAAAGAAAGAGTCAGATTTAATCGTGTTTTCAACACGTCCTGAAAATACACGGAACAATCCGTCAGCAGTTACAGGAACGAGTGGTACTCCTTCCCCAAGTGAGTTGTATCAAACAGCAGTATTGAACGCGCAAGAAAAAACAAGACGAGTAGTGATTGGTGTTTCCGGAAACGGAGTAACGGATCATCCGGAATATAATGTGGGTAGTTTGAGTGTCAGTCAAAATGCTGCGGATGTTGTAAACAGACTCCACGGTGTAGGAGGAAATATTGAAGTAGAGACAACGATTGAATTGGAACCGGCATGGTCAGATGAAGACTTCACTAATTTCAAGACTGAGTTTGCCAACTTGAGATCCGCGGGAAAGACAACGGCGCAGGCCATGGCACAACTCTCCAAGAGTTTGAAGACCACAGATGCCAATGACTCGAGCGGTAAGAACATCGGTAAGGTATTTCGCTGTTGGAGAATCCCAGAAGATTATGATTACGAAAGAATCGAAGAACATCTTGATGGTATATTTGGTACTCCGGAGGCATTCGATATTGAAACATCATGGTTCTTTCCTGGAAAGCAGGCAACGGCATTACCGAAACTGATCACGGAAGTCTGGGATGACAAGAAGAAGAAAAGTGTTCATCCGAAGTTGAAAGTGATAGTCAATGAAATCAGACAAGATCCGAGTAAGGCCACCACGAGTCTCATAGAGGTATATGAAGAAGTATCTGGAACCGAATCAGGTTATAAGTTCGATCCCAAAACTGGAACATTGGAATTCTCGACTTTCAATGTGGTACGAGAAGCAATTAACTTCACTTCGTATGATGGAACGAACTATAATAACATTACGGCCAGTAATCCGGATACCTGGATTACCAAACGAATATTCTTGACTGCCGTTCTCAAGACTAATGCTCGGTTGTATTATGATTCCGAACGTCAAGGCACTGTACCCATTACCATAGAACGCACGGAAGACCGCGAAGGGGATTTCAAAGCGCAACTAAAGTTTGAATCTATGCTACCAGATCCGGATGGTAAGTACAGGCCGAAAATACCTACTGTGGAAACTGATCCTTTAGAATGGGAGGAGACGACAGGCAAAACTGGATTGAATTTGAAGACGGAAATAAAATTCAATAACTACGAAGAGCTTGCTGCCTTCATTGATTCTGAAGTGGCCGGATTAAAAGATGCGGCATTCTCGGCAACGTGGATGAATCCAAGATTCGATGCAACATTGAGACCGGGAGATAAAGTGAATGAGTTTGAGAATTCAGAATTCACTGGATTGGAATTGACTGTTGTAGGCTTGGCATTGGATCTTCAAGGATTCAAAACTTCCGGCACGTTAAGGAACAAATAATGAGAACAGATGTCAATCAAGTACTGGCATATATACGCGCGCTGGAGAAGCGCGTTAATCGTCTCGAGAGTGTCAGAAGATCTACATTGCGAGAAGAGCCGGAAGAAGAAATAGTGGTCCCGGGAGGTGGTGGAGGTGTATCCGATGAAGATAGTGGAGGCATTTCAATTCACCATCATTTATATGCTAGAGATTTGGGATTAGCATTCAGTACTCATTACCCCCTTGTTGCCAGTGATCTTCTTACCTCTGGAATAATGAATCTGGTTCCTGCGGCATTGGTAGCCTCTAATATTTCTTGACGGTAAACAGAATGAGCACTGGTGGTCCTACATTAAAACCTTTTGATTTTCCTCAAGAATATCTTGATAGAGAACGAGTAGCCAGAATGGTTACTCGGAAGTATCAAGAGTACATTCACTTTCCTGTCTACGATGAAAAGTCTGCAGCACTGATTGGTTTCGTTCCACAATTTGATCGCTTCTTTGAAACCTTTTTGGATAATCAATTAATAATCCCTTGCATATATCCAGATCCTTTTAACACGTATAATACTGACAGAACGGCAAATGCATTTACCAAAGATGGTAGAATGTTATATGCCGGGGAAGGCTATATAGGAGAGGCAACTTTCAGTGATGGAGTTCCATGGGTGACAAAGACAGGAGATTCGTTGGGAGTAGCTTTTGATGTAGATAAGTGGAATGATGACGGGAATCCAGTTCAAAGTAATTTCACTGCTGAGATAACAGCGATTGAATCTGGAGTGGTTACGATAACTATTGGATCTCAAACATTTCAAACTACCCCTGGAAACTCAATAGGCTATAATCTCTTTTTTACTTTAACTGTTTCTTCCTCACCGACAGTAGGGCATAAGGTAGATGTTACCCTTTATCCCACGATAACAAGTGCTCAAACTCCTTCCGGTCCTCTTTACGGTGCATTGGGAACAGACTTTGTGGAGTTCACTCCTTCCTATGTTTCCGGCCCTACATTATTCAAAGTACGTCCGGGAATAAACGTTGTATTGACTTCCGATATAGGATTGGTGTTTGAAGATACCGATAGCAACCAACGAAACTTTCCTTCCACGAGTTTCTGGACATACTATAACGGATCTCAATTAGCCAAGTTTATCCCCACGCGCTCAATGAATTCTTACTATGTCAATTTGCTTCACAAGTTATTTCTGGGAACTTATTATCCGTCATTGGATTTTAATCTTGGACGGTATGGTTACCTGGCTTGGTGGAGTGCTGCGGATCTTAATAAGTTTGAGAAAAAGAAATTCAAAGATATATTTCAGAGTCAGTATAGCAAGCGTTATTTGGATATATCTTTTGCTGATATAAAAGCGAGTACTATATTCAACGATGCTCAAGCAATGGCATTACAGTTTCCCAAGTATGACGAAGGCGGAACATTACTTAACAATCCTATATTTGATCATACTGGTAAACAGATAGGCGGGGCGACTCTTGCGAAAGTAGAGCCTTGGTATATCACAGATTTTATTCAGAACAGAAATTTCTTATATGGCTTATTTGATCAAGAAGTAAAAGTCATCGATCTTTCTTTATCTTTACTCAAAGGGGAAATGGTTGCAAGTGATAATCCTGAAAAGCTGACTGTAGCCCCCGAGAGGCTTACAGCCATTGGATATCATTCTGATAATACATCGGTAGGGAGCTACTCAGAAGTATTCAGTTGGTTTCCCGCCAGAAACAAACTACCGGCATTGGTGGGCGGAGTGATCTATAATGTATCGGGTCCGGCGGCTTCTGAGCGGCCGGCAAATACTCCTACCAAAATCAGCTTTGATATATCTCATGTATGCAAAACCTTTACTCCATCCTACACAGTAAACTACTTGAAGAACAGTGGGGATTCTTTCGATCCGGAAGATGGAATATTGGATGCAGTAGTAGGAACGCCTGCTAATAACAGCGGGGATAGCGGTACTAATTATTGGGCCCAACACGGACAGAGCATGAGTTGTTATGTTCTACTGAAATCTGATGGACTGTATACTTTGGTTCCTGGAAGCTCTACTACCAAGCGTCAGAATTATCCTCAACAAGCGGTGAGAATATGGGGAGGAAACTGGGGAGACATTTCATACACCTATGGGACCGTAGAGAGTTTGGGATATTGGAATTACGCTGGATCACAGTTGGCTACTTTCAGTCTCAATAAGATTCTTGATTTGCCTGGCACTTCAAAGAGTATAATCAGATACAACGGATCTGATAGATTATACGTTCTCACTTCCACGCATTTGGTAGTGGTACGTCTTTATGGAGATCAAAGAATATTCGATTGGTCATCTGCTAGTGCCATATGGTTTGCAGGATATACCAATGCAGAGATATTGAGAAGCGTTCCATTGCCATCGGAACTTACATCAGCAAATATTGTGAGAGTTTTGGATAAGAGTCCATTGATGTCTGAACGCCAACCTATTGCTTTGTATACCAATGAGATTAAGCCGTTCTCTATGTACTATAAAACCGATTCCATTCAGATGGATTGCCACGCGCATCTTCAGATAACTCCAATACAGTCTAAGATTCTATCTCGCAGGGATCCGGCGGATGATCAACAAGATCAGAATTATTATTTGAAGCATACCAAGATTCTCAGAAGTACAAAACTTCTGGCGAATGAAACCGAGCTGAATAGTAATTATTTAATGTCGGTCGGAATCTGTAAAGATTTCAATTCTGAAAGTGCAGATGATGGAAAGATATATAGGTGTACTTGGCCGGAAGATACTGATGAACAGGATACTGGTGTAAGGCTTCAAGAAGTAGATTATTATAACCAAACAGAAAGACATAGAGACAATGTTATTCTTGGGGATAATTACGTTCCGGTATTAAGTACTTATGTATTCAATCCAAGTTATGTAAAGATATATTTTGCTACAGGAGATGAGTATGTCAGTCCCGCATTTGAAGACGGACAGGTGTGGTGGGATTCTCCTAACATGTATCATCTTTATTCTGATTGGAGATGTCAAGGATACTATTTATATGTTTACCGGAATGGTGAGTTTGTAAAGCATGATGGCGAGAATTATGCCGCTTATACTGTTTATAACATGTACTGGGTTCAAGGATTTCTTTATAGTGCTTTTGGAACCCCGGCCAGCTTTCTTCAAGCGGGAGACAAGTTATATTTATTCAAAGAACCGACTGATGCGCCAACCGTAGAAAGTGCCGGAACAATCCAGACTTATATCCGGTCAATGTGTGATGATGGTACTTATCTGTATTGTCTATACATGAGACGGTGGCGGGATGACAAAGTACGCCTTGCAAAAATAAATAAAGAAAAACTATTCAACGGAGATGCTGATTACGTAGAGACGGATGTTGAGGTTCATGGGTATGCTTCCAATGATAATATGTGGAAAGGAGATTGGTCGTCTCTTATTTACAATGAATCCAAAGACTGTCTTTTTATCAACATTTATAATTATACGAATTCCAATTACCGAGACCTGATAAGAATAAACAAGGATTCTCTTGCAAAAGTATGGTTGTTTACCACCATGTGGCCGAGTCCTTACGATGGCGATGTCTTTATGGTGCCTATTCTATCAACCTTGGATACGGATAACATTGAATATGGAAAGCTGAGAGTGAACGCCTCAACCGGGGCATACGTGGACGAAGATGCTTGCGTTCTTTATGTTTCCCCATTGGAAGCAATCAACAATAATGGGTACCAAATAGAAGGTCTTTTATTGGGTTATAGTGCGCCAGATTTTGAAGCACATATCCACGGAGAATCTATTACAGCAAACGGTATAAAAGACATCGCCATAAACAGTCCCGACCATGATGTATATTTTTATATATCGACCAAGAAATCAGGGTCATCAATTTATAACTATTATAAGATAATTCCTGGATGGCCTGGTCGGTCAGGGCTGAACAGAAAAGCGTATGTTGAATGGGTCAAATCCGCGGAGACCGGGACTGCGTGGCCTGAAGGTCTCAGCACGTATCCTTATACCTTTTCAGAGGCAGGAAAAATACTCACAATCGATACTCAATACTATCCTACTTCTCCGCCAAGAATAGGAGATCAAATGACTGTTGATCTTACATTCTTGGAAGACGATTTTCAATCCATGTCTCAGATCGTTAATAATGCAAGGCCATATTTAGGAACCATTGACATAGGCAGTTATTTTACTCATTTGAATACGAGTGGTTGGCCCAACGATAAAGGAAATGGATACTACACAAATAATGCTATTGCCACAATTCGATTCCATGAGAGTCTGCACGATACTAATAACTCCAGTGCTGTTTTCTACGGATACAAAGCAGGAAGTGAGCAGTATTACAAGGAATCCATATCTACTTCCATAACCTATAATCATACTGCTAACAGTTACATGGCAAAAAGTATTTCATTCTCTTTCGATTATAATCCAAGTACTGAAAAAGTGATTATGGAAGTGACGGTAGTAGTGTCTAGGGCAACCAAAGGATTTGCTCCCTTCTCTTGGAGTGGCGAAACTTTAAGCACTACCGTAACAGAATACCAAAAGACTGTCAAAAAAGCCATACAGCCTTATTATGTTCATTGGAAGATTGAAGTAAGTAGTATAATAGAAGCGCAAGGCGCCGGTGGTTATTATTTCAGTAGGGTATCTTAACGAGTTTTTTCTTGGACGCTCTATATATAATATAATATATAATATAATATACAATAGTGTATGGTATATGGAATATAGAAATAAAAAATGAATACATATAAAATATAAATATAAATACAACAACGCAAGCCCAAAAGAACGCATCCCCTCCTTCCTAGTTTTTTTTATTTTTCTATTGCTTTCGATTTCAGCAGGAATATAATAAAATTGTAAGATTACTTTCTGCATGGAATTGAAATGAAAATCAAAGTCAGTTATTATCAATGCGGATTCTTTCATGTAAAAGGAATCTCCAGAACCGAACGTTCTCGGATGGGGATATTTATTGATCTCGCTTCCGGATCGTTCATCCATTGGTCTTATCTTGCATACCTCAAGAAGCGGTATGGGTATGATTTTAGACTCAAGGATGACAGCCCTTATTGGAAATTGCTTGAAAGAAAGAAGAAGTTGCAAGCGGCAAAGAAACAGAAGCCTGCTTTTGACTACTCTCAGTTTTTTACCAAGAATAAAAAACCATATCTCTTTCAAGAGCAAGGAATCGATTTTTTATATAAGAGTGAAAGTGGTTTGTTGGCAGATGATGTTGGTTTGGGAAAGACATTGCAAAGTATAGGAGTGATGATTCGTGCTGTTGAAGAACGGAATGTAGATATCGTTATTGTTCTTTGTCCCAGTCCATTGAAGTTTCAATGGGCGCAAGAAATAAAAGAATGCTTGACAAAGAAATTCAAAAAGAAGATTGGCATATTGAGAATGATGGGAGAGCCGGCAGATCGAAAAGCGAAGTACTCAAAGCTTTGGAATTTGAAATCTCGTAAAGTTCCGGTGGTGATGGTTAATTATGAATTACTGATCCGTGATAAGCATTACTGGATGCAAATACTGAAGCGATATAGAAAGCGGATGGTGATTTGTGATGAAGCATCAAGAATACGAAACACCGGTACCGCAACACACAAGCAAATCTACAAGCAGTTCAAGAATGCAAGATACAAGATATGCTTGACGGCAACGCCAGTCGAGAATGGACTGGAAGATCTATATGGAATTATGCGCTTGCTGGATAGTAATTTATTTTGGAGTCATAATTTTTTCAAGCGCAGGCATTTGGTGATTGAAGAAAAGAAGAACCACAAGACAGGTTACATGTATAAGAAGGTGGTGGATTATAAACGTCTGGAGGAGGTTAAAGCGCGAATAGATCCATACTACCTACAACGAACCACAGACGAGATTGACAAACAACTACCGAGAATCGTCATAAGCAATTATCCAATTGACTTAACTAAGCAACAAAGGAAAGTATATGAAGAAATAAAAGATGGGGTTTTGGAGGAGTACAATTCTGATAACTTGCTGGCAACGATAATTCATCTCCGAAAGGTTTGTTCTTCGTTGAATATCTTTCCAGAATACAAGAACGAGAAGTCCGCAAAGATAGAAGAACTGAAAATACTTTTAGAGAATGAATTGCGTGGAAAGAAAATAATTATCTTTTCGGAAAGCAAGATGTTTGTAAAGGAAGCGATTAAAGAGTTGAAGGCATATAAGCCTTTTTATGTTTATGGAGGCATGAAAGATTTTGATAGGTCCTTACAGTACCAGGGATTTCGATCTAGTAAAAGCCATACGGCCATACTTATAATGACAGGTGCTGGAGAGCGCGGATTGAACTTTCCGGAAGCAAACGTTGTTATCAATCTTGACATACCATACAATCCGGCGCGGATGCGTCAGCGTATCGGAAGAGCCAGAAGATTCAATTCAAAAGCAAAAGTGATTACGGTCATTAACTTTTTTGCAAAGGACTCTGTGGAAGAACGAGTGTTTGAGATCTTTCATAAGAAAGCGCAGTTATTCAATAAGTTATTCTCAGATAGTTTTAAGCTGACCAGAATCGATATTCATAAGTGGAGTCCGATGAAGTTGAGGAGTTTGATTTTCTCAACGGGGAGAAAGCATGAAAAAAGCAGAGCTGGATAATATCAAAGATAAGATTGAGCAAGCAGTGGAACGTGCAATACTCAAAAAGGGTATCCACGAAATAAAGATGAATGTTGTCACTATGCACAAGAACGGAAACGAAGTATTGGTAGCCATGATCAATGGTGAAGTCATCGTTGAGATTGAAGTTGCTGGTGAAGAGACACAGGAAAAGAAAACGTTCTTAACAGGCATGCTGGGGAGGTTCAAAAGCTTTCACGCATGAAAGCTAATGAACTAGTCCAATTTGAAAGTTTCAGAATGAACTAGGGGATTTTGAAAAATGAGAGTTTTAGTATACGATGGAAACTGGATAGCATTCAAATCATTTGTTACTCGTAGTCTTTGCACGTATGATGGCAGAGATACAACAGTTGCTTATGGTTTGTTTCAGGATATGCGAGCTTGTTATGAGAAGCTCCAGTGTGATAGCGTAGTGGTGTGTTGGGACAGTCGGGACGGATCAGAGAAGAGACGTGAGATCTATCCAGAGTACAAAGCGCAGCGTAGAGAAAAGAAAGACGAGATTGATTGGAAGCGCTATTTTGAAAGTATCCATAATGCTCGAAAGCTTTTGAAAGCGCTCAATATCCATAGTTTTTCTTTGAAGCGCAATGAGGGGGATGATATTATCGCCGCAGTGTGCGGAGAGTTGGAACGGAACGGGCATGAGGCAATCATACGGGGCAGTGACAAGGATTTCATTCAGTTGCTGTCCAAGAAGGTCAAGATAAGTAAGGATGGGGAAACAGTTATTGGGGATGAGTTTTTCAAACAGAATGGCATAACTAAAAACTTATGGATATTGGAACGAGCATTGATTGGGGACACGTCAGACAACATAGACGGCATCAAAGGATTGGGGCCGGTGCGCGCTCGTAAGATATCGGAACGGTTGATCGGAGAAAAGAATCTAATAACTTTCTTAAAAGAAAATGATTTTTCTGGAGAACCTCTGGAAAAGTTTTATATAATAATACAAAAGGAACTGAAAAAAGTACGCCGAAATATAAAACTCATGAAGTTGGATAAGAAGTTTGAGCATTCCACAATACGGAAGATAGTATTGAACATTGATGGCATACTTGACTTGACATATAAGCAAGTATTAAAAGAATACCGAACGTATGAGTTTAATAGTTTGGAAAAAGGATTGGTGAAGCAGAAGGATGTTAGAACTCTTTATGATCTATTTGGAGGATAAGTATGTTTAACTTAACAGTAACTAAGGAAATAAGTGCCGGGCATTTCTTGCGTGACTATTCTGGACCTTGCGCGAATCAGCACGGGCACAATTATCATCTGGAAGTTACGTTCCAATGCCAGGATGATGAACTGGATGAGCATGGTTTCGTGATTGATTGCAGAGAGGCTAAGGAATACCTGAAGCGGTTCGATCACGTCAACCTCAATGATCTCGAAGAGTTCAAGGATAAGAATCCGACAATGGAAAACCTGGCAGTGACGATTGGCAAAAAACTGGGGGCCGCTATTGTTCTTATAAAGGAGAATGAAGGCAATGAGTGTACCTGGATCAATGACGAGTTATAATATAACCGAGATCTTTTATTCGTTGCAAGGTGAAGGCGCGAATACAGGACGCCCCGCAGTCTTTGTGAGATTCGCCGGATGCAATTTGAACTGTGACTTTTGCGATACAGTCCACACGGTAAACGAATCTCCAGATGCCAAACAGCTCATAGAGCGCATTTGTAGTTTCCCGTGTAACTTCGTTATCTTTACAGGTGGTGAGCCTGCATTGCAATTGGACGCGGACATTCTCAAACCATTGCGATTGGAACACGGAATGAAGACAGCGATTGAAACGAATGGAACAATCCGACTATATGACATTGGAATAGGCCATTGGTTGTCCTGGGTCACGGTGTCTCCAAAGTGCGGAGAGTACGCGCAAGATTATGGTGACGAGATTAAGATTGTTGTCACCGAGGACTTTCCGAATCGAAAGGACTTGGCAACTCCAAAGAAGTTTGGTCGGTTCGTATATCACTATCTTCAACCATGCTCAGAGAAAAACATTGAGGAGGTTGTGGAGCTGTGTAAAGAATACCCGGACTGGAGGTTGAGTCTGCAAACCCAAAAGATGATAGGAGTGCAGTAATGGACAGGTATAACGTTGACTGGACAGAAATATTCCAAGAGTGTGATAGAATAGCCGAACAGATACGAGCGATGGGAAATCAGATCAAATATATTTATGGCGTGCCGCGTGGGGGAATAACACCAGCGGCAATCATCGCTAAGATGATCCATCGGACACTGCTGGATGATCTGGTGGATATGGGAGGTGAGGCTACAAATGTAGTAGCGATTATTGATGACATAAAGGACACAGGAGAAACACGAAAGCGCTTCAGACAATTCCCGCACTTCTTTCCGTTGTTTGAATCGAGAAAGACTGAATGGTTGGTCTTTCCCTGGGAGCGCGCACAGAACGAAGCACCAGCAGAGGATGCAGTGATAAGAATTCTACAAGCGATAGGTGAAGATCCAGAACGCGAAGGATTGAAGGACACGCCAAAGCGCGTAGTGAAATCATGGAATAGATTGTATGGGGGGTACTTTATTAGACCCAAGGACATTCTCAGTACTGTTTTTTCTGAAAGTGGTGACTATGATGAGATTGTAGCATTAAAAGGAATTGAGTTTTATTCAAATTGCGAGCATCATATGCTACCGTTCTATGGAAGTATTCATATAGGATATCTACCGGATGGAAAGGTAGTGGGGATCAGTAAGTTGGCGAGATTGGTCGAATGTTTTTCCAGACGTCTTCAGATACAAGAACGATTGACAACACAGATCTCCAATGCGCTCAACGATGTTTTGAAACCAAAGGGAGTGGGCGTGGTTGTGAAGGCTCAGCACTTATGCATGGTGGCGCGCGGAGTAGAGAAACAACATAGCTGGATGGTAACCAGTTCGATGACAGGAGTCTTTCGGGACGATCCACAAGTGAGGAACGAGTTTTTGAAATTAGTGGGAGAGTGAGATGATTTATCTTGGTGTGAACAGGCCTTTCTATGGTGGTGAGATTTTCAATTACCATCACCGCTCTGCTGAGTTCTGTGATTTATACAAGCGCACGGTTGAGTTATTACGGGATCGGTTACGGGTACCGGATGAGTTTGTGATATTGTTTGCCAATGGAAGCACCACGGTAGCAATAGAAACGGTATGCGCGTCTATAGGTCCTTCGTTGAATTCTTTTCGCAGTGAAGAAGAACGGGGAGAATTCAATAAAAGATTTCATAAGACTATGGACTTATATTGTGATTATAACGGTTGGGAGTTCGGAGACTGTTTTATCTGCTGTCCGTTTGAAACATCTAAGAGCGAGTTCAAAGAGCCTGAGTTGGTATCTGGTATGAATCTTTTGGACTACGCGAGTGGAATAGGCTATTACGAAATAAATTGGAATGCGGATGTTATCATTGGATCTTCGGGAAAGATATTGGGTGGCTTGCCCACGATGGGAATTATTTTCATAAAGAAGGATCTCATTGCCGGAACCCTATTGGTACGACACAAAGGAACTATATTGGATCTTTGTAACATCTACGAGTACTCGAAGAAATATCAAACGCCAAACACGTCACTTATCCCTCAGATCTTTTCATTGCAGCAATCACTTCTTCACTTTGATATTGAAAAAGTAAGAAGTATCATTGATACCAATAGTTCTTTCTTTCAATTCATGCCGGGACGGTATGGAGATTGTCCGGCCCCAATCTTGACTTTTGATTATGATAAGAAACTGGTTGAGTATTTGAAAACAAGAAACTACTCAGTCTATTATAATGTTTATTTAGGAGACAAGTTTCAGATCAGTACGTATAATTATACGGATCCGAAAGTTTATGAAACCTTAGCAAAGGAGATGCTGGCATGGAAAAGAAGTTCAAGTCGGTAGTGGAGTTGTCAGGAGGCGCAGACAGTGCGTTGGTGGCATTGCGGCTGAAGAAGGAGGGCAAGGTAGTATACCCTTGCTTTGTCAATTATGGTCAGCCGTATATCGCTGAGGAGATTCATGCTTGCGAGCATATCTCAAATCTCTTGATGTTGGCACCTCCTCACGTGGTCAAGGTCGATGGTTTGAAATTCGATAGGGGAAAGGTATTCATTCCTTTTCGGAACGTGCTGATAACCACATTGGCACTGAACTACGCGGCGAGCATCGATGCTGGTGAAGTGTGTTCCGGATCAAAAGGAATCGGATACGTTGAGGAAGACCCATACAGTTACACCGACAGCACTCTGATATTCTATCAGATGATGCAAGGGCTTGTGGACTACCTGAATATTCACAATGTCAAAGTCAGAGTGCCGCTCGCGGAGAACCGGCATGACAAGATGAAGAAGAATGAGGTATTCGAAGAGCTTGAGTTGAACGGAATCACGCTGGATGATATTTTCAATTGCTTCTTCCCTGTCAAAGGAAAGCCCTGCGGCGAGTGCAACAATTGCCAGGTAATGAATGAGTACCGGGAGAGCAAGAAGAAGGGAGAATAGTAATTGTGATTATTTATCTTGCCGCAACCATGCACAGGGAGTCTCAGGATCTTGGATTTTTGGATGCAAATGGTCTTGAGAATTTCCTGGAGAAGAAAAAGCTTCTTAAATACTTCAAGAAGAAGAGAAAGAAAATCTTCTTGGACTCAGGAGCGTTCTCTGCTTATACTCGTGGTAAAGAAGTGAATCTCGATGAGTATATTGAGTTCATAAAAGAGTATAAGAATAAGATTGGTACATATGTTAATCTCGATGTTATCGGATCTCCAGAAGGGACGTGGAAGAATCAACGGTACATGGAGAAGAAAGGATTGATGCCTTTACCCGTTTGGCATCCTCCGTTTGAGGATTTAGATATTTTACAAAAGTATGTGGATGCCGGATATGATTATATTGGATTTGGTGGTCTTGCAAAGAACGAAGTTCCGGAACGAATAACCATAGGAAGATTAGACAAGGCATTTAGGATCACTCAAGAAAAAGGCATTCGGATTCATGGATTTGGAATGACGTCTCAAGAGCTGATGAAAAAGTATCCATGGTTCTCAGTTGATTCTACAACGTGGACAATAGCGTCAGCGATGGGAACTATTATCATGGATAAGAAAACATTTCCTGAATGTTACAGTCCTTGGTTTAGGAACATACCTACACGGTTGATAGTATCGGAAAGGAGAGAGCATGAGAAGACATACATAAAGAAACTTCCATTGAAAGTTCAGAAAGTAATAAAGAAGCGTTTACAGGATTGGGGTCAACAATATTTTGATGATCCTGAGCGCTATCCGTTTGAGGAACTTCGTGTCAATTATTATATGAGATGCGAGTTCAATACAATATTCTTTTTGGAATTTGAGCGCTTATGGAAATGGGAACCGACAACCTATAGAAGTTTTGTTTAGGAGGATTGAAGGTAATGGTCAAAAAGAAAACAAAGAAGAAGGTTGTAAAAAAGAAAACCACATCGGCACGCGAAGAGCTTAAGGCAACAGCAGATGTTGCTGATCTCAAAAAGTTCTTCAGCAAGATCTCGGTCTCTGGTGTCATATCGGATTGCTTATTGCATATCGGGGAGGGTATGCTGAGCACGTTCGGTATTTGTGTTCAGGGAGTTGTGGTGTTTAATGTCTCACTAAAAGCGGAGACGGTCGGCGATGGTCATATTCCTGTTCCGGGAATCGATTATCTGCAAAAGATACTGGATAGATTTGAAGGAAAGGTTTATTTGAAACTAAGCGGCTCTCGTTTGTCCATAGGGCAGAAGGGCAAGCGTGCAGATTTGACTATCAACAAAGAAGACCAGATTGATAGTCATATAGCCGCGGCACCCTTGCAGTATGAGCCCCTTATTCTGAAAACTAAAAAGGTAGGGGAGTTGAATTTCAAGAAATCAGACAAGCTGATCATTCCGGTTTCCAGCATGAAGGCATTGATAAGCGACTCGGATGCAATCGGCAAGCAGTCGTTTCATTTCCTTGAATCGAAAGGAAAGTTGAGCGTGGTGATCAGAAGGGATAATGACACCATCACTCAGTTATTTGGAAAGCTTCAATGCTCAGACACAGATTCATACTATGAGTTTGGTCTGGCAGAAACTTTGGGATGCATAAGTGGTGAGTCGGTTGAGATTCGATTTCTCAATAGAACGGCAATGCATATCAAGGGACAGGATGGGATATGCAGATTTGTCTATATTGTCAATGAGCCAGTGAAGAGGCCTTGGGAATGAGCGTAAAGATAATAGTGGGTGATCATAAAATGCCGGAGGGATTCAAACGTCTTTCGGCATTCCGGAAGGATGTCTTTCGTCTGCGTTCCATCATAGAAGTAAAAGGATGGTTTGTAGATTGTGATGACCTGAAAATAAATGCCAAGGACATCAAGTGGATCATTGAGAACGCGCAGATGAATGTTGTCTTGCTTGTGCGGAATCGTGAGAAGCTGAAACGTCTTCCAAAAAGCATTTCAGTAATGGAGCATAATAAGTGGGGAGAGTCAGTAGATATATTTGAGTGTTTGAATACAGTATTCAAAAGCAAAGATAGGCAGTCAGTTCTTAAATATTTACTTGACAAGAAACCACCACCATTGCTTTTATTTAATTGGATGGCGTCAAACATCGATAAGATACGAAATGAAAATCTTCTGATGTATTTGGATGAGAAGATTCTTCATAAGAAGTCACCGGAATGGTTTTATGAGTTCTTGGCATTTGGAGTACGCCCAATACCGGCGCGTGGCTTTATACGATACCAGTACAGGATAGGAAAGGGGTTAAAATGCTTACAGAGGAATTTAGACCCAAGACATTTGATGAGGTCGGGGGTCATCAGGACATCATTAAGAAAATACGATTGATGATAAAGAAGAAGGGAGAAATTCCCAATCTACTTTTCTATGGAAGTCCTGGTGTTGGGAAAACAACGGTAGCGCATATCATAGGCAGAACGATATTCGGAGAGAATTACAAATCGAACTTCTATGATATGAACGCATCCAGTGACCGCGGCATTGATGTTATTCGGGGACTGGTGCAACAGCGCGCGAAGGCGAGAACGGTGGGCAGCGACAAACCGAAGATCATCTTCCTGGATGAAGTCGAAGCGTTGACACGAGACGCACAGACAGCAATGCGGCGAGTCATGGAAGACTATTATGAAACGTGCCGCTTCATTCTGTCAACGAATTATCTGGAGAAGATCATACCACCGATCCGTGACCGATGCGCTCAGTTCCATTTTGAAGATCTGGCTGAGCGAGACATCGCTGTGTATTTGTGGAAGAGGGTGAATCCAAATCTAGAAAAACGAATTGCGAAGGATCAAGTAAAGCGAATTGCGAAAAAAGCAAACGGCAGTTTACGCAGAGCCCTCAATCTGGTCGAGTCCGGGTACAATAAAGACGTGGAGTCGGACAAGGAGTTATTGAAGATGACGTTTGCCGCGTTCCAATCCTTCGTGTATAAGAACGCGAGCGATCCGGATTTGATTTTGAATCAGTTACACAGGGAAGTGCTGACGCTCAAGAATCCAAAGATGCTTATTCATGTTGCGGAAGCAGATTATAGAATGAGTTTGGGAACAAATCGACTGCTTCAATTGCTCGCGTGCTTTGCAAAGATCAAGCAATCTACGAAATGAACTAGTTCAAAAGCTTTCACGCATGAAAGCTAACCAACTAGCTCTATCCGAAGGAGACAGTAAGTGCCATTCATAGATGTTAGATCAGATTGTATGAAGTGCGATTTATATAAGACGTGTAAGACTCCTAATATTCAAGGACGCGGATGCACGGATCATCCAGACATCATGTTTGTGGGGGAAGCTCCGGGAAAGAATGAGGACATTAAAGGAAAGGTATTCATCGGTGACGCAGGAAACATGTTGAAAAAATTAATAAAGGAACTGAAGTTCAATCTTTCCAAGATCTATATTACAAATGCGGTGGCATGCAGACCAGAGAATAATAGAAAACCAAAGCAAAAAGAAATCAAGGCGTGTCTCGACAGATTGAAAAAAGAAATCAGAGATTATAAACCGAAAGTGGTAGTGATGCTAGGAGACACTCCTTTACAAGCACTGACAGGCCGTACTGGGATTTCAAAACAACGATTGGAGGATCTCGGAACGTTTGAAGGCGCTAAATTATTTGCAACATTTCATCCGGCATATCTTTTGTATAATGCGTCTGCTAAGGATTCAGTAATAAAAGATTTGAAGTTGGTGAAGCGTTACTTACAAACAGGAAAAGGACAAGCGACACAGGGAAAGAGAAACTATACTATATTAGAATCCGATGCGGAAGTAAAACGTTTCTTAGTTCAATTGGTAAGGAAAGAGAATTGGATAACGTTTGACATAGAAACTGTAGGATTGGATCCCCTTGCAAGCAGAGCCAGATTATTATCTATTGCATTTTCCACGAAATCCAGAACAGGCACAGGATTCTTATTGAAGAAATCAACTATCGGCGCTTTGTCCTACAAGAAAAGACTTCGCTGGTTGAATTTATTTTTTAAGAAACGAAAAGGAAAGTTGGTAGGGCATAACGCGCAGTTCGATTGTAAGTATCTTTTCAAGTTTGGAGTGACGGTTGGATATTGTCAATGGGATACACAGCTTGGGCATTACTTGATGGATGAGACTTATGCAATGCCTAGCTTGAAACAGTTAGCGCGACTATATACGGATATGGGAAATTATGATGAGGAGCTCCAGCCCTATAAGGACCGATTGGATTCGGTACCTGAAGATAAATTACTTTGTTATAACTGTGCAGATGTTGATGCTACATTTCGGATACTGGAACTAGAGCTTAAGGCATTGTCTGTGGACAAGAAGTTCTTCAGAGTAATGAGTGACATATTGATGCCGGCAAGTAGAGCATTGGGATTCATGGAACTGACTGGCATTGAATTGGACGTGGATCACATTTCAAGATTAACTAGAAAGTATTCGTTAGCTCAGAAGAGAGCACAGTCCATGCTGTGGCATTTGGATCCGGTTAAAAGAACTGGAATGCATTTCAAGAAGCGCTTTAATCCTGACTCGGATCAGCAAGTGCGCTATTTGATTTATAAGGAACTGAAGTGTCCTGAGTCTCCAGAGCACAGAACGGATTCTGGATTGCCTTCAACATCAGTTGAGGCATTAAAATTATTTCAGAATAAATATCCAAAACTAATTACACTTCTTATAAAATTATCGAAAGTAAATAAAATGCTTTCGACCTATATAGGGCCAGCACTTGATTGGCGTGGTGAGGATGGTAGAGTCCATACCACTTATAACTTATGCAAGACAGTAACGGGTAGGCTGTCCTCGGAGAAGCCGAACAGTCAGAACTTTCCGCGAGACAAAGAAATCAAGAGGATGGTGCGGCCGCGTGAAGGGAACTACATAATCAATGCTGATTATTCTCAATTGGAGTTGAGGATAATGGCATGCGCCGCGAAGGATGAGAGATTGATTAAGATCTATAAAGAGGGCTTGGATGCTCATAGAATGGCCGCGGCGGCTATGTTCAACGTTGAGTATGATGAAGTAACAAAAGATCAGAGACAGGAAGCGAAGGGCGCGGTCAGTTTCGGATTAAACTATGGACGGCAGGCAAGAGGATTAGCCCAGAGTCTTAAGATATCAGTGGACCGCGCTGAGCAATTCAGACGAGATTACTTTGTGCGTTATGCAGGAGTAAAAAGATATATCGGACGTATTCATAGGACAGTTAAAGAGAAGATTTATGTTTCCAGTTTATTCGGACGCAGACGGCGCTTGCCTGATATTAGATCAGATAATAAGTTCAAACGAGCAGAGGCTCAACGGATGGCAGTTAATCATGTAATTCAGTCAACAGCATCTGATATTACATTGATGGCTCTAGATAGAATTATATTACGAATACAGAAAGAGAAAAAGAAATCACGATTAGTATTTACTATTCACGATTCGGTGGTATTGGATGTGCCAAAAAACGAAGTGAAGTGGTGTTGTAAAATGCTGAAGGAAGAGATGGAGCAGTTCGAATTTCCTTGGTTGATAGTTCCGTTAGAGATTGATATTGAGATTATGCGGAACTGGGGAGATAAGATTGCTGAATGGAAAGATAATAGAATCGTAAAGACGAAGAAATAGGAAAACAACAATGGCGGATGAACACGACTTCACGATGATAGAGCTTCAAATAATATTTGGATTATTGGAGCAACCCCATCGGTTAGCAGGATTAAAAGGAATAAGCTCAAAGTATTTTTATTCAAAGATAGCAAGAGCGGTATTCAATAAGATCCGAAATTACCACAGGCGTACAGGTAAGCATATGGATCTTGAAAGTTTCGAGACGTATTTGGGAACGATAAAGAAGCCAAAGACGCGTGAGAAGCTGACTATCTTTTTCACAGAGCTGGCAAAGATAGACGAGCTGTCAAGTAATCAGTTTGAGTTTTTACTTGATGCGCTTAAGCGAGAATACAAACGGCGCTTAATCAATAAGAAACTTTATGAAGTAGTAATGGCTAATGAGGAGGATAAGGATCCGGATAAGGCTGAGCGGTTAATGACCGAGGGGCTTATGGATATTCGGGGACAGTCTCCACAAGAAGATCAATTGATAGATACAGATGATGACTTTGTAAATAGTATAGACGAGTATGAAGATCTGCTTAAACAACATAAGAAACACATACCGACCGGTATTCAGCTTTGGGATAATCTTACAGGAGGATTATATCCGAGTAATCTATGGCTACTGGGAGCGTTCACATCTGAAGGAAAAACAACTACCATGATTAATGTGGCACGCAATGCTGTAGCGGAAGGCCATAATGTTTTATTTGTAACATTGGAAGAGACCAAGGATCAAGTGAAGCGAAGGCTACAGTGCTGTCATTCAAACTATATAAGACAAAGAACGATTGGTGTCAATTATTCACGATTGAGTAAAGGCGAATTGATGCCGAAGGAATATAAAAGATATAAGAGAACAATAAGAAGTTGGATGGATATGAAACGTGGTAAGTTTATCATATGGCAAGCACCAGCAAATACGACAGTATGGTCTATACGCGATATGCTGAACTATTGTCATTACTCAATAAACATTGATGCGGTATTCATTGATTATTTGCAGTTGGTAGCTCCCAAAAAGGTAACAGGGAACAAGCGTTATGAACAGTCAGGATTATTAGAGGATACAAAAGAGTTGGCATTGAGCTTCAACGAAGGAAAAGGAATACCGATATTGTCAGCATGGCAGATCAGTAGGGACGGTAAACGAAGAGCGCGGGATCGTGGTGGGTTTTATTTAATGGATGATTTCAGTGAGACATCTATTGCAGAAAGAACAGCGGATGCAATGCCATGGTTATTCGTAGGAGAGGCACATAGACCATCCGGATTGGTTAATATAGGCCTGGCAAAGAATCGTGGTGGAGATATATGTTTGAAGGGTAGATTCACGCAACAGCGTTTCTCAACTAACTTGGTCGGTCCTGATATATTGAAAGACGAAGAAGTAAACGCGAAGTTGGGAGTGGATAAGGAGCTGAAGAAAGCTGATGCAGACTCCTTGGAAAAAGATATTGAGAAACAATTATTTGAAGATGACGATTCCTTTGCTTCAGAAGACTAATGTTAGAAAATCAAATAAGAAGAATCAAGGATCGCTTGTCAGTGATCCAAGCCCTTGAGCGCTACGGCATAGAGATAAAATCAAACGCTGGCAAGCAGAAGATACGATGCCCGTTCCATCAAGAAGCGGAAGCATCGTTTTCTATCTTTGCGGATGGTTCTCGTTTCAATTGCTTTGGATGCGGCAAGCGTGGTGATGTAATAAATCTAATTCAGATAAAGGATGGATTGGAATTCAAGGATGCATTGAGAAAGGCCGCAAAGTGGGCAGGCGTCAAGATATCAAAAGATGATTTATTGAAAGTAGAGAAATCAGAGTATCCAGAATACCAGCCTATCAAAACTTACTACAATGAAATCCAAGAGACATTGAAACATGAAGTAATCCAAGAAGTATTGAAACTGTATGTAAAGCATGAGAAGAGAGTAGGATATTATCTTGGTTCGATATACTTATACTTGTTGGAGGAGGTGGAAGACTTATTTGAATCCATGAGAGTAACTCCCAAGCGAGTGCGGCGATTCCTACAGTATTCCCGTGCTATATTTGGTATGTATGATCCCGTCCCCAAACGCGGCAAAACACGTCAAAACACCCGAAAAACACGGGTATCTAAAAAGGTGTGAAAACACACCTTTTCCTTCAAATTCCGGTATTTTGTCCTAACTGTTTATATAGAATATTTTAGGAAGAAATTCCTAATATTTTCATTATACATTATTATTATGTCCGGAAATTTTTATGATTTTAAGGTGGATCTAGTTCATTTACAAGGTATGATTATATTGAAGCGGGAAGGTGATCATTGACAACAATATAAGCAACGAAGACAAGGCGAGCGCGCAAGTGCAAGCGGCGCGGAAAACGCACATTAAAAACACAAAGCCAAGTTGGGAGTTGCTCGATGCAGCGCGGCGGACAGCGCTAGACGAAGTTGGACGGTATCGAAATCTGAAAACCAAAGCTGATGGTTGTCAATAAATGCCGATGGCAAAAAACGCGAAGCGAAGCGATTGGGTAAGCGCGGCCCACAATACATTGACAACGGCGAGTAAGGAAGTAGGAGACTAGAATAGGGACACGTCCTCCAAGGTCGGGCAGGGGTTGGATTAGCAAGCCTTGTTTTGAATGATGCGAAAGCACCCACGAGAAAGTGAGAGCGGCATTTTGGTGTGAGTAGGTCGAGCGTTGGCGTTTTATGATGATTCAAAATAAACCGCGAAGAAGATTTAATTGTGATCGGCGCGGCGGTCACGGACAGCAATCATCATGTTAGCCATGTAAGTCAATTCAGCCTGGACGTATTACAACAAGGATTCCTGATCACCGAAACGTTGAAGGCGTTATCGGATACCTGTTGAATAGGAAAAAGAAATACTTCAAATCCTTCTTGTTGAAATGAGCGCGCTTGTTTGGGCGCTCATATATCGCGGGTGGTGCCGCGGTACTGATGAGACAGCCATATAACATTTTTTAGAGGAGGTGAATTGTGTTGTTTGAGAAAAAGAATGAATTGGAAGCGATTGGAAAGGCGCGGATGGTATGCAAGCGCGAGAAGGAAGGATGCATAAGTACCATAGTGGAGTATGATGATGATGGAAAGTTTACATATGTAGTTGCTCACTATCACGAAGAGAGTGGTAGGGAGACGTCCTATGATTTTGAAACTGAACAGGACGCTATTTCTTTCCTGGACATTGTTGAGAAGATGACAGACATTCAGTTTCTGTAAGATCAATAAACCCGCGTACCCGGCGCGTAAACATTCATTTTATTTTGAGGAGATATAAAATGAGAAGTCCTGCAGATATTAAAAAGGAAATCTTTAGCAGGATAAGCGTGGATGAGAATCATATTGATTTTTCAGATCAGTACAATAAAGCAGAAGAAGAAGTCTTCAAGGATTGTACTGAGAAAGAAATCATTGCTTACAATAACATGATTTTGAATGACGCAGCAATCCTTGGTTTTGATTTTCATTAATATTTTATTTTGAGGAGGCAGAACAATGGTGGCGAAAGACATTAATAAAAAGGATATGATTAAGAAGATCAGTGAAAGTATAATTACCTATGCTGAAGAGACCAATACCAATGTAATGGATGTCTTGGAAACATTGGAGTACGATGTTTCGGAATACTTACAGGCAGAACACTCTTCAACAGAATGGTGGCAAGATGAGCATGGTAGGAGTGTTGGTCGGAATGAGTAAGTAAATGATTTAAGTCATTAATCTTAATAAGGAGGCAGAGCTAGTTAAAAAGCTTTCACGCATGAAAGCTAATGAACTGGATCAATTTGAAAAGGAGGCAGAGCATGAAACGGAAAACGAAAGTGCTTGAGTTGGTTGAGGATCGTGAGGCGCACAAGAAGCACGTGTTGAAGATGCGGCGTAAACGTGCAAGGAAAACAAAAACCAGGAAAGGAGGTGAAGGACGATGACAAAGGACGAGAGAATAGAATGCATTGATGACGCGCAGGAGAAGCTGGGTGAAGTGATTGAGTTGATTGAGAAGGCGGTGAGCGGTTTGGGTATTGAAGGTATGACGCGCGCTTATCTCATTGATCATCTCAAGATCTATCACACTAACAGTCATGGCTTTCTTTCAAACGATCCCAATCTGGATCGGCTCAGAGAGCAGTTGGAGGATTCGGATGAGGCATTGATTGATGAGAAGGAAAGCGAAGAGGATGAAGATGATTGGGATGAGGAAGGAGATGATTGGGATGAGGAAGGAGATGAGTAAGTGGCGGATCAAGCGGAGAGGCTCAGAAAGTTAGTTGAAATCAAAACCCGGATTGATAATGTGAGGAGGCAGAACAATGGCAAAGGAAAAGATGAATGCTCATGGAATCAAGATGAGCAGGATAAAGGAATGGTTGGAGAGTGTATTGATTTCCAGAGAGGACGAGATACGCGGCTTTCTCGTTGCTTTATTGGCAAGAGAGCATATGCTTATGGTGGGGCCTCCTGGTACAGCAAAATCATTGTTGGCATTGGCAGGTTGCTTGTGCATTAAGGACGCGAAGTTCTTTCAGCAGTTAATGACCAAGTACTCCACACCAGAGGAGGTAAATGGGCCGATCTCGTTAAAGGGATTGGAGCATGATAAGTATGAGCGCAAGATTGAAAACAAATTGCCGGACGCTACTATTGCGTTCCTTGATGAGGTCTACAAGGCCAATTCAGCAATACTCAATTCATTACTGCGCCAGATGAATGAGCGCAAGTTCGAGAATGGTACAAACATTCTGGACACGCCATTACAAACAATGGTGGCGGCAAGTAATGAGTTTCCGGAAGGCGAAGAGTTGGGAGCGATGTTTGACAGATTTGCTCTTAAGTACGTGGTACATTATATTGGTGACGATGATTTCTTGACACTGTTACAGATGAGCGATGTTGATCCGTCATCGGGTCCGAAGATCTCATTGATGGAGTTGGAACGTTGTCAGAAGGACGTGGAGAATAAAGTGAGTATCAGCAATGACGTGTTCCAGAAAGTGAAGGATATTAGAATTAATTTGATGCAGAAAGGAATAGTGGCGTCAGATAGGAAATGGCGTCAAGCGATCAAACTTATCAAGGCCAATGCATACCTCAATGGCAATCACGCAGTCCAAGTCAGTGATCTTATGATTCTAAAGGATGCGTTATGGAAGGAAGAAGCGCAGATTGCATTAGTAGTTGATGTGATTATGGAGTCGGTCAATCCTGCAGGTAAAGTGGCATTGGAAATTTCAAACAACATTCAATCTATATTGAATAATGCTGATTTGAAAGTCCAAACGGAATGCACTGAAGTGATTGAAAAAGTAAAAGAGCTGAGGAAGAAGTTGAGGGACGCCAAGAAACGTTATTCAAGTAGTGAGGATCTGAAGAAGCTGGAAGAATACATTCAGGACAAACTGGAAATGCTTTCAACGGTATTGGTGGAGGCGGATCAATGAAAACTGAGGACTTATATATTCGCTGTGATGATTTTGATGTAATGGCGTGTAAAGAGTCCTTGGATGAGTTTCCGGAAGCAGATATAGTGCGTGAGAATTCAACGTATGGTGATCTGGATAATATGTTGCAGGACTTTTACAGTTCGCTATACAAAGCAAATCCAGCGCCGAATAAAGGCTATTCCGGAACCGAAAAGCATTCTAAAATAATCGAAGGATTTAGAATGTCAGACAAGGCAGAAAAGATGCGCCGAGCATCTCGTATGGATCAACGTGTATCCGCCGCGGGTGCTTTGTCATTAGCAAAACAAATTATGGATAAGTTTGGAATGAATAAGAAAGGAGGCAATGAGGCAAGCAAAGCATTGGATCAGATAGCATCAGGAAAAGAAGATTTGAATGATGCAACATCTGACACAGCGGCAATGGTTCGCGTGGCAATCAATGATGCAATAAAAGAAGCAGAGAAGGAGGTTGAGAGCCTCAAGATTGCATTTGGATTGCTTGCGGGAGATAGTAAAGAGCCGTTAGAAAAGAAGAATGTTACAATGGAACAAGCGAGTAAACTTGTTGAACTCATCAAAGATAATGATGAGTTGAAAGCTATAATTGATTTGGCGGGACGATTTCGGGAAACAGCAAAGAAGACATCTCAATCAAAGTTGAGTCACGGAGTGGATGAGGTCTATGAGGTCGGCATCGGTGACAACATATCACGATTGCTTCCTACAGAGTTGGTCAAGTTACGCAATGGACGGCGCAAGGAGTTTTACTTATCATTCATTGAGAAGCGCTTGATGGAGTATAAATTGCGCGGTGCTGTTGATGATTTGGCACGTGGCCCGGTAGTTGTTTGTATGGATGTCAGTTCCTCCATGACTGCCAATCGTAGATTCGAGTGGGCGAAGGCAGTAGCGTTGATGATTCATAGAACTTGCATTATGGAAAGGAGAGACTATCATATTATCCTGTTCAATGGTGGAATAGTATTTGATAAGCAGATCATACAGAATGGTATTGTGGACGGTGAGGCATTGATGCAGTTAATTGAGTTCATGCCGCATGGAGGAACAGAATTCACTCAACCGTTGAATCGTTCGGTCAATATCATTAAGGAGTATGAGTCAGATACGAAAGCACCAGACGTGCTTTTCATAACGGATGGTTATTGTAGCATGAGCGCTGAATACAAGCGGTCATTCAAATCAATTAAAGGAAAGGAGGGCTTTGCATTATACTCGGTTTTCATTGGATCACTGTCGGGCAATGATGCAGATAAAGCAAAGGATGATCTGGCAGACATATCGGATAGTTATTGTGAAGTATTGGATAAACGTTCAAACGATACCAGTCAGTATCAAGATATATTTTCGATCTAATCGGAGGAGGATTAAAATGGTACGGACAGCAAAGGGAGTTAAGAAAGCTGCACAAGACGCAGCGCAGAATGGTAACGTTCTTGGTTACTGGGCGTATTGGGATTGCTATATGGTACGCATAACCATAAATGATTTTCAGAAGGTGGTGGAGAAGGCAGGATTTGACAAGAACGCAATAAAGGATATCCGGGACTGTAAGGCGTTCACTAGGGCGCTTAAGCAGTTGGTTGAGTCGGACACACTGACACGAGTTGAGGAGGACAGTAATAAGATTGTATATCAGATTGACAAGCACGAACTGACGAAGGCGAAATTGAGTGAACGGGTAGACAAGAAGATCAGTTTCAAGTATGAAGCAAGAATCGCAATTGATAAAGAAGCCTTGAGGGTTGGACAAGGTCCGGATGCCTTTATCATTTCAGATAACAATGAACTGAAGAAACAAATGATTGACCTATTCAAGATTACGGCGCAGACATACAGGACTGAGGACTTTCGGAAGTTCGTGAAAGATCTGTTCTACAAAGAAGCGGACTTGATTCGGATGCGGAAAGCCGGAGGTCTGTATTTCGTGCCGCCGGAAGGTAAGATTATTGGTGAGAAGATGATTAAGCTTTTTGAGATGATGCCGGGAGATGTGGCATTTGATTTCGTTCCGATGCCTGATGGTAACAACAGTAGACGGGCGCTGAAGAGAGCAATCGTGACAGAAGCGAAAGACATGATAGAAGACCTAAAGGAGAAGGTAAAGAAGTTGGATCCGGAAAGCAAAAAAATCGAGTACTCTACTGAAGTGCGTCTTAACGATGTGATGAAGCTTCGGACAAAGGTTGAGGCATACAAGATTTATTTGCAAAAGGAAGCAAAGGATCTTGACAAAGAGCTGGATAATATCACGAAAGAAATCAAGAGCGTCATTACAAAGTAAGGGGGGAGACGATGAAGATCTATATTCATACGGATAGCTACTATCCCTTCCATTTTATTTCGGACGATAGGCAGAACGCTGATTGTCTAGAGGTCGATGACAAGATCTCTAGACGTTGGAAGAGCGCCATGACTCGATTTCATAAAGTACAAAAAGAAATCGAAGAGGCCTTTGAAAAGAAAGCAAAGGCTGATCGTCCGAAAAAGAAAACGCCGAAACTATACAAGGTTGACATTCTTGAGGATTAGAAAGGAGATACTGATGGCAAAGAAAAAAGAAATAGACGGTGAACTAATTACTGAGGTAGCGGAACTGATCAAGCGGCATCAAGCTGGCGAGACCTTTCAGGCAGACATTAAGTTTCGTCTGAAAGGTAAACCGGCAGTTGATTTTATGATCATCAGCAAGTTCTGGAAGAAGTCAGAATCGGAATTGCTGAAGCGTATTGTTAAGCTTGGATTGGCAGAGTGCTATGAGGAAATGCTTTGCGCCACCAAGATCGGACGCATAGGCGCAACATATATAGCCATGCAAAAACTCAAGGACATATTTGGAGAGTAATAGGAGGCAGAACAATGAGGAGGCAGAGAACAGTATCACAGGAAAGAGTTGAAGCGTTGAAAGATGTATTTAAGAAGTTGAGGAAGCAGGGATTCCTTGCCCGTATGAATTTCAGTTGTTGCGCGAGTTGCGCTGGATTCGAACTGGCTGAGATAGCAGAAGGATTGATTGATGCGGGGAAGCGCAGTGCGGAATCAATCAAGGGCGCTGTGTATTATCACAGGCAGGACAAAGACAGTATGTATAGCAGTGGTTGGTTGCATATTCGATACTGCTCATTAACCATCAAGAAGAACAAAGAGATTGGTATTGATGCCAAGAAGATTGGTGAGGCAGTATGTGCATTGTTGAAAAATGCCAAGCTCGGTTATATGTGGAACGGGGATTCAGGTAAGACCATCCAAGTGGATATGGCAGTGCCATCAATCAATCCTGTTCCGGAGGACTGGGTAAAGAGGTTGACGAAGGAACAACTGCAGCACATCCTGATGGAAATAATTCCTGGCGTGAGATCTAAACTCGAACAGACATTCTTGAATCATGCAGAGTGCAGATCGAAAGGACAGACAGAGCCATGTTGGACATGCCGAGAGATCGCTGAGCGTCTCGGTTGCATATAAGGAGAAAGCAAATGAATAAAAAAGGGATTGGTCCATATGGTCAAGGTATTGGCGGTCCTGTTCAGATTACAAAAGATCCGGATAATCCTTCGTTTGATGTAGCATCCCATGAATCCGATACGGATAGAAGGATACGTGAAATACTAAAGCACCATCAGGAAAACTTGACAGCGTGGGAGTTGGATTTGTTGACCAATTGTTATGGAAAAGCCCCTTTAACAGAAAAACAACACATTGGAATATGGAAAATTGAACAGAGCTATTCTACCTCACTAGACCGTTCTTGATTATTTACTTAAAGCAGAAAGGAGTTATAATGTCAAGCAAACGACTACAGCAAATCATGGATCAGTTACAGCCTCAGATCAAGAATGAAACAATGGACCTTCGGATGGCGATTGCAAATAAGGCAACGTATCATGCTAGAATAGTGCACACTCCTTATAAGGTCGATTGGGATGGACAGTCGTTTTATTCAGACGACACTGGTGAGCTTGTGGATCAAGTAATTGAGTGGCTCAAAAAATCAAAAGAAGAAAGAGCCAAGAACATAATTGAAAGGCGGTAAGTCATGAAGAAGGTAATAAGTCTCATAAAGAAAGCCATACGCTTTTTAAGGGAAGAGTGGCAAGATCATGAGATGTGTTGTCATGCCAATGGCGAAAAGTTTTACCTGTTAGAGTTCATTTGGTATCTTATTCGTGATGGTGTTTGTGCTATTATTTGTAAAATCAGAGGCCATGATATTGTCATAACGGATAGTTGGTGCTCTCCGGATTCGGGAGGTGAGCATTGGGAGTGCAGACGTTGTGGTTATGGCGGAACCATTAACTATTATTGAAAGGCGGTGAAGGATGACAACAGCAACCAAAGAGAAGGCTAATGTAGAACGCAAGGATAGTTTTAATCAGGTATGCGTATGGCCCGGAACTACTCTGGGTGATTCTACTGTAGAACAGTTTGAGAAATTCTTCATGGATGAGCTTAATACTCGTATACAGTTTCTTGAGATTATCGAGACCGCTCCGGACATGGAGAATGGAATGCCTGTTGAAGGCACTGGTGGTCGCAGTGACATTTTATTTGCTGTGCATAAAGACGACATTGGGCACTTCGCTATTAAAAGGTTGGCTTATGAGATTCGTTGGATTGAAGATGTGTATGGTAATGGTTCATTGTATCCAGAACGTATAGCTGAGTATAAGACGTGGGATGCTGGTGGCCTCGAAGACGCAGAAGCAGAAGACGCAGAAGATTGATTTGATTTATTAACCTTTTACGTTTTATATGAGGAGGTGCATTATGGGTTGGTGGGGATACGGAATACTAGATGGAGATACGCCGTTGGATCGTTTGTGTGACTGGGAAGATCGTACTGGTTGTGTTGATTTATATCCATTGGAAAAAATAGGAGGGACAAAAAGAAAGAAGTTGGTTAAGTACATCAGCGAAAACAAGGATAAGTTGTTTGAGATGATGGCGCGTGAAGTCGTGAAGTATGATGATTATGGTAACCAGTATGTCAAGGTGCAGGTAGATGGTGCTGTGTGGATGGCGTCAGGTGTTGAGATGCCTGAGTGCATTAAAAAGATATGCATACGTGCAGCGGAATCTGACAAGCTGTCTGAGTGTTCTCGGAAACCGGATGAGCGTGAACGTCATATGGCAAACTACATTCAATTGATTGAGAAGTATAATGGAACTCATCCGGTGTTTGTTGATTCGGTTGGGTTACTTGAGCAAATCGCTAAGGGGATTTGTTGACCTTTTGAAAGGGGGTCGGGTAGGATGTCAGACAACATAATAGACAGAGATAAGTTGCATGAGGAACGCGCAAAGCGGTTTGAGGAAAAGGCAAAAGAATCACCAGAGTATGTAGAGAGAGTTCTTAGTAAGAGGCCGCAAAGTAATAAGTGTTACGATTGCGGTAGTCCCGGTAAGCCAGTAGTGGAGAAAGGAGTGGTTCAACGTTTGAATGGTAGAATTTGGTTTCGCTGTGTTAAGTGTAAGAAAGTTTGGAATTGAATATAGGAGGAGGCGGACATGCAATCAACACATAACTCGCTAAAAGAATTCACGAAAGAAAAGTTGGAAGAGGCCGGCGTCCCTTTGCCCGAAAGGCGCAGACACAGTAAAAAGAGGCATGGAAAATCACGCCATAAGATGTGGTATATAACTACTGAGTTATTGCCGAGAAGTCCAAATATGACTGATGCGGATATCAAACGAAAGATAAAAGCGAAGTATGGGGAGGGTATTAAGGAGGACATAATTAAACAGGCGCGGTTCATATTCAAACGAAAAGTAGACGCGGGGGAAATAATTATCAGGGGACATCATGCAAATATAAAGATAGCAATGAATCTTTATCGAGCATTGATTCCAAAAGATCGTGAAGTGTTCAAGAGTTGGATTTGCCATAACTGTCCAGAACCGGATGAATACTTATTGAAGGCAAAGGAGAAAGAGGATGAGTGAACAAGCAGGAGCAACAGAAATAGACTATACAGAAATAAGAGATGATGAAGTAAGGTCTGCGGTTTGCAGAATCATGTCAGAGATGCTGGACAATCCAGATGAATATGGCATATATCCGACATCAAGGTTTATGTGGAAGCCGAAAAGGAAAAAGAGGATGAGTAAAACAATAAAAAAGTTGAGAAGGATGAATGCCTGTAAAGAAGCAATCCAATGGATTGAATCTAAAAAATCATTAAAAGAGGCTTGGAACACTTGTGAGCGTGGGGATTGGATGCTATGGCTTTTGGGTAAAAAGGCCGGAAAGGTAGGGTCTGCCAGCCGAAAAAAATTGGTTCTTTGCGTATGTGCTTGTGCAAGACTATCTCTGAAATATATCCCAAAAGGAGAAAAAAGACCGCTGATTGCTATTGAGACAGCAGAAAGTTATGCCAGAGGTGAGCACAACGATTTATCTAAGGTTGCTAATGCTGCTAATGCTACTAATTCTGCTAAGGCTGCTGTTTATGCTGTTTATGCTGCTAATGTTTATTCTGCTAATGTTACTGCTAGTGCTGTTGCTAATGCTGTTGCTAATGTTGCTGATACTGCTGATGCCAGAAGAAAAGCATTGAAAAAATGTGCGGATATTGTAAGGGAACACTACAAACAACCGAGAATTTAATTAGAGGAGAAAGATGATGCAAGGAAAGAAGCTAAGACAGGAAGAAAAAGTATCGGAAATGGAAGATCCAATAAAACCGAAGCGATCAAGATTGAGTCGGTACGCCAAACGTCCAAAACCAGTACAGAAGAAAACAAAGAACAGAGAGATAGAAACGGAGAAAGGAAGAACAATCAAGAACTTGCCAGTGGATAAGTCTAGAAAATTGATGTCTGGGTATAAAGGCAATCTGAGAAACTTCATGTATGTTTTGAATTACTATCCATATGCGGCTTATCTGTATCCCAGAACCGGAAGGATTCGTATGTATAGTTATCTGAATAGACAGTCATTGTTATTCAGAAGGAATCCTTTTGGTAATATAATATTGGAAAGTATTCGAGGCCGACTGGAACGTATGCAACGCTTATTCAGAATGAAGAAGATTATCCGCTGGAGAAAGCGCGGTGCGGATGTCAACAGGATAGCTGAGAAGCTGAAGTGCTCGGTAAGCGATGTTCAGGAGTATCTGGGTAAGAAGCGAAAGAAAAAGAAAAGAAAGAACCGGATTACTCTAGAAGATATTCAGAAAAAATAATTAAAATATTTAGAAGTTGACAGTATTCGGGTGTATAATATAATTGTAAAATATTTGCTTAAGGAGATAAAATGCCTAATATAAGATCCGAAGCGGCAAAGAGGACTCGTTTTATTTTAATGGAGTTCATCCAACTCGGATTTCGTGTTTGTGAGCTTTATCATTACCAAGAGGATACATGTTTCTTTATTGAATACAACATAAAGTTTGGTAAGGAGCGTAGACCCAGAAAGAAGTACAAACCAAATTGCTTTGAACAGGAGTTTATATTCAGGCAATTGGCACGGCAATTTGACATGAACGAAATCGAGACTAAAATATACGAGTATAATTTGAATGAGTATTTAAGGTTGATCGGAAACAGAAATTAAAAATAGAGCTGGTTCATTAGCTTTCATGCGTGAAAGTTTTAAGATAGAGCTAGGTGATTAGCTTTCATGCGTGAAAGCCGGGAATGGGAATAAGAAAGGATTCAATGGTATGACAGAGGATGAGAGGCGGACGGTGGACAGGGCGTGTCAGATTGTCTTGTCGAAAAAGAAAAAGAAACATGATAAAGATTTGTATCAACAGCTCTGGCTTGAGGTATTGGAACGCCGATTGCTTGAGCGTCACAAACCTAAGAAATCAAACCTGGAAACATATTTAGTTTTCTGTATGATGCGCGCTTATCTCAGGCATACCTACAGAAAACAGAATGTCTTTGAACGAGGGATGCTGACCACTGGAAATCCCAGCACTGCTTTTTGTGAGGACATACAGGTCAATTCTTGGGATCGTTTGGCTTGGGTTGAGACAGTAGATATCATTGACAAATATGGAAACATGGAAACTGAACGGTATAAGCTTGAAAACATTTCTGGTACATCATTGCACGGGGAAAGGAGAGTGATGAATATATCCAGTGCATGATGGATAGGGGCGGTTGTCAATATTTATTATTATATTTTTATAAATGGAGGAGACTGTAATGGCAACAAAGAAGAAAGTTGCAAAGAAAAAGCCGGTCAAGAAAACAGCGAAGAAGAAAGTTGCAAAGAAAAAGACGGTCGTGAAGAAAACAGCAAAGAAGAAAGCAAAAAAGGAGAAGGAAGATATCGATCTGGAAGATATCGATGACGAAGAAGAAACAGAAGAAGAATTCGATGACGATTTGAGTGGGTTGGATGATGCCAATGACGATCTTCTGGACGATGAGAATCTTCCTGACGCCGCAGTGGACGAAGATGAAGAAGAATCTGATGGTGATGAAGAGTCTGATGGTGATGAAGAGGAGGAAGAAGAAGAGGAAACACCTCCACCCTCAAAATCATCAGCGAAGAAGAAAACAGCGAAGAAGAAATCCGCGAAGCAAAAAAGTGCTGGTAAGTACGAACCGGATACAATCGTTGAAGTGAAGATTTCCGATATTCTGAAAACCAGCACCAATCTGAGAACCGACACAAAGAAGTTCCAGGATCTAATGAGCGCCATCAAAGAGGAAGGCGGCATTATAAATAAGCCTACCATTAACACCAAGGGAGAAATGGTGGATGGCGAGCGCCGTGCTACTGCCTGGAAGAAGTTGGGACACAAGACAATCCTGGTGCAGGTAGTAAAAGATCGGAACTCGGAGGGTCAGAGATTTATGTCATCATTGATTTCCAATGATGCACGGGAAGATCTCAATGAGTTTGAACGTGCTGAGGCATACAAAAGGGCTTTGTCCAAGAAGTATGTAAAGAGTCAGCGTCAGTTGGCTCTTATGGTGGGACGTTCAGAATCTCGCGTGAGCAGTACATTGTCCTTATTGGACGATGCCAAGATGGATTCCAATGTACGCGATCTTCTGAAGAAGGAGAATGTCAGCGTAAGTGTTGCCCAATCAATTATGAAACTGCCGAAGGGAAAGCAGAAAGAAGCGGCAGACAAAGCCAAGAAGGGAAAAGTCAAATCAGCTGGAGGCAATTTCTTTGCCAGCATTCCTTCAATGGAGCTTCCGGATGACGTGTCGGTTAAGGTATCCGGTGACAGCGTTATAGTGACGCTCAAGATCAGCGAGAAAACCAAAACAATGAAAGGCTTTGACGTGCGGAAAGAGATCGTGGCTATGGCGAAACAGGTCAAGCCGGATGTCAGTGATCTGATTCGTTTGGCGCGCAAGGAAGTCACTGGCGGTTAATCCAAATCTGAAACAGTAACAAAGAGGAAACAGAAAATGGCGGATCGTCATTGGACTTCTGCAGAGCAGAAAGTAATAAACAAACTACAGACCATATCGAAGGTCCGCCTTTTTCAAGATCTCAATGAAGCAACAGTTGAGGAGTTTGGAGAAAAAGTTTATGAGGTCATATCGGCCCATTCTCGTGCAACAAATATTCTCAACTATGTTCTTAAGCATAAACAATTGGCGGAACACAAATATGAGGATAAGAAATCAATATTAAAAATAGGACGCGAGGTTCTTCTTCGTGAGCATAAAGAAATACGTTTGAAGCATACGAAGAGAGAGAAGGAAGACATGGCTGATTATTTGATGAGAGGGGAGGTGCGAGAGCTGGATGAGCTGAAGATGGCGCTATCGAAATTAAAAGCGCTTGAAGAAATGGCAAGAAACATTGTTAAGGATTGTGAGATACGGAAGCAAGGATCAACACAGCAAATAAAACTGTTTTGCAATCTTCATAATATAAGCTGGTCGGGCGGTGAGTTTTCAAATTGAGCTAGTCGATTAGCTTTCATGCGTGAAACCTTTTGAACCAGGAGGATTTGAAGTATGGCACGGAAAGTGGATTATGGTGATGACAGTGCAGTCGGCACCTATACGAAATTCTACAAAGCAAAAGTAGGATTGGTGGATCGTATTCGATTGCTCACGGCGCGTCCTGTTGTCTATGATATGCACTACAACAAGATCAAAAACAGAAGCGTCCGTTGCTCAGAGGATGAGTTCTGCGCTGAATGCCCACTTGGGGATGATTCTCCGGTATCCCGCAAGTTTGGTGCAATGGTGGCTTTGGTTGGCCAGCTCAAGGAACAGGATTATCATGCACGAAAGGCTTGGAAGCCTGTGTATGATGAAACAATAGAAGAGGGCAAATCAAAGAAGGAGAGAATCGGTCGCATTATGAAATGGGGCTACGGCCCTGACAAGATGAGGGCGCTCAATGAAGCAATCAAGACATTCGCCAGTGAACACAATATATCAATTGAGAAGGCGCGTAAGATTTGCCTCTCGCGTGATTGGGTGGTGACCTGTGCGGATGAGCAGAAGCAAAAGCTCACGCTCATCCCACTGCTCGGTGAACGTTCAATGGTCGCGAAGAATGAAGCATTCACCAAGCGATATAACAAACACAAGAACGACATGGAAGAGTTCTTGGATCGCGAGCTTGAACGTCTGCGGAAGGACAGTGACACCGCACCGGAGGAAGGCGAAGACTTCTTTGAGGATGACGAGATGAAGGATGATATGGATATGGACGATGAATCATCATCCAAGAAAAAGAAAAAGAAAAAAGCTTCAAAGAAAAAGAAGAAGTCGGAAGAGGAAGAGGAAGAGGAAGAGGATGATCTCGAGGAAGATGCCGATCTAGAAGACGAAGAGGAAGAGTTGGAAGAAGACGAAGACGAAGAGCTGGAGGACGACGATGAGGAAGAGTCCGAAGACGAAGAGGAGGAGGAAGACGAAGAAGAAACAGAAGAAGATGAGGACGAAGAAGAAGAAGAAGAGCTTGATGACGACCTAGAGCTGGATGATGAGGAAGAGGAAGAGGAAGAATCGGATGATGAAGAAGAGTCGGAAGATGAGGACGATCTCGAAGAAGACGAAGAAGACGAAGACGCTCTAGAGGATGATCTCGAGGATGAAGAGGAGGAAGAAGAAGAAGAGGAAGAGCTGGATGATGACTTAGACGATGATCTCGAAGAAGAGGAAGAAGAACCAGCTCCGACACGAAAGAAGAAAGCAGCAAAGAAAAAGAAAACGGCCAAGAAGAAGGTTGCGAAAAAGAAAGCCGCGAAGAAGACAGCCAAAAAGAAAACAGCAAAGAAGACGGCGAAGAAGAAAACCAAACGCGGCAGAAGATAAACATGATTCTTTTACTTGATCCGAGTTTTACTCTCACAGGCTATGCCGTACTCGACAAGGCAAAGAAACCGATTGCCGCTGGTTGGATCGAGACGAAGAAGGCCAAGAATAAAAAGATACGTGTATCTGAGGACGATATGGACAGAGCTCGTTATCTTGGTATGCGCTTGTTACGTGTCATCGACAAGCATAAGATTCAAGGCCTATGCATTGAAGTTCCGACTGGATCCCAATCGGCATTGGCATCGAAAGGGCTGGGCATTGCGAAGGGATGCGTAGCAACGGTAGCAGAGGCGCGTGATTTGCCTTGCACATATCGCACGCCACAGGAGATCAAGAAGATCGTTGCTGGCTCTAACAATGCAAGCAAGTTGCAGATCGAGAAGGCGGTGAAGAAGTTCTTTCATGTAAATGTGAAGGGCAATGCCAAACAGCGAGAAGCGCAGTATGACGCCTTGGCGGTCGGCATAGCCTGCTGGGATTCGGATTTGATTAGAATCTTAACTCAAAGGTAAATGATGGCAAAGAAAAAGAAAAAAGGTAGTGAGTTTGATGGAAAGACTGAAGCACAAGTTTTGGAATTGCTGAATAAGAAGTATCAGAATGCTATCATAACTGAGCGCAAACGCTATGATTTTTATCCATCGGGACTGGCGCAGTGGGATGCGTTCCTGGGTGGATTGCCCCGCGGAACAATCATGGAGATATTTGGACCGGAGGAGTCAGGGAAGACTACATTGGCATTGGAATTCGTTAGTGCGTGTCAACGTGCGGATCCAACAAAGAAAGCGTTGTATTTGGATTATGAGGATGTCATTGACCTGGGATATGCCGCCAACTTATGCGATATATCAAGGAAGCATTTCTTGTTATCGCAACCAGAGAGCTTGGAACAGGGCTGGAATCTAACGATTGATGCATTGGGCAGTTTGCCAATATCATGTGTTGTTATAGATTCTATTGCCGCAATGGTTCCGGAAGCAGAGCTGATGGGAGAGGTTGGCGATCATCATATGGGCGTGGTGCCGAGAAAGATCGGACAGGCCCTGCGGATGACGTTGGGGCTCATCCGCAGAAAAAAGATAGTTGGTATTTTTATCAATCAAACAAGAATGAAGATCGGTGTGGTATTCGGAAATCCTGAAACGACACCGGGCGGTCAGTCAATAAAGTTTCGGTCAGCCATCAGAGCACGGTTGAGCAAGAGTGGTAGTGATGCTAAACGAGTACGCGGATTCGAGAACAGCGAGTTCGTTACGTGCAAGCTACTCAAGAACAAGATATCGGGAAGAAAGAAGAGCTTCAATTGGTTGGTGACGCCCAATATTGGAATCGAAAAAGAAGAGGAGATGTTGAGGGCGGCAGTTGACTATCGTGTATTCGATGAAAAGACCGAAGGAAAAGGGAAGGGATTTTATTATAAAGGTAAGAACATCGGAAGTACGAGACTGGAGGTATGTAGTAGCGTATTGAGAAAGGAAAAGAATAAGAAGTTGATTCTTGATGCAATAATGGAATAGAAAAAACGCGAGCTGTTCGGCCTCCTCCAAACAGAGCATCTCGCATAAGGGCTGGGTGGTTCCGGGTAAATCATCCAGCCCACTTTTTATCCTTTAGATTTTAGGGAGGAGAAGAAAATGAAATTCCCGATAGTAGGAAATCCAATAGAAGCGCAGTACCCTGTCACTATTCCTGAGCTGTCTAAGTTCTTGGGAATACCTTATGGTCGTCTCCAGATGAACGTGTTCAAGCTTCTGCAGATGAACGTTGAGTTGGTATTGAGTGAGGGGACCTATATCATACTGCCGGAGGGAGTTATTAAAGTTTGTGAGTTCTTCGCGCAGAAAGAAAAGATTGATCTCAACAAACGGCGGAAGGAATATTACGGCGGTACCAAGACACGGGTGCAGTAATGGACAATGTAAAGATTAAAAACTATCGATCATTAAAGAACATTGAATTAGAGATGGGCGGAATTAATGTCATCTTCGGTGACAGTGATTCTGGTAAAACCAATTTCTTTCGTGCTCTGCGTGATTTTGCTTTCAACACTCGCGGTATTGATTTCGTTACTCATGGTGAGAAATCATCTATGGTTTCTATTGATAATAAAGTGAAGTGGGAAAAAGGAAAGGGCATAAATAAGTACACGGTTGGCAAGAAACCATTTACCAATGTTGGTCAATCGTGTCCTGAAGAAGCCTCTGACGTGCATGGATTGAAAGAGATAGATTTTGGTCAGAAGGTGGTCAAGCGCCTTAACTTCATTGATCAGTTTGAATCTCACTTTATTGTTTCGCAAAGCGAGCAGGATTCAGCGAAGATAGTGACATCATTGATTCCCGGTATCAATATGATCCTGGAAGGCTCACGTCAAGCGGTGCTCAAGTTGCGGCATCTGAAACAAGATCAAGACATGCTTGAGAAGCAAAAGGCGGAGTTGGATATTGATCTTGAACCATTGCCGCGTTTGACAAACATAAGAGAGAAGGCCACTGAGATTGACAAGAAGTTGGTACAAATCCAAAGTAAGAGAAAACGATTGAGACAACTTCGTGCAATACGCGAATTATTAAAAAGACATCGTGAGGATTCAATAAGGATCAAGACGCTGATTGTATCCTTGGGCAAGTATATTATTGATGCGGCGAGTATAATTGGTAAGGCTCGTCAGTTAAGCTCCATCATTGAGGCAAAAAAGAAAAGTGATCAGCTTGCAGAAGAATTCCAATTCACTGGGGGAGTCATAGGTGGATTGGCTTTAGTATTAGAAAACTTTGAGACATTGAATAAACAGATTGAGCACTTTTCAAGACTGCAATCTATAAGTGCCAATCTTACAAAAGGACGCCAGAGACAAATATTCTTAAAGAAAGAACTGAATGATTGTACCGAATCCTTAGAAGCAAAGATCGGTGCTGTATCAGAGCTGGTGCAGAAGCAAGGAATATGTCCTTTGACAAAGAAACCATTTATTGATGTATGCAAAAAGTATCTGGTGGAGGATATGGGATTATGAACCTAGGATTCTTTGGCGATCTACATTATTCAATCCGACCACCGGCACGGCGCTCAGAAGATTATGGTGATCAGCTATTGGCAAAGCTGGAATATATTCAAAGCGCCAGAAAGAAAGTGCGAGTATCAGATTTATTCAGCACTGGTGATTGGTTCCATAGAAAGCTACATCATTCTTATTCATTTTCTGAGTTGAATAAACTGCTCGGCTGTTTGAAAGGTCGGATTTATTCTATTATTGGTAATCACGATATAACAGGCTACCAGGTAAAGAGTGAGCGCTACAAAGCCATCGGCGCTTTGTTGCGTTCTGGCAAGGTGAGATGGCTGGACAAGAAGCCCTACATAAATGATCTGGTTGAGATTCGCGGCGTCAGTTACAAGGCAGGATATAATGCAATCGACAACTTCACTGAGTCGCGGTTCACAACGGAAGACGGACAGCTCAGAATATTGATTACTCATGCGGCATTATTCAAGAGTCGTCCTCCTTATGATGATCATATCCTCCTGAGTGATTTGAAGAAAGCAGCAAAGAAAATAGAACCGGACATCATTATCAATGGACATGTCCACAGTCCTGATTTCTTCGTTGAGGAGTATGTACCGGGTAAGTATGTATTTCAGTTGGGAACGATTGGTAGAGATTCAATTGATCTTAAAAAGTATCAGCCGCGATTTTTAATATTGAGAGTCACCAATGATAACTGGACACATAAATGGATGAGGATACCAATAGAGAAGGATGTATGGGTAGCAGAGGCTGATGACGTAATAGACGACACCGAAGAAGAGATAAAGGCATTGGCAGAGGAGATCGTGGAGGAAGGGCAAGAGATGAATGTCAATGATCTGGATGATCTGGTGGATTTGGGTATCAAGAAACTGGGACTCAAAAAGAAATACAAGGATTTCAGGCTGCATAACAAAGTAACAAGTCTTATGGAGGTGGAGCGATAATGGGATTCCAAGAACGGTATAACGAATTATGCGATAAAGTTGAGAGTGCTAAGACGCGCAAAGCTCAACTTGAGGGTCGGCTTGGCGAAGTCGAAAAGGGATTGAAGGAGTGCAATGCAACGCTGAAGAAATTCAAAGTCGGTGAAAAGGATTTGGATAAGAAGATAGCAACGGAAGAGAAGACGTTGCTGAAGGAAATCAAATCCTTGGAAAAAGGGATTGATGATTTGATGAAGCAGGCGGATGAAGAACTGGTCGAATCCGAAGAGGTCGAAGAAGAAGAAGAGGACGATCTTTTGGATGAGGAAGAAGATGAATAAGATTGGCGACAGAATAAGAACAGCAACAGATCAGCTTGACAACGTGGTCACGCGCTTGGATGAAATGTTATTTCATCTTCATCAAAAGGTCAAAGAGCGCGGTAGGATTGTTGAGGAGCAAGAACGTCTTGCTGAGGATGTTGAATTGACTAATGATGCTCGCCGCGTACTGGAATTGATTGGAGAGTTAAAGCGCGAAGAAGCGAAGCAGAAGTTGGAACGCATAACAACCAAAGCGCTTCGGTTAGTATTCAATCGAAAGGATTTGGAATTCAGATTGACTTTTGATATGAAACGAAACGTTCCGGTGGTTATAGCGTCCTTGGTTTCAAAGTTTGGTACTGAGGATATGGAGACGTCTATCAAGGATGGGCATGGGGGAGGATTCCGAGATGTCATCGCTTTTGTTCTGCAGGTATTGGTCTTGTTATGGTATAGACCGAAGCAAGAACCTTTCATCATATCAGATGAAGGATTCAAGCATACCAGTCGAGCATTTCTGCCGAACTGTGCCAGTCTGGTTAAACAGCTTCACGATAAAACAGGAATCCAATTCGTTCTCATAACTCATAAGGACGAGTTCTTGGATATTGCGGACAAAGCATATGAGTTCAAAAATAAGAAAGGCTTAACCAGAGCTGAGGAATATAAGAATGAAGTATGAGGATTATTTGCAAATAGATACTAAAGAACTCATGGATCTGCTCAAAGAATCATTTGAGGATGGGTTATACGAAACCAATAAGCAATTGAAAGAAGGGAATATTGCGGCGGGAAGGAGAGCACGAAAGCATCTGGGTAAAGCAATGGCAATGATCCGCGCACTCCGAAAGCATGTATCTACCAGAAACAATGAAATAAGGAATAAGTAAGGAATAGTAAAATGAATCTAAATGGAATTGCTGTTGATGCTTTTTATTCTATGTATGGTGAGACGGAGTTGTCAATTCATCTGATGGAGCGAAGACCTTTCACCGATTGGCAAGATGTTCAAAACAGAACGAAGATCAAGTATGCTCAGATTGAAGAGATGCAGAAACGTGGATTCACGATAGCGCCGGTACCACACAAGAAGGCAATGACGACTGACAACTCAATGGCGTTTATGAGGAACGCAGATCCAGAAAAGCAGAACGTACTCAACCGGGATAAGTTTCGTTTACCATAAGGAGCTATCATGGGTACTAATTATTATTGCACGTTTGATCATTGCAGTAAATGCAAACGCCACGAGCATGAGCATATCGGTAAGCTACCAATGGGCTGGACGTTCCTGTTTCATAGTATAGAACATCGGAAACTAAAGTCATGGAGACAGTGGAAAGCGTTTTTGAAAAGTAAGTCGGACGTTGAGATCACGGACGAGTATGGACAGGTATTATCAGTAGATGATTTTATAAAAATAGTAAAGGAATCAAATACTATGGAGAGGCGTGAGCATTCTCATAGAGAATTCTTGAAAGATGCACAATCCTCAGATCATTGGGATGGTGAAGGATTCATATTCAGTGAAGGAGATTTCTGTTAATACTTTCCCCCCAGGTCGGGGATTTTCGACTTCCCCCAGAGAGCCTAGTGCTCTTCATCCTTTTGCCCCGGCCTGGGTTTTTTATTTCAGGAATGAATTATGAATGTACTGATACTATATGCCCATCATTCGAGACACGCTTATCTAGAGTTCTTCTTGCGTTCATTGTGCGGACGCAGTACGCAAGTTCCGTATACTACTTATATCAGCAATCCTATTTCTACTAAGTACGATCTACCAGATGATCTTATGAAAGCCACGTACTGCAGAGAGATCAAGACGATTAATATGGGAAGGGATTTTTGTATATGGTCGCAGATGCTGGAGGAAGTAAATGAAGGAATTATAAACAAGCATACTCATTTATTTTTCATCAATGATACATGTACCGGTCCTTTTTGTGATCATTGGTTGGAACGCTATAAGACAATTTTTGAACATGAGACAAACATAGGAATAATAGGACCGACCATATCCCCATTGCATATACACAAGTTTCCAGAATGGCATGTGCAGACGTATTGCTTTATGATTCCACTAACGATCTTCAAAGAGTTGAGAGATCGCTTTTTTATTGTCAGGGATTTGGACAGGGAAGAATCGATAGAGCTTGAGGTAGGATTATCTCAAACATTATTAACCAAGGGGTATCATCTGGCGAGTACTGCGTCTATCAATTCACGAGTAGCGCAAATGGACGAGTTCTCGGAAGCCAAAAAGCATAGACGTTGTTTAATTCACCATGAGCCCATAGAGCCTCATGAGTTGATCTTTTCAAAGTATACTAATCCGCGGACAGGTCCGGTAATGCAAGAGATGGTATTTCCAAATATTATCAGATAAGGAAAGCATGATTAACTTGATTAATGGTCCCAAGGTCGCTGTTGTTATTTGTTCTTGTCTTGAACTGCGTCCATGGGAGATAAAATACTGTAAAGCGGTAATAGACTCTTGGATGTTTAATAACCTGGAAGTAATATTGGCAGTGAGTGGCAGATCATTATTTAGCCATGACCATATTGCTCATAACAGGTACCATACTGTTATATGGACCACACAGAATAGGGGTCAGCATTTAGGAGAGCAGGACAATATCAATGCCGGCATTGCTTGTGCATATCTTAATAAGTTCGATGTGGTATTAAAAGTCAATGCGGATACATGGTTTCTTGACAACAAGAAAGTTCAAAAGCTGATCCAGGATTTTTGGCAAGCGGCTGATAAGTGGTATTGGGGATTTGATCATTGGGGTCCGGCAACTTGCAGTACTGATGTATTTCTTATCAAACCAAAGCAAGTGTTTGATATGAAGATCTTTCCTTTGTGTATGCATGAGTATACCTTTGAAGGAGAGTTCTGGCAGCATTTTTCTGCAAAGAGTTGTGTTGACAGAATGATAATAGTGAAGGGCCAACGAGAGAGATCATTCTCGAGAGAATGGAGCTTTGTTGCGTACCATGATCTTCAAGATAATTTCAAGAAAGCTAAAGAGCTCGGTTTTGATGCCATTGTGGAAGTTCTTAAAACGTTGTAAGGAGGAGACTATGTCTCGAAGAAAAAGAAAGAAGTCGTATGCAAGACAACGCTTGGAAGAGAGGCGCAAGGCGCGTGGGGACAATACGCCTATCCTCAATCAGAAAGATCCGCTTGCGGGAAAGGACATCGAGATTGAGGACGATGAGGAGATCCAAGACGATACTTACGAACCAAACGCGGAAGAGTATGATGATGAAGAGGAGGAGGAGACGGAACAGTCAGATCCGAAATCAAAACCTGAAAGGACGACACCTGAAACCAAGCCGGCGAAAACCAAGCCGGTGAAGAAGACGATTGCGGATAAAGAGATCGAAGACCTGGAACCTGACATCGTTCAATCGGTCAAGTGTGGGTCATGTGGTAAGTTGTTTGCAATCGATTCTCCAAGCTTGTTGGTGTTCAAAGGAATCATCCAGTTTGGCGTGGAGAAAGGATCATTCAGATTAGACTCATCCAAGGAAGCGTCGGTAATGTGTGTTGATTGTTTATTGGATTATCCCAATACTATTGAACAGGTACGCGAAGAGGACGAAGACGAAGCAGAGGGAGAATAACATTGAAGTTATACGCTTTTTATCCTGAGGGGCACGGGCCTTTATCATTTTTTGTCATGGCAAAGGATGAGCATACTGCCAAGACAGAAGTATGTGCTTATATTGAGAAGCATTGCAAAGAAGGGAAGATTACCGGTTATGATTTTGAGGGCAAGTATGCAATAGTGAAGGCCAATGAGAACGAAGTATTGGTTAACAATAACTGTTAGTGCCGTGGTTTTTATAATGCGCCCTAGAAATCAGATCGTATTTTATTGTCCTTTATGCTCAAAAGGTCTTTTCAAAATACCCAGAACTGGGATATGCGGAACGTGCAGAGAAAAGAAAAAGCAAGCAAACAAGACAAAGCGTGCGGCAAAGACTAAGTTGGACGTTTGGCGTTATTGTACTATATGCGGAAAAACATTAAGTGAGTATGATAAAAAGATAGGAGTTGCAACTCATAAGAATTGTTGGAAGGCATGGGTGGACAATGAACGTTCCAAACGATTTCATAGCTATGAGAGAATGAATATCTATGATAACCCAGAGAGAGATGAAGAGCTACAAGAATCTCCAATCCAAGCTGAAGAAAACGAACTCGGATCTGAAGTCGAGAGTTTTGCAGGGCGAGGAGATTCAGGAAGGACCATTGAGTGCCTTGGTGAGTCATGTGATAAAGAAGACACCGAATTGGAAGAAAGCATTTCTGAAGATAGCAAGCAAGAGGAGTGTGGATCGATTGATGAAAGCAACGAAGAAGACGGAGTATGATATTTTGTTTGTTGACAAGAAAGAAAAGTTGGTTGGTATATTTGATAAGGAAGAGGAGGATGAGTAAAAAGCGCTACTTCACATTCATTCCATATCGGAAACCCAATCGGAATAATGAACTCACGGATATAGAGGGCGTGTCCTTTGATTCTGATACTCCCATTCCTCTTCTTCGGCACGATCCGGATGATAATTTAGGACACTGTAAGTTTCGTGGTTATGAACGCGAGACAGTCAAGCTGGAAATCTTTCCAAAGGATAAAGAGTCAGAGAAGTTTCTGAATTCTATTTCGGTGGATATAAAACATGTTACCAAGTTCTGGTTTGATCCAGAGCTTGTTATTCTTATAGAACCCCTTCGTTCCAATTTAGAAAAGGAGGATGAAGAATGAAGTGGTTGTTTACTGGTTTGAGTTTTATTGACATGGCAGGACGGGCAAGGGCCATCGGAGCCATGAATGGGTTATCCAAAGCGGATAAACATCCTGAGTTCAGTACATTGTTGGATTCAAAAGAATTCAAGAAAACGAAATCAGGACCGACCAGCTACTTGAGTATGGATAACATGAAGACGGCAATCGATTGGGCTGATGCTGTATGTGATCTCAGCGGATCATGCAAGAAGCCGATGGAGAAGAAGCCACTCATCGAGATGGTGCGAAAAGCAGGGAAGCCGTTTGCGTGGATGTGCCACAGCTTTGATGAGGACTTCCCGGATGAGTTGTTGCGGGGCACGGTAAATATAGCGCGTGGATATCGTGCAGCGGATGCGGTGAAGAAATTGACAGGAGTATTTCCAGCGATAGCGACAGACATGAGCGTACTGGTTGATCCTGTGAAATGGGCGGAAGAACCGTATGACCGTGTATATGTCACCGGCCCCAATCATGTTGAAAAGGACAAAGAGTCTTATAAGAATGAACGTTCAATCCAGATCGTATGGGATAAGAGAATCGAAAAGAAGCTTCCAATTACTCAGTTTGATGGATCAGTGGAAGAGGCATTTGGATTGATCCAAGCAACCAAGAAGGTATATGCGGCACGCTATGTACCGATATCTGCTGGAATGTTGTTTGACAGGGAAGTGCATATTGAGCGGCATATGGATGAGTCAATTGAGGACCTGATTGACTTCGGAGGATTCAATCAAACGGATCTCAAGAATCATGCATTGATTGCCGTTGAGGAGATAAAGCGATATATGACGCGCCAGGGCGTCCGGTTTCCCAAGAAATGAGGTATATGTCAGGGCGCAGATCATGGCGCGATATACGCGATATGACGAGCTCTGAGAGGCATATTTAGGACAGGTATTCGCGTATATCGTCAGATCCTCACGATATACGCTCTAATATGCGGAAAATACTGGAAATTACCTGTCAAATCCGCTCTATTTCGAGCAATATGAGTGATATGTCATGGGACGGTATTCGAGGCGCTCAGCGCGGTGATTTTCGGTTATATGCACAAAACT